TGGTCCATCATAGTGTCCAACGCTTGGTCCATCATAGTGTCCAACGCTTGGTCCATCATAGTGTCCAACGCTTGGTCCATCATAGTGTCCAACGCTTGGTCCATCATAGTGTCCAATGACAATTTGTTTGCTCTACTAAAGGAGTATCCACCTACACATTCTTTGAGTTTGATATATGTTGGTCCAGAAGGCACAACAAGTTCACATACAACGAATTTACGCATAATGAATTCACAATTGTACAGATATGTTGATCCATTTGGCGTCTTAGGTTATGAACAGAAATTCAATCGTATACTAGACATATTTGAAGTCATATCACGCCTATACAAAATGAACGAAAACGTACACAGGTTCGTTTGGGACTTACACAGATACTATAGTGATAGAATGCATGATATACTGAAAAAGTACGGTTTTAACCCTAGTAACATAATTAGTTCGTTTCCTGACGGCTTACTCGACGTGGATGCCACGTTGAAACACCGACTTCAGTCGGCAATGAAGACATTGACAAGTTATTGGTACTAATGTTGAAATGGCGTGGGTTGCATTGATACATTTCAATATTTAAGTTTATCAATCCGACCGAGGTGAATAATATGCATGGTTACAAATGTAAATACTGGATTGACAAAGACTTAGACTGTATGTACATACCATATAAGGCAATACCTGGAGAACTATTAATGCTAAACGTTACAAAAGGCAATAGTAAAGTAACTAATCTAGAAGAACCCAAAAAAATCTTTCCATTGTATTCTGAGGAACCGTTAGAAGATACGCCAATTAAGATACCAAAAACAGCAAAGTTAGATTGTAATTTCGAGATAGTGTTCAAATGTAAGCCAACGCCTGGAGAACCAATTTTGTACTTAACTAACAGTGACTGTATATCTGAAATACATTGTATAAACGGTACTGTAGCGTTTTCGCATTACTTGGAACAGATAGCGTACATGGACTATACAACGTACAAAATGTCAGACAATGAGGTGTTTACAATCCGCCTTACACATTATCCGGCAACAAATTGTCATAAGTTACTTCATAGGGTTGGCCCAATAAAAATCGCAAAATACTTTGAAAGTGATGAACCAGATTGGACTATTCAATCAACGACAAGTACACTTGAGCAACTATATGTAATTCCACATCCGGACACATACACTATTCACAGAATAAATCCAAATGACAATGATCTACAAATTGTATTGGTACCTAAGCGTGAGTTAGCAACACCTACTGAAACCGTCATTAAAATACCGTTACAAATTGTACGTAAGTATGTAAACGTAGATACAGATAACCAAAAACTATTATTGACGCTAGTACCTATAAGTTTATGAGGTGATAACATGCAACTACAAGTAGTAAACCTTAGTACAAATGAAGAATTGCCATATTGGATTGAGCAATTATGTACACCAATATTATGGACTAAAGTGACGGTTGACGCCAAAGACTATGTAACTATACAAATTCAACAAAATGGCAGTCAAGAACAAGATCCATCTAGTGTTTTTGAAGCGTTTGTAACATCAAATGGTAATGATATCAGTTCCTGTATTTGTACCTATGAAATCAAAAACAAAACAGATGGGTTTACTGTAACATTAAGGACTAAAAGTACAAACCTAAAAAACGGTGATTACATACTAGGTGTTAACGCTTACGATTTCGACTACTTAAACATAGTAACTACTAAGAACATGGGACATTTGGCATTTGGTTATAACCCAGAGTTTGATCATTATGTAGCGATAACAGATATAGAACCACCATATGATGGACTTTATAACATTTCAGTTATAGAGTACGATACAATTGACTATTTTGCTACTGTAAAAGACATAAACAACATTGTGTATACGAAATACCATTATGAGGAAAGGGAACCAGAACTATCAGCATGGACAGTAAAAACTAAAGTACCATTCGAATACATGTACATAACTAAACATAATCCATTGTACGTAAAAGATATTGTAAGACAAGGTAATACTATGATAGTAAAAGTCTACAATGTGGATGATATTGAGTATAGTGCTCAGATACGTATTCCATTGCCATCAGATTGGTAATTTTTCATTTTCTTGTTTGCATTGATACATTTCAATATTTAAATTCACAAATGCGACCGGTGATAATATGTACTGCTTATTCGTATACAAAGAATTTATTGTAGATACAAATTCGGGTTATAATGATGGATGTTATAATGATTATGATTGTAGTGAATATGGCAATGATAATAGTAACTTAACACTTAGTCCCTATAATACAGAACTTTTGATTAGTGGCCCAGATAAGTATGTAAGACGGTTCATTCAGATGCTCGCTACCGTGTTCAAAATGGTTGCAACAGAGCATATTGATAACGGTTACATTAGGAAAGCCGTCATTGGATACGAAGACGTTACAAAGGTGTTTCCAGACGACCTTGATGACGGTGTAGAACTATTTGTCTGTAACCCCAAGTTTCCATGTAAGTTACCACATCAGATACCAATTGATAACAAAATCATATTTGAAAAAGCCGACTGGGAACCCGACTATGAGGCGTATTTGAAAAGACGTGTAACGTTGGATATTGATAGGCGTGAGTTAAGTTCAGTTTTGTCCAACTATGAAATCACGCCCGTATACAAATATGGTGATCCTGATTATGTATCATACCACGCCAGGAAATACGTTTCAAATCACAGAGAGTACTATAACGCCATAAAGGAAAAAGTACAACTATGTGCTCAAGGAATAGCTGATATGAACCACTTCTTACACAGTTACATCTATGGTGCTTGGGATGTTTTGTTCAATGAGAAATTAGAAATCACAAAAGCGTCACTTTTGTCCACAAAAGAGCATGTAAGACATGGTTTCCATGTAAGTTACCACTATGAAAAAGGACATGATCTCTTGAAACCCATCTATGAGACAAAAGTATACAGAATTGATAGACAAGATATTCTGAACATTATACCATCAAGATACCATTTACTATGTAAAATCAGTACGAAATACATTTATGTTTCTACAGATAACAAGACTTTAACCATATATGGAAGATACCACCCATATGCATATACTACAGATAAACGCTTATACGCTCTCAATACTAATCTCAACATATAATCCATCAATCTTACCTTATAACCCTTATTTCCATGAAAAACCCTTTATTTTTAGGAATTCACATATCCAGTACATTAGGTATAGGATAGACTTCGAAAACAGGTAAAATCACTGAGATTTACTAGTAAAACCAAATGACAAACGTTGCATTGGTACATTTAAGTGTACCAATATACGCCCGAACACGAAATTGTACACAACCATGCATAACCATACTGTGAAACGACATTTGTCAGTTTATCCATCCCAATATCCACCCCAATATCACGTCCTTTATTACCATTGTTATTGACATTACCACTCACCCCAACATTTTTAATCGCAGTTAAAACCTTGGAAGTGCCTAATCTAAATTTACCAGTTTTACCAATACCAGTTTTACTAATACCAGTTTTACTAATACCAATTATACCAATTACCTGTAACAATAAACCATAAACTGAAGATCTATTGATATTGACATTGATATTGGTACTAAGGCTAATGTCAACACAGTATACAGTTCTACCATTATTTTCATTGTACATATATCTGATACCCTTAATACCTCTTGTATAAAGCATCTTGAATTCAGCTAAAAACTGATCTCTAATGGCGTTGTCAATGGAATATAGTTCTAAGTCCTTGTATTCTGCCTTCCTACTTTTAACCCTTCTACCCTTACACTGTAAAAGAGCATAGAACAGTAAAGTAATTAGGTTCTGTTTCTGTTTCTGTTTCTGTATTTGCCTTTGTCGTTGTTGCTTTTGCTTATTTGATGCCAATACTAACTGCATATCAAGTATTAACTGTAAAAACCGCTTAGTTATCTTAGTGCCGAATTTCTTAGCAATTCTAAAGAAACGCTTCAGTATACCAACCCTAATTGATGGTAATTGTTTCGGTTCTACATTTGTCAAATCCAATAAGTGTATTTGTACATCTGGATATTGTTCTTGTACCATTTTATGCATTACATCAAAGCGTCTATAGAAGGCGTTCACTTGTTCCCACTTGCGTGTCCATTGGTTTCTACATGCCTTAGGCGTTTTTGTCGGTATTGTCAATTGAATAACATCAATTTGTTCTGCTTTTCTGAATCTACCGACAAATTGTATGGCGTTCAATATGCTGTTAGTGCCATCAACAACCACGATACAAAGGACTTTACCTTTCACACTATTGAAGTTAAGTCCATTGCAAATTGATTCGGTTGCAAATACCAATGGATAATCCGCTAAATTGTCACTGATAACATTGTCATAAATAACGTGATCATAAACAAATGTTTCGTTTGAATATGAACCGTTGTACAGATAATCATAAAAGGCGTTTCTAATATCTGAACAAATGATCTTTAAATCTGGATATAATTTCTGTAACTTTAACCCTATATGCTTATTATTACAGTAGATATAGACGTGATCATAGGTGGTGTTGTTTTTGTCCACGAAACTGGAAGTTTTGTCCAACAGTCGTGCAATATAACCGCCTATAACATTTGACTTCTTATGGTTAGCAACCCTTAAGTATTCACTTCTGATCTGTGTAAAATACCAATTCTTGACGTTTATCTTGGATTTCAAGTGTGTGTCATAAACCGGTAGTTGCAATTGATAGTTCCATGTTGCCGTAAGTCCAATGAAAGCAATATTGCGGTTTCTACATTCCTCAATGAGGTTTTCTACTAATCTGTACTTTTCTCTATAGGTTTCTTCACTAATTAGGTGTATTTCATCGAAAATAACAAGTATACAGTTGTCCAATAGGCGGTTCAAATGCGTCATTAGTGCTTCAACGGTACAAACAATGAAACCGGTTTTTGTACTCAGAATCTTTTGTTTCTCTTCTTTTGACAATTTACTATTATAGACAAGAGGTGTTATGCCGTGTTCTTCAAACTCTTTGACAAATTTACTCTGACTTACCAAATAATGGCTTATATAAATAACTTTACCTTTGTACTTTTCAATTAGCGTTTTAGCTATTTGAATACTGGCATAAGTTTTACCTTGTCCAATGCCAGCTATTACAACTGCCTGACGTCTTTTGTCAACTAAGTACTTGAATATTTCGGTTAGATTGTTCATACTAGTCATAATAACCACAATAATTAACTTATGGTTTCTGGTATTTATAGTTTATCGTCTTCGGTTAATGACTGTCATAAGAAATCTTAATAGCTATCAGTGTTTTTAGTAACTGCTATTAACCGGTGACACAATGAAACGTATTTACTATTGGCCAATTGATAACATTCAGTAGGTACAAACAAAAAGAAACATTGTACGCTTTACTTACATACTAGCGGTTATTTACCAAAAGATACTCATATATTGGGTTTCTATGCTATTAACGAATTAGCGGATTGTTTCAGTATATTCCTTAAAGACGGTAAATTAACTACCAGAGAAGATAGTTTTGACGGATGTGGTTCATATACAAGAAACAACCATTCACCTCTTGATTTCAGTAAAATGCCAAATCTAGTTTTCGAAATTGAACACGACTATTTTAACGATACGTACTACTATGAAGCAATGGAAAACAACTTACAATTAACAGTAAAAGACAGTAATAACATAAGTATGACTAAACCAATATCACATAGTGTCAATAATTATGAAGACTATAGGTTGCGGTTTAGTGGTGTAGACTATGTGACAAACGTAACTAGTTTACCTGAACAAAATTTCAAATGTCTTTATGTAGTTGAGTATAATCCGAGGTGTGTTCATTATACAATTGAAATAACTGACAACTATATGTTTGTGAACATAAAGCGAAAACCAAATACAAAGGCAAATATGGACAAATACATGGTCATACAAATTCCAGTGGTAAATCCGTTTAAGGGGTATCACTATGATTATGATGAAATCAACTATGAAATCGAGGTGTTACCATGAACAATGAACTATACATTTTACCGCCTATTACTGACGCTACAATCAGAATGTACAGAATTAGTGAAAATCCTGAAAAGTTCTTAGAGTCGTATTTATCGCATATTGATACACCCTATCAAGACTTCATAACGTTAGATGAAGAAAACAAAACGTATCACGTCAAATACCTAGAAACAGACGATCAATGGACATCTTTCGACTTACTGACAATTAAAGGCGTTACAAGACCATTAGACGAAAATGAAAATAAAAACAAAAACTGTACATTAATTGAGTTTGTTTTTGCCAGTGGACTATATTGTTTCCAACTTGTCTATTACAGGGGTATGTTACTATTCAAAGCAATTTACGATCCAGATGATGACAGTGACGTTGAACACATAACCTACAAACTTTTAGATAACTATAACCCTAATAAATGGATAAACTTTAGTATTCATAAGGTTTTCAAGGTGAAAACAATTCAATGTTTAGCCGACTTATACAAAAATACAGAGATGGCGGTATTAGATGGACCAGGACTAATTATCCCTTCTAGTATTATTGTAAAGATTACAGTTGAATCTGAATATGGACAGTCTAATACATACAAATTCAAAGAGACATTTGGCATTCCTTATATGGGTATGCAAATAACAGTACAAAATGCAGAGTATAGGTACATGAAACTGGTCGAATTGATGAATTTCAATATTTAAGTATACCAATTCAACTGAGACGCTTTAGCAGATCAGTTGCAAGGTGATTGACAATGGTATTTGAATTTGAACTTGAACCTAAACTTAAACAAATTGTCAAAAACACCCTCGAAATAATTACATTAGAAGAACTAAAGAACGTATTGAAAAAGAAACACAAAGTTGCTTACATTGGGTTTGAACCTAGTGGCAAAATACATTTAGGACATTATTTGCAAATCAAGAAGATGGTAGACTTAGAACAGGCGGGTTTTGATATTATAGTCTTGTTAGCCGACTTACACGCCTACCTTAATGGCAAAGGCAATGGTGATTTCAATGTAATCCACGAATATGCTAAATACAATGAAAAAGTAATTAAAAAGGTGATTAGGAAACTAGGGCTAGAAAACGCTCAATTCATATATGGTTGTAGTTTTCAATTAGATCCAGACTACACACATGATTTACTTGAATTGGCAACTAAGACAACAGTGAGGCGTGCTACTAGAAGTATGGAACTAATTACCAGGGAAATGACAAACCCAAAGGTTGCACAACTACTGTACCCATTAATGCAAGTAAACGATATAAAACACTTAGAGGTAGATGTAGCGGTTGGTGGTATGGAACAGAGAAAGATACATATGTTAGCAAGAGAACTACTAGATTGTCCACCAGTCTGTATACATAATCCTATATTGACGAGTTTAGATGGTAAAGGCAAGATGTCATCAAGTAAAGGCGAAAACAGTTATATTGCGGTTGATGATGATCCTGAAACGATTAGGCGTAAAATCATGAAGGCTTACTGTCCAATAGGAGTCGTGGAAAACAACCCTATACTTGAAATTGCCAAGTATTTTGTCCAATATCCATTAGAAGTTGGTAACGCAACCGTTTCTTCCTACAATGAACTTGAACAATTATATCGTGACAAAAAGGTTCATCCACTTGACTTGAAGGAGGTGGTCTGGTGTGCATTGATAAATTTGAATATATGAATCCACAGAGGTTGATACAATGAACCAGAGCCAAAGTTATTTGTTTACTTTTAGACACTTAAATGATGAAGAGTACAAATACATAGAGGAGGCGTACTGCCATGGACTGTGTTTTGAATTCGATTTGACAGTTATTGGTACAAAATCTAAAGAACTTATTAATATACTTTCAAATATATTTGCAATTGTCAGTAATATTTTGATAGACAATAACATTTCTGAAAAATGTGTTATAGGGTATGAAGCTATTATAACTGATAGACAAATTCTACCTAAACCACATCTACATAATTATTACTGGCTTCATCCAATTTATGAGTTTGACATTGGATTTCATGTACCAAAATCCATTTGTATACCGCCATATGTTTTTGAATACAATTGCCTGCATACTGAATATCATTGGTTTGAAAAGCATTCGCAAGTAAACATAAGATTCATATCGGCTAGACGTTACAATGAAGCAAATCCTATTCCAATTAAAGGTAATTGTAGTGGTTGTAGTTGCAATATAAACTCTACTACTACGTTGTATTACCATAAAAAGGTATTTCCAACACCATATGAGAAAGTGGTGTTTTTGAAAGACTTAATTAGGCGGTTTAATGATGCCAATGATGATTACGCCTTAAAGTCACTACTACATTATCAACATAGACCGATAATGCCAACCGAATGGGTTGAAATTAAGGCGACTGAGAATGGTGTCGAGAATTTTCATTATACAATTGAAAACAATAAGACAATTACCATACCAAATGTGTATAAAGTTGATAAAAAGATTATTGAGGTGATTTCATATCCATATGTCCTATACTTTGGCCGTTATAACCATATATTAGAGCGTTATGATATACAAGTTTTCATTGATAATGGTTATAATAACTACATAGTGTATATGCCAGCAGTTGACGATCAACACGCCTATGTAACAGATAGGCGGTTGCAAAAACTCGATGTGGTGACAAAACTTTAACTTATGGGGTGATGCAAAATGACAAACGTAACTATTTACAAAGTTCCAACAGTATTGGAACAACAGTATGGTTTCTTCGACTTCCTAAAGATATCCGGCACCATGAAACCCTGTGACCTTGAAGACAGATAAGGTGAATAACGTTAGTAGCGGTAAACTACATATATGTCAACGACTTAACCGTAAAGTTCCAATTAGCATTAGATAACGTAATGGTTAAGCATTTAGACATTGAGAGGTTGTAAGTATACCTGAATAATCTAACTAAACTAAACTAAACTAAACTAACTAATCCAATGAGACGTAAAACGGATTGTTTTATAACCGAATCAAATTAACTAATCCAAAGTACAAACTATACGTTATACGAAACTCTAGTACTTACCAAACTAAAAGTTTGGACAAACTTGCTTTAGCAAGAGGGGTGATACAAAATGATAAGTCCAGTACAAATAGTCGATATTGTAAGATATGCAAATCCAAGAAGAACCATAATCATTGAAGGAGCACCAGGAATAGGTAAATCTTACAACGTAATGTACGGTGCATACTTAAGAGCAAAAGATAGAGGCAAGATTCCAGTCGTCTATTCGTTTTACAACAGTAATAGTCAATTTGGACAACCCTTAACCGAAGAACTACTACAAGAAATTGAAAAGAATCCAGACAAATACTTTATAATCGTTGACTTGAGATTGTCTACCAAAGAACCAACCGACTTAGAAGGGTTACTGGAGAAGTGTGGCAATCAATCCAATTACGTCAGGTACTTACCACCCCTATGGGCAAAACTATTAGCCTTATGTGAAGGTGTGTTGTTCCTTGATGAAATTGCCGATGTTCAAAGACCAGATGTCAAAGCCGCCACATATCAATTACTACTTGATAAACAAGCCGGTAACGTGAAATTCAGAGATGATGTACTTGTCATAGGTGCTTGTAACAGTGAGGAATACAGTAGCCTATCAACCGGATTTTCATTGCCACAAGCACGAAGATGTCGTTTCTTTGAGGTTAGGGTACCAACTGTTGAAGAATGGATTGAATTCATGGATAGGGTGTATGAGCCAGGTAATTGGGACAGATCTGTAGCCGCCTATTTATCACATTATAAAGATTCGCTACTTAAGTTACCGGTTGAATCAATAGAAGGTGAACAACCAGTATACAAATCTGAAGTCTATGAGGCGTATCCATCACCAGATTCATGGACACATTTAGCATTGGCACTAGTACACGAAAAGGAACTTATCAGTATGATCGGACTAACGGATTTTGTCTCATCATTTGTCGGTATCAATGAAGCATACACCTTTGTACAGTTCTATGAAGAAGTAGTCAAAATCAATATAGATGAACTACTGAAAAATCCGGAACAGATTAAAGGTTTTGATTGGAATAAGAAAGCAGCCGCCATTACACAAATAGCCAATAGAATAACTGATGATTACAATAACATACTTAAGTATAAGCCGCTATTAGACGCCTTAGTATTTGACAATAGTGGCGCTGTAAAATCCGATTATTTGGCATTACTTAAGACGTGTTTACCGGACGTTGAAAAAGACACTAAGGAAATCATTGGGAAATTACAGGCGTTACTTGATAAAATAGGTAGTAACGGTAGTAGTAACAGTAATAGAGAACTGACAAAATTGGCAACTGAACTAACAACTGAAATTGAAACCCTTATCGATATGATCCAAAACATGAAATCTGTAAATGAAGCAAGTATCATCATGTACATATTGTCGGTAATGGACAAAAACTATGATACCGTCATTGAAGATATAGCCAAAAAGATAACGGCATTTGTAAAGAGATAAAATAAAGTAAAGTATGATATGTGGTGGTTCCAATGACAATCACAACAATGAACTACGAAAAACGCCTATCTGAAGTCCTTACGTTACTGTACAGATCTCCTTTCTTTGTCAACCTTATTCCTTTTTTACGTATCTGTCTTACTAATAATCCAAAGATCAAAATTGGTGCTTGTACAAAAGACGGTACAATATACTTGAACAAAGATTACTTTTACAATAAAGACGTCATTGAAGTAGTATCTGTCATTATTCACGAAATTATGCATTTAGTTTCTGGTGATCATTCGAGAACCGACAGATTGTTCCAAGAACTGTTACCAAAATACAAAGCATTTAGTTACAAAAACTTCAGAATACTTTGTAATCTGATACAAGACACCATCAACGACTTCTTACTCTCTGAAGGTTTCAAGACGTTTGAAAAGCAACAGAAGTGGTGGTATGAACTTAAGCAAATAACCGAAATTGATCATTTACATAAAGAAACACATATTAGGAAGTTACTGGAAGATGCCGACAAATTATTGAGTCAAAGTGGTATTGACCTTAGTAATATCACTGAATGCACTATTGAAGTTGACAAAAAGATAAATAAAAACACTATAACGGTTATTGGTAATCATCTTTTTGCAACCGTTAGAAGTGTCTTTGAACAATACGCCTTAGCAACCCTTATTCCAGGTAAAAGTGCATTAAGTAGAGACAGTAATAGTGATCTACTTGATGATAACGAACAACCAGACGATAGTGATGTTATTGTCATTTGGCAAGGCAACCAATATGATTCAAACAAATGGGAAAACGAAACTGAAAGGAACGCCATGGTAAGATCTGCATTAACAAAATCCAAAACAGCCGGTAATGTGCCTTTAGGGTTATCACAGTATTTGGATCAGTTGACACAACCAAAAATCAAGTGGAACAAATACGTTGTCAAATTAGTTTCATATCAGATACAAGAATGGGTTAGTACATATAAGAAGCGTTCAAGAAGACAAGTGGTTGGCATTGAAGCTGATAACATACGCCTACCAGGAATCAAATCATACGGTTACAAATGTGTAATAGCGGTTGATACATCAGGTTCTATAAGTCTTGAAGAACTTAGACAATTTGTCTCTGAAATCTTTAGTCTAGTAAGGCGTTATAACGTTACAAACGTGATAGTCGTACCGTTTGATGCTGATGTCTACACGCCAATACATATAAAGTCCAAAGGTGATGTACAGAAGATTAGGGATTTGCCAGGAGGAGGTGGAACTTGTATCAGTCCATTTGTCAATTACGTAAAAGCAAAGAACTTAGTAACGCCTAATGATACAGTGGTTATTTTTACAGATGGACATATTTATGATTTAGACAGACAAAATGTTATTAGGTTTCTGAAATTATATAGACCAATAGTTGTGACAACTGATAAAGCAGTATATCCAGATACATTGATAAATGTAAAAATTTAAATTTAAATTTAAATTCCAGTTTCGACTACAAATTCACAGAAATCATGTCCCATTATACAACATTTAGTTTCTTTGATAACAGTTCGTTTGCCCAATATGGTTTCTAGACAACCAGCTAATATGCCTCTTTCAAAATGACAAATGGGCTGTTTGATTTTTACTTTTACTTTCGATAGTCCAGAACAGAAGACACATTCACATACACGAATTACCAAAAGTGAACTATCAATTATTTCAGGAATACCTAAGCCTAAATATGTAAACCCTTCTATCAATTCTTCAAACGTCTTAATACCAAGACTTTTACCAAATTCAACGCCTGCATGATACAACTTCGACAAAGCATTAAATCCGAGATATTTCACTACTGACAAAATAACAGCTCTATAAACGACTACATCAATGTTTCTACCTAACGTTGGCCTATTTATTTCACATACGTCTTCAATGTTAATAGGCAATTTCCAGTGTCTATGTTTACATGTGGATATGGACATATGCATCACCAATAACTAATGATATAATTATTAGTAAGTCCAATATTAATGCTAATATCTCAATTATGATACTACCACGAAACGGTCTGAACAACGAATCTTTTACATTGGTTACCATATGACTACACCTATACAGACTTTTCTAAAAAGGTGATTTACAAAAACAAGTATAAAAAGGGCTTAATATCATGAAAAATAATGAAAATAATGAAAATAACGTAATAACGGATACTAGGTGATTTCAATGATAGTACCTACCGATCAGATACAAACGGTTGTTTTTTCAGTGTACATGGAGACTCCTTCTAGATCACAGTATAAAACGCAAATCATGTACATTGATACAAATGACTATACGGTTACTAAAGCTCTGTACTATTTCTTTAAGTCATTGGTAAATACTATATGTGTACCCAATTCATTGTACTATAATATTGAAGTAGCAAATGGCCCTTCTTTCGATATGTTTTCAACTTATGCCTATTACGTTTTTACCGACGACTTTGAAATAACCGAAGATATAGTGAAAGCATGTAGGTTTACTGCTAAATCATATGTACTTGACTTACCGATTTTGGAGCACACTAATGATATGTCTGCAAAACCCTTTACAGGATTGCTTGATAGTGGTAGTAACTCAGAGTTAAACGTTATTTGTCTAGATGTCATTCCAAAAGCGAGTATAAGGCGTCTTTCAGCAAAAGAACAAAGTGTTGTCGAAAACGTTCAGTTTATTCCTTCAGCCACTATGGCATTAGGCAACAGCAATATTACCAATACTGTTAACCTGTTACAAATCCAAATGAAACCAGACATTGGACTAATAGACAAATCTGATTTTTGTAGACAGCTAATCACAGAGATTGGTGGCGTCATTGATATAACACGCCTATTACAACAATTCCCTAACGTGTTAAAACCGGTTTTCTATGATTCAAGTTTGATACCATCTAAGTTTGTAAGTCCTGTAAACGTGAACAAACCATCATCTGTAAAACAAATCATTGATTTTGTTTCTTCAAACGGTTATGAGTTCATTACGGTTACAGATTATATGTTTGGCAGTAATTGGCGTGTATACTACTTTTACAACTCAAATAACGGTAAGTTTTGTACGCTAATAGGCGACTTACTGTATACTAATGATACGGTATTAAGAAGGTTGTGTATGGAGTGGTAACAATGAAATTCCAGTACCATGTAACTGTGTCATATTTTGATCTCAAAGAGCTTGCTAACATATCAGTAAAAGAGTTTATAGAGCAACAAATTCAGGAACAGATGCAAAGTCAAGAACAAGAACAAAATGACAACTTTACATGTATGAGTCTGATTATACATTCAAATTACATTTTCATTTGTTTTGACATGTTACCTACAAGTCTATTTGACTTTTTATTTACAGAAGATGGTAAATTTCTGAATAAACAATGGTATCAACAGATATTTGATAAGAAGACTGTTAGAATCCTGTTAGATATCGTCGAGAAACGGCTAGATTTCGTTGATATGCTAGTAAAACATTATGTCAACAATACACCCTTCATACAAGATTGGGAAATGCATAGTAAGGTTATTGAACGCCATAAAATACTGTCGGATGCATATAAAATGCTAATTGGTAAGTCACCTAGTTATGCTTATGCGTTTTACCCATACACAAAATATGATGTAAATAAGTTTGAACAACTCAATAAAGCAATCGATCAATATTTTGAGTTTATGCAGACTTATCCAAATAACAACTTAGCAAAGTTAATGGAGGTGTCAATATGGTAACTACAGTTGATGTTAACAATACTGATACTGGCACCGATATTACAGTTCCATTTGAAAAAGCAAAAACTCTTGAAGATTTGATTGAATATATAAAACATCAATGTAATTTCAATTGAAAAAGCGTGTGTTAGATGTTGTCATCAGAATTGCAACCCCTAACGACTTCATTGAAATAGCCGATAGATCATATCAGATTTTGTATCACAACGGTAAAATTGCATTTCCAGTAAATACAGATCCAAACGTCTACAGAAACCTAATTAACTATGTACTTTCACGCCTACAAACCCTTACTGATGAAGAAATTGAACAATTATGTGTTAGTTCAAATTCAAATCATGTCAATGTGTTCCAAATTATCAATAATATGTGAATTCAGGTATCGGTGATCTCTATGGGATATTCCAGCTTATAGAGTATTAACTGAATCATTAGAGGATATTATTACAGATATTTTCGAAATCAGAGTTATAAATTGAACAGTGGTAAAATGAAAGGGTTAATTTACATTCAATCACCTGTATTGCTAGAGAATGCAATTTTAGATTTGGTTGAACAAAAAATATCAACGGATCAAAATCAAAATCAAGAACAAAACATAATCTGTTGTCGTATTGAACCGATAACGTTAGAAAATTTGCAATACAAGTACATAGGTGTAAGTTTAAGTAATTCATTGAAACCATTTGATTATTTGATTTCGGTACCAGATTTAAAGATAATTAACAATGAAGTTTGTCAAGGTATTTGGCAAAAACTTTTCAAGATAAAACATAAATATTGGGAATTACTATGTAAAGCGTTAACAGAACCTTACAAACACGAATCAACATATCGTTACATTTTAGATGTTGCAATTTTCGATTTATCTGAGTTGGCGTTTCTCAATTATGATATACATGCATTACCCGGCACATCTTGTTATGAGGCGTTATTGTTAGCCAAATCACCCTATAGACACGCCTTAGATTTGTTAAACTCACGCTATGGAGATAGCCATATTGTCCCATTAGAAAACCTTATTGAAGAAATGAAACGTGGTAACAATGACGAATATTACAAGGATCTATATCATAAGGCAAAAACAGTTTATCAGTTGGCTAAGAACTATAGTAAAGAACATCCGTTATTCAGATTATTGCGATTACAAACATGGTGAACGGCAATGGTAGCAAGAACAACGCTTACAAATCACTTTGTTTTTCGTAGCATAGCAGAAGCATACGAGAAGTTAGTACCATACATCTTGGAAAACGGTTTTGAACAACAATCTGAAAGAGGTTTAACACGTTTTTTGCCATACACCCTTATTGAGGTTACAAACCCAAAGATAAGGCGTGTTCCGAGTAAGTATCCGCTAGGCAGAAAAGCAATAGAAGATTACATTGATTGCTTTTTGAATGGTTACAGTAATCACGACTTTGTCTATACATATCATGATAGAATAGTACAATATGGTTGTAACGACGTCAATCAACTTGAATACGTTATTGACAAACTAAAGGAAAACAAGAATACAAGGCGTGCTTATATTTCAGTTTGGAACCCTTGTCAAGATACTAGGACAAACGAAATACCGTGTTTGGTTGGTATTCATTTTCAGGTTATCAACGACAACTTAATAATACAAACGATTATGCGTAGTCAGGATTTGTTATTGGCGTTTCCAAGTAATCTTTTGGCATTTAGTCGTTTAGGTGAGAAAGTAGCAAATGAAGTTGGGTTACCATTCAAACGCCTAATACATTATGTCATGAATTTACATATTTACGTTGAAAGGGATAAAGATTATGTTGAAGGGTGGTTTCAATAAGGTGAGATAAGGTGAGATAAGGTGAGGTGATTGACTATGGATAGATAAAATCATGATAGACCTTATGTACAGTGCATCTTATGTAAACAGATAGTGCCAATTCATTTAGCGATTTGTATTGATGGTGTCTATATTTGTTACAAGTGTTACTATACAAAGAGAGTAGAGATTGGAAGATAAGTTGGTAAGTTACTTTCGATGGTGGGGCTAAATGCCCCAAGAAACATATGAATATGAATTGAGGAGGTGGTAAACGATGTCAGTATTCGATAACGTTGCATATTGGTTTTATCACACAAACAGTATTCCACTATACGTTTTCAGTGAATACACTTTACAAGAAATAGTCAAAGATCCATATGATGAACAGATATTTCTTATCGAATTAGAACGACTTAAAGACTTTATTGCAAACTATAAACAACTAAAAGAAAAACATCCAGTGATTATAAAGGGTATAGATGAATGATAGTTAGTGAACATTCTTTATTTTTTGTTTTTTCTTTACATATATATACAGTAAATTAGTGATCTTCTATGATTTGTTTAACAATAACTGAAAACAATTTAAAAGACGCCATTAAAATAGCAGATAAAGTGTTAGAATCGGATATTGTAAACTTAATTGAATTTCGTTTAGACTACTTTAAAACCTTTTCAAAAGAAGATGTTAAGATGTTATCTGAGTATCCGTGTATTATTACAATTAGGCCGATGTGGGAAGGTGGACTATACAAAGATCATAATGTTAAACGTAATGTTAAACGTATAAAGTTACTGAAAACCGCCATTGAATATGACATAAAATATACTGACGTTGAACTAAAAGAACCTAAAAACAAAGCGTTGGTTGATTACAGAAATGAAATTGATTCAAAGACAAAAGTTATCGTCTCATATCATGATTTCTATAAAACACCCAGTTACCAAACATTGACAAATATTGTGACAAGAGAACTTACTATTGGAGATATAGGTAAATTTGCCACTATGGTTAATACAAAAAAGGATATTTTGACAATTTTACAAGTAACTAATACGTTTGAAAATAAGGTTGTTGGTATTGGGATGGGTGATAAAGGCAAATTAACCAGAATCCTTAACTTATATTTTGGTAGTCTATGGACTTATGTGTCATTGGACGGTAAACAATCTGCACCGGGACAGTTACAACTAAAAGATGTTTGTCGGTGTCTACAATGTATTTTGTAGAATTCAAATTCAGTGAGTTGCCGTCAACGTTTGATAAGTTCCTAGAGCGTCTTGCTTCATTGTTTAGTCGTGATCCAAATCCCTTAGTTGTACATATTGACTTTAATTTTTGGTTTTATTCAGTGATAGTTTACACATATCCGTTGACATACAATGACATATTTAAAGTGCAGTTTAATAAACCGACTTTATTCTATAGTCCATCGTTAAAACGGTTTGAAGTACCATTTAATGTGCAAGAAAGAGACATTTATGAAAAGTGTCTGCGTTTCTACTATGAACTGGCTTTATTGCTACGACATGAAAGAACCGATTTCGTAAATAGTCTATGTAACAAGTATTTGGATACAAGTATCAATCGTGTAACGTATAAAAAGTCTGTTACAGATGCATATCCGGAAATTCAGTATTTAGTGCAATTCATAAGGCGTGTGTTATCAGATGACAGTTATCGTTGTTTTCATAGGCGTCTACAAGAAATTGCCAATGAAGTCAAAGGTGGTGATTCACATTGACATCAGTGAAAATTAAGTCTATTGTAACACGTTATGGTTCAATTGAAGAGTACATTTTACAACGAATTGAGCGTCTACATGAAACCGGTAAAATCAAATCACGCCTTTATGGTTTCTCAATAGATATGCCGTTAACATCAAATCCAAATAGCGTTGTAAAGTTAAAGCGTGAAAAAGATCATTTGTCATTTACAGTTGTTGACGTTAAAAACCTTTTGATTGTCAATTCTCTAATATATCATTGGGTTCGTAACAAAAATTATGTTCAATTTTACACTAAATTTCATAAAGATCTTTTAGACTTTTACAATTGGTATTGTAAAGCCGTCTATGAGGAAAAACAATATATCAAAGATTTTATCAATTATTCATCTATTGACAATATGTTAGATTTCTATAACCTTCATAAAACTTGTTTTGCAATTTTCAACCACAGATTAGTAACGTTTAAAGATCCAACAAAAGAATTACAAATGCCTAGTAAACTCAGAAACGTCATTGAACGGTTTGATAAGTACAAAAAGTTATTTGAAGCAGGAACAATGTAATTTGTCGATTACGAGGTGTCTATTATGCTCATTGGAATTTCTAATAAAATCAAATTTAATCAGTTACCAGATACTTTTGAACAGTTTTTAGAGTGGTTACTTGGACGTTTTCAAGTAAGAAATATTGACAAACCTCAAGTTATTTGTCTTGATTATCGTTATTCAACACACACATTGGTCGTTTATATTGGCCCATTATATCCCACAGATATGTTTAGATCGAGATTCAAACGGCTATATTTGTATTATAGTCCAACGTTGAAACGGTTTGAAATTCCGTTTGGTGTTCGTAACAGAAACCTTTACAAAAAACGTTTAGAGTTACATTATCAATTGGCAAAAATGGCGGTGGAACAATGGAAGTAAGTGTTAGAATGTTAACAAAACGTTATGGTTCTATTGAAAAATACATTTTACATCAAGCTAAGAAACTCTATGATAGAGGTGCTATTGGTAATTATTATGGTTTTTCAATTGGTTTTCCCATACATAAACCACTGAGTCCAAAAACGAAAGTTAAGTTGTTTCAAAACAAATGGCATCCTACCTACATTTACGTTTATGTTGACGATGATAGTGCCAAGATTGCCAACGACTATTTATGCCATTTTTGTTACGGTTTAGGTGATATAGAACACGCCACTAAGTTCAAACAACAGTTTTTGGATTTTATTGATTGGATTTGTCAGTTTTTTGTTGAATCTAGCCTATCTGAAGGTGTTAATGAAGACGTTAATCTGTTTTTCAATGACAATGATAAAATTAAACATAAAGTACTTGAAATGGTTGGTTTATCAAAAGAATTCAATGACGTTTTTGTTGATACCGGTAGTGCTTATCACAATTTTGATTTCAATAAAGGTACAGAAACGTTAAGTAAACTAAAAGACATCATATTAAATTACCGTAAATACAGAAAACTGTATGAAGCAAATATAATTTAGGGTGTCCCAATGTCAGTTCAAATTCTTACTATCCAAGATCTAATTGAAACCAATAAACCTGTAAGAGAGCAATTAGTTGATTGGTTATGTTCACTTAATGACGATTATACACCGGGTATTATTAATATACCTTTCATAAACGGTGATTATAAACAGTTGAAGTTTTACAAAAGTAACATTGAACATCCATTGACGGTTCATTTGTATAAGGGTAAAGACATAACTGAACAATTATATAGGTGTGTTTATGGTAACGAATATCATGACTATTTCGAAGCACATAAGCAACTTTGGATATTTCATGACTGGTACATTAAAATCGTTAGAAAACGTAAAAATGTATTGTTTTATTCTAAATATATTGAAGATATAGTCGAGCGGTTTTTTCATTCTATCTATCAATTACTTTTTGATGTTGAATTATGGCACACATATAATCTTGTCAAATGGACTGAAATAAAAGATGAACTAGAACAATTTAAAAAAGCAATATTAGATCCAAAACCATATGAGAGGTTACTTAGGGGTTCAGGGTGGTAATATGACAAAAAAGGTTTTACCTTTTCAGGATTTACCAAAAGATTTTGATGGTTTTTTAAGTTTATTAAAGCAATTAGCAAATGATATTAATGTTAATACAGTTTGTTTCATATTATTTTTCGATTTTTATATGGGACGTATACAAGTAGAATATCACATTCCGCAACTATCAGATCTTATGGTTATCAGAAGTGAGAATTACGTTTTACTTTATGATAAAGGTAACAATGAATTCCTTATTCCTGAATCATTTGAAAATAAAATCGATTATTTTCAATCTTTACAACAAATATATGAGATAGCTGCTTTCAAAAATGGTAAATATGCCAATACACTCGATTACTTATGCCAAATATTGTTTGACTGTAATTTAAATGTCGTTCAAAATGTAGATTGGAGCATTAGTTCATGTTACACTTTTACATTTGATATCATACATAGAATATGGAACTTAATCAAAAAAGAACCGGCAAAAATAGAAATGTTACATAATATAATTGGTGATTTACAAAAGAGGTGTTATCAATGAATTATATTACAATACCTTTTAACAATTTATCACTAGAAAAAATCAGTCAATGTATTAGAAAGACAATTGAAAAATCAGATTATAATACGGTTTTAGTTTTATTTAATTTTCAATTCGATTCAACTGAATTACATATGCATATCAGAAAACCTCAATTAATTGAACTTGTAAAAATACCATCTTCTTCGAGTTCATTGATACTACTTTATAATACGTCAAAGAATGATTTTTATCCTTTATCATCTTTCAAGAAACTACAGTTGGTTATTAAGTTAATTCAAATGGACCTGCAACAGAATATTGATGTACTAAATGCGTTTAGTAAATGTCTTATGGGTATAAAACTTGAAAGAGCAATTAACAGTTCAAGTCCAGAAACATATGGTGTTGTAAGGTGTATGTATGCAGTTTACAAGAAACGATTAGAAACCATAAAACGTATCAAGGAGGCTGTAAATGATGTTGCCAGTGAAATTACAAATGAGTTTCCAGAATTTACCAAGTACTTTTAGTGAATTTAAACAGTTTTTAATTGAACATATACCTTTAGATACTGACTATAACACTATTATGTTTCAGTTTAATTTTGATTTTGAAAATCAACAACTAACGGTTAAAATTGAAGAACCCCATATGATTAATCTGCTAACTTTGACTAATTCTACAACATATTTTGTACTTTATGATATCTCTAAAGATCAGTTTTTTGTACCATATTACATTGAATACAAAGATGCTTATCTACAGTGTTTCGGATACCTTTATGATCTTATGAAGTTTTACCTTAACGATCCTTTATGTTTTCGAATTATTGACGTTTTAAGCGGTAAGTTTACAACAAGAGAATCATTTCTTTTTATTGTTAACAAGAGATGGAATCCTCTTTTATGTTATTACATTAATGTTATTGTAAAAATTCATACAATATGGTATCTACTTAACAATACTGAACTTATACAATTAATCAGAGGTGTTGCCAATGAAATCACTACCAATAAGTAAAACTGAAAAACGATTAGAAGAATATTTAGTTGACTATCTGAAAAATAACTTTAAAATTTCAGAATTCAAATGTGGGAATGTTATGTTACCTTTTACCAATAGTAAAAGAGCACATATAAAGTTTACCTATTCACAAGAAGATCATCCAACACTTACTATAGTTGACAAAAATGGTAATAACATAACGCTTGATTTATACAAGAAATTGTTTAAGAACTACAATGAATACTGGAAAACACGTCAAGCATTTTGGGATTTCTATGATTGGTACATTGAGGTTGTTAAAAACAGACAAAATCAATTGTTAGAAACAGTAAGATATAAAGAGGATGTCTTTGACTTAATTGAGTTTTTCGATTTAACGGATCTTTTCAAAATACTATTTTTACGTGAATTTGATACAGATAAAATACGTTTTCAATTATATCCTTATGAGAAAGTTAAGAAACAATTAGAAACGCTACGAAAAATGATTATCGATCCAAAACCGTTTATAAGGCTTTACACGAATGAAGAAATATAAAGGTGGTATTATATGTCAGAATATCCATTTACATTTGATTTTGATCAATTACCAGGTAATTTCGAACAGTTTTTAGAAATGGTTTCAGATATCGTAGATAATGTAGCACAGAAACATCCGAACTATAGAACATTTATCCTTAGGTTTTCATTTGATTATGACAATTCTCAGTTAACAATAAGGGTTAGTCGTCCAGATCTTATCCATATGATTGAGATACCATTTTATTACAAACTATACTATGATACAATTGAACATAAGTTGGTAGCACCTCCAAGCCATCAAGATATTGAACATTGCATTGAATGTCTACGATTGTTATTTGATTTAGCCAAAATGGATATTGGCAAATATATGCACTACATTAATGTTATTTTAGAACAGTTAATTAAGCAAGACAAATCAGATTATTTTAAGTTTAGGTTAGTTGGATATTTAAGTTTCAATGAAATTGCTAATTTATGTTGGATCAAACCACAATCTGTTATTATTGTAAAATTCGTTTATGTTTTAGTAAACCGACATAAAGAAACGTTTGAACAAATAAACAAAGAGATTGAACATTTGGTATCGAAATATGGTGAAAACCATGGACATTAGACACGTTATTGAGTGTTTCAACCAAATCAAGCAAACAACTAAGTTAAAAGACAAAAAGGTGTTATTGAAGTATTATGATTGTAAACTTTTACGTTTATGTTTGTACTATTGCTACAACCCTTATTTGCAGTTTAACGTCAAACAAATACCAGAAGACGAAAGGTTGCTAAAACACGCTAAACTCGACTTACAACACTTCTTCAGTTACCTCAAATCATTAGCTAAGAAAGGTTCATCGACAAAAGAAGACAGAATACGGTTGTCATTACTAATGGGCAATGATCCTGAAATCCGATATTGGTTAAAACGTATTGTACAAAAAGATCTTGGTATCGGCATTAACATAAACATTATCAATGACGTCTTTGACAATCTGATTCCAAAATTCGACGTGATGTTGGCTCAACCTCAAAGTCAACTAGAACGCTTCTTACAAATGTTTCCAGAACATTATGTCAATTACAAATTAGATGGTATAAGGTGTTTGGCGGTTTGTTCTGAAAACGGCATTAGGTTGTTTACACGCAAAGGAAAACGCCTTACAAACTTCACGTATCTGGAAAAAGTACTATACAAAGAAACCAGAGACTTAGTAAGACAGTATGGTGCGGTTGTTCTTGATGGTGAACTTACTGATAGACAATGGTGTAATTTTCAAGACTTAATGACTACAGTAAGGAGGAAATATGGTAAGGGTGCTTTTGACTTCAATGAGGTTGTCTTTAACGTTTTTGACGTATTTTCATTTGGATCAAATATCCTTACTGAAAAACCGTTATCTGAAAGAAAAGAAATACTAAATGACTACTTTAGTAATTGGCCTGAACTATCAGAAAAGAAACCAGAGACAATTGTAAGGGTTGACTACAATATGAACAAAAACGCCTCTATTGAAACAATTCAAAAACAATTAGATGAAGCGTTATCCAACGGTTTTGAAGGGCTTATACTCAAGAACCCAAATACACCCTATCAATTCAAAAGAACTATAGATTGGGTTAAAGTTAAGCAGTTTGATACACTTGATTGTCTTGTCATTGACGTCTTTGAAGGTAAAGGTAAGTATTCTGGTATGTTAGGCGGTGTTATTGTCCAATTACCAAACAAACAGACATGTCAAGTTGGATCTGGTTTCTCAGACTATGAACGCCAATACTATTGGAACAACCCCAATGAAATAGTCGGTAAATACGTTGAAATCAAGTATCAGGATTGGACTAAAGACGGTAAATTGCGTTTCCCAGTATTTGTAAGGGTAAGAAATGATAAATGAGGTGATTACAATGTATGAACTATTCAAAGTAAGAGAGTTTCAAATTGACACAATTCTCGGGTTTGTTTTAGGCCTTATATTGATCAAGTTTACTGAGATCGAACCGTCAGTTTGTTTGATATTCGGTCTATTGGTTTTTGGAGTAGTCGGTTACTTGTGTGTTAAGTTACAAGATTTCATGAAATCGAAATCAAACCATCCAAAGATTAAATTTATAAGAAGTCATCCAAAATACCAGACAATATCAATGTACTTTGAGTTTACACTTTCAATGGCGGTATTATTGATTATCAAATCGATGCTAGTAGAGTATTTGACGTTTCTTTATGTACCTATGGTTTTCACATATAGTTTATTGCCATTTTATGGGTGTAGGTGTTTACGACTGTACAAGAAAATTGTATCGTTAACTCAATAGAAAGGTGATACTTAATGAAACCGATAAATTACTTCATTGAGAATACAGGAGAAAAGTACTGTCTAAGAGTTCCAGTAACTTTAACAGACAATGAAACAAAACAACTGATAATCATCAAAGATAAGTCTTGTAAACCGAATATGGATCATACTCTAATATTTTACGATGAATTTACAAGTCCTTCTTTTGATAGTCAAAAATGGACAAAACGAGATTACGATTATCCCATTTATGAAACTAAGGACATGTTTTGTTCTGATTCTAATTCTGATTCTAATTCTAATACCAATAAATCACTAGTAATTGAAGGTAAAGTTAGGTTAAGATCGAAACCAGAAAATATGATTAGGTTATTATCACATACATGTTACATTGATTTTTATGCAAACAAAGATACTAACGAATTACATGATTTCATATGTGTTGACAATGAAGATATAAGTGAATGTTGTCTAGACATTCCTGATACAGAATTTAAATACAGGGTAATTATTGATGGTACTAAAATCATATATCAGACGTTAGATTTAGCAAATAATGTATTACAAACGGATTATACTGATGTAACAAATAGTATGGGATTCTTCAAAGAATTAGTATATCATACTGTAGAGTATTATACATCATTTGATACCGGTAAAATCCTTAATGTACTAGATTGGGCCATAGAGTTACATTTCGATGGGGTTAAACATGACTACATTTACGTATATAATGGGTTAAATACTGATAAACCATTAGATGTTACCGTAACCCTAAAATCCAACGATGTTATGGTTATAGAAGTTTCAAATACAACAGATAAGTCAATAGAACAGTTAATATCAATCGATGTAACAGATCTCGTAAAATCTAGAAATGAAGGACTAAGAATACTTAACATTTCGATGACGGACTAAATGTCCTGAGAATATATGAGCAAAAAAAAACAAAAGAAACAGAGGTGGTATTAATGAAACCAATAAACTACTTTATAGTTCCAGAAAACGGACAATACAAACTTTACTTTCCAGTTGAACTAGAGGCTAATGAAACTAAGACGTTTCGTATCGAAAAAGATAAAGCATTTAAACCAGATATCAGTATATTTGAGGATTTTAGGTTGAATAGTTTACCAAAATATGTTCATAGACCAACAATCATTAGGGGAACAATAACAGTACCAGAGGATGATAGTGATACTGAAATATTCGTTCTAAGGGCTGGTTATGGATTTTACTTCAAATTATATAAAAGTGAAAATGATTTACATTATGACTTTATAGTTGACATTGGACTTGATGACAGATATGAAGATGACTATGGGACATTGCGAACAAACGATGAAAAAGAATTGATTTACCAAATAACCATTACTGGATCAAGTATCGATTTGTTATTAAGTACTAAAGATGGTAGATATTTGGATTCTGATATAATATACATCAGTAATTTTCAAAAAGTTCTATTAGCATATGCTTTAAGGACAAAGTGTTTTGAAGACATAGAAGACTTATGTTTCGATGAGATTTTATATGCTTTACCATATAACTACTATAAATCTCATATACATGAAGATTTCAGAGTATATCAGGTTCCAGATTCATTACCATACGAAGTAGTTGAAATATTCGATACGACAGGTATATATGTCAAAAATACATTTGCAAAACCAATAAAAGGATTTGTAGCAGTTGAAAACCTCAATGATATTATTGATAATCCGTCTATAGGATTGAGAATATTTTACTAGTCTTCCGTTTCATTTACTTTTTCCAATAATAGGCTAAAATGTCTGGAAATCTATCAACAAAAATATAAAGACAGAAAGAGGTGATGTCCAATGAAATCAATAAACTACTTTATCGAGAATACTGGAAAAATATACAGTTTAAGAGTTCCTGTAAAAGTAGATGGTGGTGATACTGAACACCTTGTCATAGTTAAGGATAAGCATTCTAATGGGCCTAAGCCAGAACGCCTATTAACATTCTATGATGGGTTGGATGGGATTTTCAATGAACATAAATGGATAAAAAAAGATTGGGGTTATCCGGTCTTTGAAGCAAAAGAAGAATTTTGTTCAACAGACTCGCTTATATTTGAGGGTAAAATCAGATTAGGGCCAAATCCAGGTGATATAATTAACTTATCAATGGGTCCATGCCACAATACACTTTATGTAAACGACGATTACAATGAACTACAAGATTACGTATCAATTGACATTGGATTAGATCCAGAAGATATGGGATACTGTCATCTAGATATACCAGGAACAGAATTTAAATATAGAGTAATTATAGACGGAACACAATTCAAATACCAAACTATTGATTTGGAAAACAATATATTACAAACCAGTTATACTGATGTAACTGATGATAGAGATTTTTACGGTATGTTAATGTACTATATGGCAGAAAAATACATTTCATTTGATATGGATAGGATTCTCAATGAAGCATTATGGACTATGGAGTTACATTTTGAAGATATTACACATGATTATATCCTTGTCTATGATGGAATGGATATTGATAAACAATTAAATGTAGATGTTATATCAGAATCCAGAGAAGTAATGGTTGTAGAAGTTTCGAATCCAACTGATGAACCAATGAAGCAATTGATATCAGTTGATGTAACAGAATTTGTCGACAGTGTAACGCGAAATTAAGAGTTCTTTATTAACCTTCCTTACACTTTCATTTTTATTTCGGTGATACTATGCCTACTTGTTCAGTTTGCAAACAAAACGTAAATGTAAACGCTTTACAGTATGTAGATGGCGACTTCGTCTGTAAAAGGTGTGTCAAACGTTTCTACGTTGAATGTGAACATTGTGGTAAATTGATTTACAAAAGATGACGCCATTATCGTTGGAGACTTAGAATACTACGTTTGTGATGATTGTTTTGAACAACATTATGACGTTTGTTCCAAATGTGATATGGTTTATCTGAAAAACGAAATCAAAAATGGAGTTTGCGTGTGGTGTCTGAAATGCAAGTAGGAGACGGATTGCCGTATTGGATCGAAAATAACCGCCTATTATGGACTAAACTAAACCTAAAACCGTTTGAAAAAGTAATTTTGAAGGTTTCCAATGAAAACGCCTATAAGCCTAATCCACATAAAGTTTTTGACTATTTTACTAATAACTTCAATGATTGGATCGAAAGTCTTGATTCTAAGTACATTTTAAAGATATTTGATTTTAGTGATACGTTAATTGATTGGCCTAACGAGACGTATCAATATGTCATTAGATACTCACGCTTCGGGAATACTAATACTATTGTTTATTATGGTTTAGGTGTTCAGGAATACTATGTACATTATAACGACATTTTGATTGATAAAGATATTCATTGGAAATCTAATAACATAGAAAATTATAAAGTTGAAATAAAAGTTCCAAAAGATACCTATTATTTTTGTATGTGGAAAAAGGCGCGTTACAGTTATTATACGGTTGAGTATCATTTACATGATAATTTTATGTACGTTGTTATCAAAAACCTCAGGAATTTGCCTTATGACTTAGTTTTACCAATACTTTTACCTAAGGTACTAAGAATAGATAGAGTGAGTGTTGTATGTGGCCAGTAACAACCGACATACCATATTGTATTCTCGACAACTTAATGTGGGTAAGAGTTCCAAATAAACCTCAAACTATCCCGATAAAACCAGAATACTTAAGAAAACGTCATCCAAAAGACGTCTTTGATTTTTACTATGAGAGTAACAGTAATGGAAACTGCACCTTAAGAACAGAACAAAAATGGCCTCTACATTACGTTTTTGAGTGTAACTTGAATGTAAATGATAAACTTTTAGTGGGAATTGGGACAGAAGATGAAATACAGTTTGCAATAACGTACAAAGATATTTTGAAATCATTGAGAACTCTAGAAACCGTTAGAATTGCATTAAGAACGGGTTTCTGTGATGTCAATTATTGTAGTTACGTTAAGGTATTCATTTATGATCCTAAGACAAACATAATTGTGCATAAACAAGAACATGAAGTCGATCTTAATGATAGCGTCTACTTTTATGTTTCAGGAGATATCAAATATACTTTTGTAAGGCCAATTTTATGTGAATTGATACATTATATATCTACAAAGGATGATGCTTTCTACATTGAATTTAACGCACTTTCACATGATATTGAATATGTTGTGGTTCCTGTTCCAATTCCAAAATTGCTCCCGTAGTCTAGCCTGGATATGACGTGGGACTGCGGATCCCAAGGTCGTGGGTTCAAATCCCACCGGGAGCGCCAATTATTATTATCATTTGTTATCATTTATTCTAGTGATCTGGTGATAACAATGGAGTTCAAGTTCACAAGATACTATGAACAAAATGTAGTAAGGGAGAAAACAATACAGGGTTTAGCCAAAGAATTCGCAAAAGAACTTTTCAATACGTTTCGTGTTTCAGATGTTATTGGTATTGAACTAGGATTCCCAAGAAAAGAAGATGGCCAATGTAGATTCTATATGACATATCAAATAACACCTTATATCTTGAATTATCATACCATATTTATTGATAAAGATTTGAATATCGTCAATAGTCAATTGTATGAAGTGTATTTACCAGATTATACGGATCAATTGACTGAACTTTTCAATACTGTTCTAGAGACATATAACTTACTAAGTAAAGTTGGTGTTGAGATGATTTATGATAACGATGAGATCTTTGAGTTTTTTGGTATACAAATGCGCCAATTAAGAAATTGTACCGAGATCCAAAACGAAAATAATATTGACGAAATAATACAATTATATAGAAGTTTTCAACAGATACTTAAGGATTTCGACAAATACAAAAGACTTTATGAGGTAAATCAAATATAGGTGTTAATTATGAGCACGAATGTAGATAGAACCGTTATTACGTTGTTTATCTTAACTGTTTTAGGTATAGCTGTCTTAGACTTTTATGGAGATATTGTGTTTCAAAATACTAATACTACTAATACTACTACCAATAAATCTGTAACCTTTGAAAACTTTGAAAACTACATTGAACATTATTACCATAAAATGAAAACATTAGTATCAAATACAATTGTAACGGGGTGTTCAGGATGGCATTTGAATACAAATACGAAATATCCAAAAAATTCCAAATAGATTGTGCTCATAGGGTGTACAATCAACAATTAGACAATGAAGAAGAAAAATGTAAACGTATTCATGGACATACATATACCATTGAAGTATTCATAAAGTCAGATAAGTTGAGTCGTGATATGGTACTTGATTTCAACCGCCTTAAAATAGTAAAAAAGTTCTTAGATGACTATTTAGATCACCGATTGTTAGTTTACATTGGAGATACTGAACTTATTGAAACTTTCAACAAACTACTAAGGAGTCTTGGTAAATGTAATGCTTATGGACTTTCAGAACACTATGAATTTATCTCGTTGAATTCACATGTACTATCCAGACTACTTGAAAAACAACATGTATTGAAATTAGAACATGAAAATCCGTTGATAAATTCAGTAACGTTATTGCCCTGTAATACAACATCAGAAAGGTTAGGTGAGTGGTTAATTGACATATGTAATACGTTATTGCCAATAAAGGTTTCAAAAATTATAGTAAGGGAAACACCTAAATCATGTACAATGGTGACTACAAATGGCTAAGGCTAAACAATCCTATTACAAACCCTATTACAAAGACGAAAAAGGTAAATGGCACATTGATTTAGATTGGCTCAAAGAACAACTGGAAAAAGGTATACCCAAAAACAAATTGGCAAAAGAAATAGGGTGTTCAGTGTTAACGTTAAACCGTTTTATCGAAAAATTGAAACAACAAGATGAAAAACCTTATGAAATCAAATTTGAAGGTAAAAAAGTTATTATTTTTGTTCCAGATTCAGAAACCTACAAGAAAGTTTTCATGGAATTATCCAAAGAACAGCATGATAAGTGGTTTAAACAAGGATATGAGTCAATTTACTACATTAATAAACAATACAAACATAGTGTTATCTTGGGTGACTAATCATGCTTTTCATTTTAGTCGGTAAAAGTGGAGTAGGCAAATCAACGATAATACAGAAATTACAGATGTTGGGATTTCAGTTTCCTCCAAGTTACACGACTAGGCCAAAACGCCCAAATGACGATAAAATCTGTATCAGTGAACAAGAATTTGAAACCCTTATCCCTGAATTCATTGAATATACAGAATATAACGGTTACAAGTATGGTAGAAAGAAATCTGATATTCTGAAAGCAAAAGATATTGATACAATTATAGATTTAGAACCGAAAGGCATTTATACATACATTGAATTTTGCCAGGAACATCAAATTCCGTACACTGTCATTTACTTCAAATGTCTTGATCAATGGCGTTTACAAAACGTTAGTAATGATATGTCCAGATTACAACGAAATGATGACTATTTCGACAAATATTTACACGCATATGACTTAATTATTGACGTTAGTAGAATACCGTTGAACAAAATAATAGAAATAATACAGGTATTAAGGTTAAAAAGCGATTAAGAAGCGATTAAGAGGTGATCAAAATGAGTAAACAGAAGACTAATGACGAATTAGTTATCTTTCCAGAACTTACTAAGATAACAAAAGAAACAATGATCGCTCTAATGTCGTTATTTCCCAATTACATTGAAACTTATGATAATTGGGTTAGATTCGAATTCATATGTATTCCTGTACATATGATTAGTTTTGATTGGAAGAAGAAACTGAAAGAACTTGGTATAGATGCGTTGAAACAAGAGTTCATAAAGCGTGGTTATGATTTAAAAAGGCGAGTACAAACGTTAGACTTTGATGATGGTAAAAGAAAAAAAATCAAAATTATTGCGTGGGAAGTTAACAAAAAAATATACTAGGGTGATTGACATGACTAAAGAAACATCAGAAGCGTCAGAAGTGTCAGAAGTGTCAAAATTGTCAGAAAAGGACATTGTTAAACTTCTACGTATAACTTCACAATTAATAGCACAAAATAAACGTCTTAAGGAAGAAAATACAGAATTGAAAAATTACTTGAAATCTTTAACTGGTTTAATCTTTACCAATGAAGATAACCATTGATTGTTGATTATTAGAGTGGTAATAGTAATAGTAATAGTAAGGTGATAAAATGTCAAGTAAGAATAAAAGTAAAAACAAAAGTAAAAGTAAAAGTAAAAAGGCAGAAACTGAAACGACAATAAAGGGACGTATAACAAGAACAATAGATGTCGATGAACAAACAATCAGATTTGCTTTTTACTTCAATGGACCCCTAGATGATTGCCCATTTACATGTGTCAATGAATTAGCATTGGAATTAGCAAATTTCTTTAAGGTTAAGAGGCCACTAGAAATTGTCGAAACTGTAGAGAAGTATATGGGCAAGATAGGGCGAATTAACTCTGACTTCAAGGCAATAAGGTATCACGATGACGTCAAATTAACTAATTCATTTGTAAAAGCATTTCAACGGCTACTCGATGAACTAGAACAACAAGGATACATCAGTGATGTACAAATAAGACCAGTGAAGGTTAACCCCAGTCTTTATTCAAGGCGTTTTATCAATGAAGGTATAGTGACGTGTGAGGTACCAGTGGCATTTTTCAAATTCACACTGAAAAATTAAAAACACAATATTTAAATACCAGTAGTAATACAGTGATTATACAGTGATTATTCAGTAATTGACAACAATGAACATGGAGGTGTATCGATGATTAAAATGCAAATATGTTTGAAAAGCGGACATCAATTGTCTTACGATGAAGTTAACAAAGTATTCATTGAAGACGGTTACATGACGTTGTCTACATTCAGAGGACAGTATACATGTATTAACGTACAAGATATTGCAAGTTTTGAATTAAAATATCCACAAAATAAAGCACCTAAAGCATTTGCAATATTTAAACAACTACTAAGTCAAATTAAAAATGAAAATAAAAATAAAACAACTGAAGAGGTGAAATAATGGAGACAGTTGTCAAAAAATCTGTACTCAAGAAGATGTTACATGAAAAAGAGGCAAACGTTTCTGCAGAAGCACTCGATATGTTAGCAAACGTCATTACGGATATGGCTGAGAAGGTTGTTGCCAATGTAGTAAATGTAGCTAAACATGCCGGTAGAAAAACCGTTAAGGCTGAGGATGTTAAACTGATAACCGATATGTTGAAGTTGTAAACAAAATAGAATGTTGGAGGTGGTACTATGGAAATCAAAATTGTACCGATAACAACAGGTAGGATTGGCACTAAGTCCAAGTATCTATCATACTTTACTGAAAGATTTACTGACGATGATATAGAAAATCTAAAACAGGCACTGTCACAAATTAAGAACAATCCAACGTTAGGAGTAATGATTGACATCAGTGATATCAAAGAGTTTAGTGGAAGGCATAACAAGATTAGTGAGCGTGGTCAGATTACTGAAGATGGACAGACTAAAACGTATGGTACAATTGCAAGAGCATTTGCAACATTTTTGAACTTACATGGAATACGTGGCGTATATTTCGTTATCAGAGAACGCGATGATAAAGTCTATGTAACGATAAAGGATTTGTCATCTCAGAAAGCTACACCAGAAATTATTACACATGCTTCTTCAGAATAAATAGAACAAAATAAACTAAACTAAACTAACCGTTTTACATTTACGTTTACATTTACATTTTTTCATTTTTACTGGTGATTCAAAATGTCCAAAATGTCTAAAATGTCTACAAAACTGAAAGTCGTAGAAATATTTGAATCTGTACAAGGAGAGGTGCCATTAGGTAAGTATGCGTTATTTATCAGGTTATATGGATGTAATAGGCGTTGTGTTTTCTGTGATACGAAATATTCGTGGATGTCAAATACGTATTTTGAAATAGATGTGAAATCTATTCATATTCCAAAGACAATAAACTATATTGTAATTACCGGTGGAGAACCGCTGTTACAGAAAGACGCGTTAGAAGAGTTCGTTAAACAACTGAAATCAAAGAATCCGCACGTTAAAATAGCATTAGAAACCAATGGTGATATAACAAACTTTAACTGTAATCTATTCGACTTAGTTGTAATTTCACCCAAAGACATGTATACGTTAGAATATTGGTTACGTAGATTACAAAACCACCCTAACGTCATACTGAAGGTTATTGATAGGCCTAATGATGAACAGTTATTCAAATACATTTTTAAACTATTAAGACATAAGGTTATTAGCATAGAAGACTTACAGAAAATCTATATTATGCCTTTTGGTAGTACACAGAAGCAGATAGACAGAAATTTTAGACAAATACTTAAACGTATTCAGTTATATAACCTAAAAGGTGTAAATGTCACATATCGACTACATATTACATTGAAAATAAAATAAAGTAAGTAAAAGTAAAAGTAAAGTAAGCAAAAGTAAAGAGGTGATTAATATGGTATTGTCAGAAGAACAAGTAAAGAACGTATTAAAACAGTTAGGAATATCAGATAGTCAGGTTACAAAAGAACTAATTGAAGATATACAACTAAACTGTAAAGACACTATAGATGTTATAGAATACGCTCAAGCGAAAATCTTAAAACAGTTTAAAAAGAAAAGTCAAAGTGGTTCAGGTTCAGGTTCAGAGACATTAGAAGGAATTTTGATAGCGTCTTCAGAAGAACCCAGATTTGATGTATTTTTTGACGCTGAATCAAGAAAACCAGTTTCATACAGTGATTATAGGCATGTTCAATATTTACCAGATGAAGATTGTTACGTTCTAATTGATTCTGAAGGAAATGCTAAGGCAATAAATATGGTAGAATATTATGTCGGTTACATATTGACTAACGATGGTAAGGTACTACTATTGAAAAGTTCAAATCCGTTGCCAGTTACACCTCATTATGTCACATTATCAGGTAAAAAATACAAAAACGTGTTTGTTGTAAATGGTGTTACAGAACAAAGAGAACTTACCGATATCGAATGGGAAAAACTAAATGATTTCATTGATAACGAAACTCTAAATGCATTTGTAAAGTTACAGAAAGAATGTAGCAGTGAACCTATAGTCTTTATTGGAAGAATTGTGTGGTCTGGTATCGATAGACAAGAAGGCAGAGGTATTCTAGATTACAAAACAGCATTTAAAATTGGACATGGAGATTCAGCAATTTCAATTAATGCTTATGGTGTTGCATTGCCAAGAAGTGCTGGAATGTACATAGGACTAATAACTGTTAGAAAAAAAGTATCAAATGACGGTAGGGTTTTCTGGAACAGAACTATATTACATCCAGTAAAAATACAGAAGTAAACAAATAGATAAGTGTAAAATCATTGTAATTGTAATGCGTGCACATACTTTTCAATTTCTTTGAACTCTTTCGGAATTTCTCTATTCAAGATTTTTAGTTTAACGCTTCTTAAATCAATTTTGTCATCTAAATAAAAGACTTTTGTAAAAATAACCCTATTTGTTTTTCTATCACGAACTTTACAACTTACAACATATTTTTGTTTACGCCTATATTCAAACAATTTCAAATGTATATTGTAATGGTTATTGAGAATTATAAGTTTATTATTGACTTTTTGATATCTGGCATGTAAACTTACATTAACTATTTTCATTTGCATATTGCTTCACCATATTTAATATGTCCTCAAATAATTGATTGTACAAGTTTACCATAATATCTTTGTTATCTATACGTTTAAAATATTGCTTTGAGTATATAAAGTTTTCGTGTAATTGTTTAACGAAATTCCAGAAACATTTTGCTTTTTCTTGACTTAGAACGTATGTCTTTATGCGCCTATTATCCTTATAGACAGTAACTGTAACTTTATGTTTATTGTACCATTTATGTATCTTGAGCCGATTTCCTTTTCCACAAATTAGTACAAATGTATATGCGTGTTTACAGTACATGAACTTATACTGATGATACTGATGACATTGTTGATACTGTTGTTGTTGTTTAGACATTTACTCACCTTTCTCATGTGTAACATTTAAATATAGGGAACATGTAAATTGTAATTTGTTAACCAAATAAACTACAACGTCTATAAATACTTTCATACGTAAATGTTATTTAACTGGCTAATGTATTTAAAGGAGTGGTCACATGACATGGCACGTCAAGGATACATCAAAACGAATTGTGATACAACTAGAGGTCAAAATAAACGAAGCCACTAATCCAGCCGACGATGAAGTAATCGAATTTGGTGAATGGACATTTACGTTATCAGAACTAACATAACATAATATAACACAGAGGTGTTTTACATATGTCAAAGATTCGTACCTTATCTCAATCATATAATGAAAAAAAGTCAAATAAGAAGCGTTATATTCAATATCCAACAGCAATCAAAATATCTAACGGTAATGTCGTCATAATTGATAAAGTTGAATACTATAGAAAAACACGTAAACTGATACTTTATTACATAGATGATACAGAAGAGTTATTGCATATTGTTGATCTACTACGTAAATACTACCAATATATGGAGATATACAAAAGCACGCAAAACCAATCAGCATTAGTACAGGCGTCATCTATTTTGTTAAAACTAAACGAATTAGTTCCTAGCTTCGATATAGTTCAGTTGGAAACACATAGACAAACAATAATAGATGAATATAAAGACGAAAATGACTTAGAACGTTTACATTTACAAACGCAACTGGATCCAATATTGATAAAAGCAATATTAGTTCTAGAAGACAAAATCAAAATTAAAGTTGAATAACGGTAACTGTAACAGTAATAGTAACAGAAACAGTAATGGTGTCCATATATGCATATGCACACAAGCACATACATGTATGTCGGAAAGGCCGACATTAAAATCATAAATACATCACAAACTAACTTTTACTCTTATCCAATACGGATTGAACTAAATGCCGATAACTTCCAATATTGGGATTTTTTACAGGAAAACGGAATTGACATTTATTTTACATTGCCTGATGGTACTGAAATACCATTTTGGTGTGAATATTTTGATAAACAGAAGCAATACGCATTATTCTGGGTTAATATTCCTGCTATTCCTGCCGACTCTTTTATCTTTATCCATATGATTTTTGGTAACCCCAAAGAAACTGTTAATAAAAGTGATGGTACTAAAGTATTTAAGTTTTTCAAGTTATCATCAAGTGTTGATCTCACAATACCAATATCAACATGTATGTCACAAACAAATGATAATGAACATGGGACAAAAATCAGACTAGGATGTTCTTCAAATGATATACAAATTTTGTCAAACGAACAATGTATCATACATATGGAATCTGGTAAATTACTTGAAGTAAACAGTAATGTTTGTAAAATCGAAAATGAAAGCATTGACAAATTCAAAATTGAAATTGAAATTGGAACGACACCTGATAACATAACTAATACTAATACAAATACAAATACAAATACTAATACTAATACTAATACTAACATTCATGTAAAAGGTAACGTTAAATACCTTTATATCAGGGAATTTATACCAGATGAGTCAATGATAAAAGTACATGTAGAAAACGCCAGTGTAAATGATCCACAGATGTATACTATACCACTTAAATCAACGTTAGTAGTTAAATCTGTTAAACAGTATATTGATACGTTTAATATAGGTATAGATATAGAAGCACCTATTACAGAATTGAAGTTACAACGAAAACCAATAATACCTAAAGTTAGGGTATTTGTCAATAGTATAGAAATACCAGAAGATCAATTTACTGTCGATTACACAAACGGCATAATTCAATTTATAGAACCAATAGGACCAAAAGAAAAAGAACAAATGACAGATACTGTTACAGTTACAGTAGTATACTATTACGGTTACTTTGATTTTTTAGAAGGCGTTAAAGTGACTGCATATTACAAAGATACTATCGTTGATCAAGCAATAACAGATAAGTTTGGAAAATATCGTTTAATTGTGCCAAGGGGTTACGACATTCATGTAAAAGCAGATAGTGAACCATTATGTTCAATAACACGGTTTAGACTAGATTAAAGTGATAATTATGCCAGTGATGTTATATCCATATTGGGTCGAACAGATAGATGAAGGCGGTAAAATAAACATTTGGACAAAAGTGACTGTACCGGCTAATAGTACATTATCACTTTACATAGTAAAAGGCAATTCTACAGAACCAGATGGCAACAATGTCTTTGTCTTTTTCGATGATTTTACCGGTACTAATACTAATACTAATACTAACAATGGACTTGATACTAATAAATGGACATTAGGTGGACATTCGTATGGAACGCCAAATTATACTGTTTCAGATTCATTGTTAAAATTGTCATCTAATAGTGTTTGGTCTGTGATACATTCAACATTGACGTTTAGTTCCAATTTCATTGTCGAATGTAAAGCACGCCTTTTAGGAATTGAACAAAGTACACGTATAATTGGTATAATTGATAGCCAAACATTTGATTCATACAAGTTTTGTTTCAAAGAAGATGGATCACTGAATATTGGTAATTATATTCAAATGTGGTTTACTGATGGAACACAACATCATATAGATCCGACTTACTATGATGTCAAAAACGATTTCCATAAATACAGGATCATTAAAGGTGAAGATGCAGTTATTGGACAAATACTTGACAAATATGAAAATGTAATTGTAGGACATAAGTATACTACAAATAATCCTAATTGGACAACTTTAAATTGGTATATTTATGCGTTAGTATACGATGACATTGGTATCGAATATGATTACATTTATATAAGGAAGTATACACAACATGAACCGTTTGTTATAACTTATCAGGTAAATAACGATGTAATGTATGTTGCTATAACAAATCCAAATAACAATCAATTAACGGATTATCAAGTTGCAATACCTGGAAACGGTTTCATATCAACGCCCAATGAAAGTCTATACATTTTAGACGAAGATGGTTTACAAGCATCTGAATCGTTAGTTGGTGAAGACTTAACGAACTTAGTACAAGTAGATCCACAGATAACGTTTAAAAAGCGTGTGAAATTATATCTAACTAAGAATCTTCCTGAACAATCAACTGATGTTATTCTTCATATACCGCCACAGTTGAGTACATTCTGGGAGCATCGTGGAAAAAACTTAGTATTAACAGATAAAAATAACAATGTTTTAAGTTTTAAAATAACAAGTGAAAGCCTCAATGAATTATATGGTATTGTATATGGATTATCAAATTATACAATTTACGATACTTTCTATCTTTATTTTGATGATGGTCTTGCTCGAAGTCAATATGGTTTAGTTCCAAAGGCAGAATGTCCATATGATGCTGAATATAAGTTAGTACCACGTTTAGAAAGCACAGGAGTTATTTTGAAATTTCCGTTTATGCCGTCACATGAATTTGATCCTGACAATATTTGTATATTTGATAGTAGTCGTAAATTACGTTACTTATTTGATACATATAACAAGGAATTATTTGTCAAACTACCTTATTTGTTAACAAGTACTGGTTTAACACTGTATATTTATCCGAAAGATTTGCCTAACGATGATTTAGGGCCATTAGATACCGTAATTTATCCTTGTCAAGTAAAACAGTTACAAATTGAAACAAAACAAGATACATTTATAGGTGATATTTTAGCTATAAATGGTATAGTTTACGTGACGTTACAAAAATGGGTTGAAGATAACCCAAAACTCGGAATATTTAGTATTGAAGAAGCACCAGACGTTATTTCACGCTACGGAAGTTTCGGGAAAATTTATAAGGCTATATTACATATTGCAAATTTATTGGAGTTGAAACGGCTAGAACGCGACTTACAGAATGAAACTGTACAAGTTACATGGGACGACGAAAAATTCATTGCAGTTCCAACACAATATAGGAATCAAATGATATTAAGTGGAGATGACAAATATTATCTAGTGGAAATTGCATTACATAGGGTCAAAGATATTAGGATATAGGTGAAACGAAATGTCTAAATGGTATATTTATTTGCCACAGTACAAGGAAAAAATAGAACCTGATCATATTACAATGGATTTTCGAGTTAATGCTGTTTCTTCTGCGAATATAACTTTCAGTGAACATTTGATATTGTCGACGTGGTCATGGTTAAAAGATCATTTTTCCATTGGAGATCCTATACAGGTAAAATATGGAAAACAAATAATATTCAACGGATATGTAAATCAAGTAAGTTGGTCAAAGACGCAAACTTCATACAGGTTACAGGTAAACGCCTTAGATCCGTTGGGTAAGTTAGTGAATATGCCATTTAGAGGTGGTTTCACTGGTAGACTCAAAGACTTATTGAATAACGAAATTTGTAAACCCATTAATATAAATAACCGTATATTGTCAGATTTAATAGTAAATTTACGTTACGATCAAGAAGTCTCAAGATTTGCATTACTAACAGATGCTTGTACTTATGCACGTGTTTTCACTGACTTAACCAGATTCGGATTCTATTACAACCATCAGTTGAACGCATTATGTGAGTTAAACGACAAGTCTTTACGTAAAATAGTACAATCAACATCACATACAAACCGCCTTTCAATTAATTTGACAGAAAGTTATATTGTTGCAAATGTGATACAAGTTACGAATTATTAATTAACTAACTAACTAGAGTTTTATATATTGGGCGTGATCAGTATGCCAACGTGGCGAGTTTTACCGAAAACTAAAGTGCCGGTACCAGGCTGTCAATTCGAAGAGTTTTTCCTGTATACAACGTTACCGGATAAGTTTCCAGCTTCAGTTGATGATAGTAGCACTTTATATGATTTAGAACATTATTGTACTAGTAGTAATCGTTTTAGAGCAATAGAAGAACCGGTTTACAAACGCTTTATACAGTGGTCTGATAATGTATATGCAGGACCATTGACATATAATCCTGAAACAGGAGAATGGAGTTCAGATGTATCAGAAAAACATCCAATTACCGTTTACTATATTATCCGAGAAAATCAAGAGACGGTAAACAAAATACTTCGTTTTGAAGGTGCTGCTGCAGTTAGTTCTAAAATAGACAAGTACCTGATGTTTGTTTTTGTAAACACTGAAGATCTAAGAAACTATTTAAATGAGATAATACAGGCATATAACAATTTACAAAATGCACGTAACAATGTCGTTCGTAATATTGTCGTCATATTGAAAGGAGTAGGGAAGTGGTTAGCTGAATTATTGGATTTAAGTGAAGAAGATGGCATACCACCCAAAATACTATATGCATCTGCAAAATATACACCAACATATTTGAAAAATTACGTTTCTGAAAATTGGGATTTAATACCAGATATATGGAAAGATGATTTAGCATTTGCCAAGTCGTTACCTGACATTGGATCTGAGTACACGTTTGTTGTGGCACAATATTGTAAAATTGAAATAACCTTACGTGAATTTACTGAGGATGATATTGACGACTATATAGATGAATCACAATATCCTGAGGTTACAAGAGTCTATATAGATGGATCAGAAGACAGTTACATTGAATACCGTCGATATGTTGCTGGTAAAGTAGTTGAATTTGGCAATATCAAATGTAACAGTTATGTGGAAGCAGAAATTGTACAACAGAAAGTGCGTGATACAGTAATACAACTACGGGCAAAAGCAATAATAAAGTCACGATTTCGCTTCAGTTTGAACAGTGAAGTTGTATGTGACTTAGACGTATACACTACACCTGCGTTTGAAGTTACCGTTGAATTCCCTTACTGTAGTGCATTCTACTATGTGTGGTATGCTGCAGATGAAGATGCATCACAGTTACCAAGTGGGCCTGAATTTGATCTAGATTTACCAGATGCTGACTTAGATTTCTCGATACCAGTATATACATGTTCTATTGAAGGAAAAACGTCTTATTCATGGCGATGTGATGAAAAAGCTGAATTTGAAGTCGTTGTCAAATATGGTGACGTCAAACTGAGTCCTAGTAGATATACAATTAAAAATGTGGAACTTCTAAATGAAAATGAAAATGAAAGTGAAAATATCAGTTATACAATCAACCAATCGAAGTCTAAAATTATATTCGATATACCACATAAAGATACATCTGTTTCATTTAAAGTTAAAATAGTGATAAACAGTAGTGATAACAACGACATAGAACTTGAAGGATATGGTTATTTTTATGTTTCAGAGTGGTTAGATAGAATTTTGACATGTGAAGTGATTACTGATAAACAATACTATGATTATGGATCTACAAATCCAGCTTCAGTACTAGTACGTGTACGAACAGTCAAAGGTCAACCAGTAACTGGACTTAAGATTTCTGATAACTGGAATTCTACATATATTGATAAAGGTGATGGACTTTACGAAGGTAACATAAATATATCGTCGTTGCCAGTAGGAACATACTCGGTTTATGTAAAAATAGATACAAATAATCAATGTTACAAAAATAACCTTTCCGATGAAGAATATACTGAGATATTCTACTATAACCCAGTTACCTATGAAAATCAAGAATTTAAGTTAACTTACCCACTAATAGAAAATTTAGAAGTTTACGTCAATGATAAAAAGACGTCCAAATATACTTTTTCCATTAACCAATATGGTGAGGGTATTCTCAAGATTACTCAGTCGCTTAACGAAAATGACGTTGTAAAGGTAAAGTACAAGGCGTATGCAACCTCTGTAAGTTTCAACATAGGGCGTTCAGAGCCTGTATCATGTACCCGTGTAGATGAAAAATCTATTACAAAATTTGGTAAAACTCAAATATTGAGAATTCGTATTCCATTTATAAGTAGTCCAGAAGAAGCATGTGAAATAGCTCAAACATATTTAGAGTACTTTGCAAAACCATCAAAAATCATAATGACGAGTAACAAATGGGATGGTGATTAGACATGTTAGGTTTCTTTGTCACTGTCAATAGTCCAGTGAATCCGATTTTAGTTGCAACAATGCAATGTCGAAATATGCGTATCGAGGTTCAAAACCAGAAAGCTACAGTATTATATGAGCTGTATGATCCGAACCAACCTGTAGATCAATCTAATATCAGTATTATTTGGCCAACTAAACCAACTTATGAGTTTCAATATGGTAAACTAGATGATGAAATACAGAAATGGTTAGAGGACTTACGAAAACATCAATTATCTTCAACTACTATTAAAACACAAGTACGTGGTAAGATCAACTATATAACTGGTATACCCGTAGGTTTACCTGATAACTGGTAACTGGTAGCTGGTAACTGGTAATTAGTAATTAGTAATTAGCAGTTGACAAATGGGGTGATAAACATGTTAGTATATACACCAATTCCACCAATAAACTACATTGAAAAAGTAACAGAAAGAACAAAATCAATTTTTATGTTAGCACAATTATGGTCTATTGAAGAATATCGTAATGCAATTACTAATTCTAATTTGAAACTAATTGTACTTGATAATGGTGCTTATGAAGGTGAACTAGTATCAGATAAACGTTTAATTGAAGTTATTGGACAAGTATCTGAGTTACACCCAAAAGCAAAGATTTATGCCATAATACCAGATGAAATGCAGAATCCAGAAATGACGTTAAAGAGAACTGAAAAGTTTTTACAGTACATAGAAAGTAACGATATAAAGTTACCAAAAAATGTTTCATTATTAGGTGTCATTCAGGTAGATCCAAATGTCAATGAAAAAACTGCAATAATACAAACGTTAGACTTTTCTGGTAAATTAATTGACTTAACACATGGTTATGGTGTTCATTTAGGCGGTTTTACAATACCAGTATGGTTCTACAGAAAATGGGGTTATCGTGATGTATTCGGTTTAACTTTACGTTTAGTTTACAATGATCATATGTATATTCACGCCTTGGGTTTAGACGACTTCAATGAACTTAGATACATACAATATGGTTTTGATTCGTTTGATACGTCTATGCCATTTACGTTAGCATACTACGGTTTACCAATTAAGGAAGTGCCGTTACTTGACAAAAGTACTAAACAACAGTTAGGCATTGATAGAGTGCCGCTAAAGCATCCAGTTCTCGAAAACTCTTTATACATGAAGAATCTAGAAGAAATATTGAAATTATGTAAGTAAAGTAACATATATATGTGGTGATCAAATGAAAGATGTACAAAATAGTCAACCAGAAATACAAATACAGTATGATATACCGCTAGTAGGTATTGAAGACTTGAAGACATATGTACCAATTCATTGGAAAGATAACAGTTACCATCTACTTTGTACATTTTCAGTATTTGTCAATTTACCCGCTAATCAAAAAGGAATACATATGTCAAGAATACCTGAATCAATCTATGATGTAGTAAGGAAAATCGTTGGTAAAGAACATACATCATTAGAAGACTTACTAGTACATATTAAGGACAAACTACTTGAAAAACACGATTATGCTAATACAGTTCTAATTAGGGTTTCAACGTATTTACCAATTACAGTGAAGACACCAAGAACAAAAAAAGATTCACAAGAAATCATACCAATTGAGATGGTTCTAGAACATAAAGACAATGAAACCCTTAAAACCCTAATTGTATATGTACTAGGACAAACTGTATGTCCATGTGCTCAAGAACTAACCAAAGAAGAACTTGATGTTGAGTTATCTCCAAGTCATAATCAAAGGGGACAAATGACTATTGAATTCAAATGTCCAATTGATTATAACATTACCTTTGAAGAACTCTATGATGTAGCATGTAAGTCAATGTCGGCGCCAACATATTCACTGTTGAAAAGGCCGGATGAACAATTTGTCGTATTACAATCACATAGTAGGCCAAGGTTCGTCGAAGATTGTGTTAGATATGCTAAACACTATATTGAACAATTAATTAGTGAAAAAGGTAACAAAAACAAAGACAAAAACAATAAAAACGTTTCTTACAGAATTAAACAAGTCAATTATGAGTCAATACATAAACATAATGCAGTTGCAATTATTGGTGATTTAAGGTTTGGTAATCTAGGACTTCGGTGATCTAGGATTTTCGGTGATCCAAGATTTTCGGTGATCCAAATGACTTCCATTTCTGATTTAAACATTCTTTTTTGTTATAACCAAGAAAAATTAGGTGCAATAAAGCGTGCTCACTGTTTACAAGAACAATCTCCAAAAGAAGTTGAATTACATTCTGTTCCGGTACAAAAAGTACAAGATATAGACGATGACTTTACACATGTTATTCTTGATAAAACTGTTGCTAACACGCCTATCGAGCAAAATTATGAACAGAAACTAGTATTAGCAAATTGCCATAGAGAGCAGTATCAAAACTTAAATGTCAATGAAATGTTAGTTTATGATTTCAAAATGCCTTATACAGTATGTCGCTACAATTTACAGTATCCATATGAACGACAATACACTTACATTGGACCGTTGGTCAAAAGAGTACAAACTAAACCAATTGAAGATAGGGCTGAACGTTTATTTGTCACAAATGGACAACATTACATGTTTGAATTAGCAAAATTTATTGTAGAACATGTAAACGACGTCAAATGGATTATAGCGACAAAAACGGAAAAGGAATACGAAATACTAAAAGATACAAATAACTATGGACATGAAGTAGTCTATACAAAAGAGTTAGAACCTCTACTTGAACGTGCCAAATACGTTGTACATTATGGTTCACATCAGTTGGCGTTAGAATGCATTAGTACAGATCAAGTGCAATTAATTATACCGCCACCACATTCAAGGTACTATTATCAACATGCATTCCGTATTAGGGAATTTTTAATTGGTTCATTTGTTTTTGATTTGTTTCATAGGGTACCAATTGAACGTAAATACCGCATAATAAGAAGAATTCGTTGTAATTATAAGTCATATAGAAGCAATTTACAGAACTATCGTGAAAAGGTAGAAAATAGTAAGGTGGTTACATGTACACTGCCCACACTCTTTATACAGAACTCAAAGACTTAAAAAACGTTGTCTTAATAGTTTTTGACAATAATGTTGCTCATTTTTACGTTGGTATTAAAAGTGGATCTAAACTAATGAATGACAAAAACGTTAAAGGTAGAATTTACCTCAGTAATAGTTTAAATGCAACTTTTTGTATCACAGAATTCGATGATTTCTTAAAATACTTGAAGAACGTTAACGAACCTATCTTTTTTGACAAAGAAAATTTGGTTGTAACTACTCCTAATCGTGAGTTTGAATTTGTTGTCGATGAATTACCACCGAAAGAACATTGGCCTACCTTTCCATATATCCAGAAACCAGAGACAATGTATAAAAACCTAAATTTGAAAATTGAGGTTCCTTATGACATAATGCGGTTTGAAGAAGAAGGAACATTTGTAGTATCATTAATGGGCCATAAAAAACGTATTAATAAAAACAAACATAAATTGTACACAGAAGTGAAGCGTGAAACATTAGATAGATTACCACGATTTACATACGATTACTCATTGACGTTAGATTACCTTTATTTGCAATACAAAGAACCGTTAACTGGAAAAGCAAAAATAGAATTCTATTTGACAAATGACTTAATGGTAACAGATGACGACATATTCGAGGTGATCTAAATGGAGTTAATAATAGACTTAAAACGGAAGACATATACTGGTGACGTCATTGAACCATTATGGGCTTATCAGCAATATGGTATTCAAAGTGACAGTATAGTGGTATTCAGAGGTCCTATGCAAGTAGAATTATCCGACATGAAAGATTTAGCCGACATTAAAGAAGCAAAACCAATTTATGCTAATGACGCCATTAATTTTATCATAGAGCATTTTGATTATCCAGATATCAGAATTACTTATTTGAGACAAAGGTTACTTGTAATGATAGCAAAAGAAGTTCTAGAAGAGTATTCGGGCAAAAGGTTAACAAGAAATGGTGATGACTTATATTACAATAACGGTAAACTTTCTGTATCTATTGCGACTAGTAGCATAACATCAGGAAAAATTCACTTGGGTATAAATATCACTAATGAAGGTACGCCTAAGGGTGTAAAAACCGCCGCATTAAGTGATTTAGGACTAGTTAACGATGATCAAATTGAAATGATCATGGAAATGATTGGTAAACGGTATAAAACTGAAGTTGAAAAAATTGAGCAAGACATTAGGAAAACATTGCCGTTACTATCGAGGTGAAATAATGTGTGGAATAGGTTTCTATGGTCCAATATTAAACTCAGAAAGAGATAAACTACTTATTATGGAGTTATTGAAGACGTTGACAAAAAGAGGAAAAGATGGTTATGGTTTCATAGTAATCAGTGAAGATGGTAAGTATATGTTGTATCGCCATCATAGTTTAGATCAAGTACTTATGCAATTACATTACACTGAGTTAAGAAAAGGAGATATTGTATTGGTACATAGTAGGGCAAGACCAATAAGTGAACTAATTCATGAGGAAGAAAAAGAAAAGGACATTGAACTTTTACAACCTATTGTAAAACATAAAATTGCAGTTGTCTTTAACGGCATAATCGAAAATGATGAAGAGTTTAGGGAAAATGAAGAAAAATGGGTTGATACGTTTGCCATTTGTAAATACCATTCATTGCCCACATATAAGGACAAAGTTTTAAAAGGCAGTTATTCGTACATTTACGTTGATTTAGATGAACCACAAAAGATACACGCAATTAAAGGAAACCAACCATTATATGCTTACGAAAACGTGTATACTGGACAAATGATACTGTCGTCTGAACCGATAAAATTTGAAAACTTTTACAGTGTAAAGTTTCCAGTTGCTACAGAAATGGCTTTGACATTTAAAGTACAACAGTACATATTCGGACTATTGACGACGTATAAATGTGAATATGAAATGACACCAATAAAAATCCATAATTCAGTGAATACACCAGATCCTGATAAATCAAAAGCGGTTGTCTTATGTTCTGGTGGACTTGATTCTTGTGTAGTCGCCTACGAAATGGCCAAACAATGTAATCACATCATTTTATTGAATTTTGACTATGGACAACCTGCCAGAAAACAAGAATGGAATGCTACATTGAAACTATACGAATACCTACAGAAACAGTTTCCAGAGAAAACGTTCGAAGTTGTTCAATTGAAATTAGACGTGTTAAGTACATTGGCATCAAAGTCAACTGTTTTCAATGAACCTCCTGAAGGTACAAACGCCTTAGAAACCCTTTCAAGATGGATACCCGCAAGAAACTTAGTGTTCCTTTCATTGGCAGTTAGTTATGCAGAATATTGTGGTGCTGGAAAAATCGCCTATGGTGGAAACCTCGAAGAAGCATGTGTCTTTCCAGATAATACAACAGAAGCAATTGAAAAGTTCAATGAAGCAGTACAATGGTTTATTGCAAAACCAAAGATACAAATTATATGTCCAACCGCTTATGATATGAAAGTGGATATTGTCAGAAAAGCAATCGAGTATGGCGTCTATGATATTTCTTGGAGTTGTGATAGAGATGGTGAAACAGAATGTGGGCAATGTGAAGGATGTCTACTGAAACGTAAAGCACATAGACTTGTCACGTATCACATGTAATCTTTGTAAACTTTAACTTCAGTTGGTTCAGTTACCTCTATTTCAACTTTTACATAAGGTGCTAAAGTCAATACGATGTCGGATTTTTGAACTCTTGTACTATAATGATTGTCAAAAGTAATAACTGTGGTTGGTTCAGTATCATCTGCACTTCCGTCATTGGTTAAGGCCTGATAGCATTTGACGTAAACTTTCGTATTCGGGTTTCCTTTAGGTAATTGCACGACTAAATATATTGCTTCTGATATAGCGTTAATATAGAATGTTTTTGTATGTTCAACAATATCATGAAAGACAACTTCTGGTTTTTTACGTGTAGTTGAATATATCCAATGTCCTTTGAAACTCCTAATGAAAGGCATTGTATCACCTATCCTGTCACTTATAATGACATATACGTTAAATCAATTAAATTAAATTTAGAATTGAAGAAGGTAATATAAAGGTGTCAATATGTATAGGGTGCTGATTGTTGGTTCAGAACCAATCAGAGTCAGAATTGATACAGAAGAACAATATTTTGAAATACAGTATAGCGATGTATTTGGTCCTATTAGATTTACATATGATGATCCCTATGACATTATAAAAGTAATTGAACAATATACTTCTTTGAGTCAAGAAGATATACAAAGAATACTTGGTGTCTGTTACTATGGATGGTAAGAACAAACTTCAGAAAATACAAGACTATTTACGACAGTATATCAAAGGACAAGAGCATGTCATTAAGTTAATTTCTATCTTACTGATTAACAGAGATCGAATTGAACGTATCAAATCTAAATTTAATTTTGAATCCGATACTAATATCAATGACAATGACAATGATATAGAATATCCCAAAGATGAGTTAGTGCCTCCTAACATTATGTTAATTGGGCCGTCTGGATGTGGTAAAACCGAATTAACTAAACGTATTGCAGAAATTAGTGGGCGGTTTTGGTTCAGGATACCATGTACTGTATTGTCTGCAACTGGATATGTTGGTAAAGACGTAAACGACATATTGAAATATGCAATTGAATCAGCTATACAGAAAATACAAGAACAAAAACGTAAGGAGATAATTGAACGGCAACTAGATAAACTATTATTGCGTGCTACTAAACCGCCACTAGTTACTGATACATATGTAAATAGTATTAAGAAATATGTTGAAGTTTATCGTAAGAATCCAGAACATCCACTGTTAGAAGAATTGTTAGTAGCAACGGTACCTGAACCGCATTACATGTTTAATCAAAAAGGTGAGAAATATACTGCAGGTATTTTCTATCAAGAAGTCCGGGATACTGTAAAATCTATAATTGAAAAGTTAATTGAGGGTGAGTTAGCGAAACAACAGGAAAAAATACAAATGGAAGCAATTAAACAAGTTGAAAACGGCATAATTATGCTTGATGAAATCGACAAGATTGTTGGAGGACGTCTCGATAACGTTTCAATGTATGGTGTTCAAAGAGAACTTCTTGCATTAGTTGAAGGATCCACATTTCATACACAATATGGTCCGATTAACACGAAAAACATATTGTTTATTTCAGCAGGAGCATTTCAAGTTGTATCACCAGATGAAATGTTACCAGAACTGAGAGGTCGTTTTCCAATACGAATAAAACTTAAACCACTAATGAAAAAAGATTTCGTTGAAATTCTGAAACATTCAAGACTATCACCATTGAAAAAGTTCCAAACCATAATGAAAGCAGATGGAATTAACGTTACTTTTACAGACGACGCAATTGAGTATCTTGCTGAATATGCTGAAATGTTAAATCAGAAAGAAGAACAAATTGGTGCAAGACGTCTATGGGAATTATTTGATAAACACCTTATTGACTTGTATTTACTAGAAAAAGATACTGTAATCACGAAGGAAATGTTACAAGAATTATTGCCAAGACATAGTAGAAGAAAACAAAAAAGATTTCCATATGAGATGTATATATAGATGTTCTGATAGATGATGAATATAATGTAATAAACAGTTATCGGTGACAAAATGCATGGTAAAATACATCCACATTGGTTTTTACCAATGAATTATTTTCCATGTCAATATTACATCAGAGCATATAGTGCTAATTTCACAGAAAATTGGTTTGTAAAATATGAAACAGAATCAAGTACAGTTGTTGACGATGATGGTAACGAAATACCAATGGTAGTTCCTGTAGAACCTGATAAATATCATAATATTAACAGTAACGAATTAATTGCACTACAGTTCAATGCAAAAACCAAACAGTTTAAATTGATAGAAAAAGTATATACAACTAACAATTCTAGTAACGAAAATGAATTCATTTATCATCGTGAAAATATTATTAAATGTTATTACCCAGAAGATTTTACAGAGGTAAAAAAAGTGAAACCAGGACAATATATTGACGGCAGTAATATTGGTGATTTGATTTACGTTGCAACCACGGATGATGGTGCTGCTTGGACTAGTAATTTCTACTATGGTACAAAAGAATATATTGGCCGCAGATTCAGACATTATGTAGATGTTAACAAAACTGTAATAACCGGATATGATGCTGAAGGTAGACCAATAACTACAACGGTTCGGATTACATATACAAAACCATTTATTGTGTATTTGGATCCACATAAGTTTGCTGAAGAACATTTAGACTTAACAAATCAAGACTATGATTTTGCTTTAGTTAAATACACTGAGTGGAGTTCATGGCCAAATGCTAAACACCCCGTTTCTGGTAGACATAAAGCTATAATTTCAAAAAGAAACTACTATCCATATGGTTGGTTTGAACCTTATCGTGAATACTGGACTCTTTTAAAACGTAAACCAAAAGAAGATAATGAAGATGGTTATGAGCGTATTTGTATGATGGCAAGAACAGGGAAAGACACATCATATGGACTTGCTATCAGTGAAATTATCTATTACAAGTTAAATACAAATGAATAGGTGATCAAATTATGTTTCTGCATTTACCTGAAAGAGTTTTTTTTGAAACTGAAATGAAACGTAAGGCATTACAACAGAACGCATACAATTTTGGTTGGACTTGGTATTATACAATTGAATCACAAGATCATACGTTACAAGTACATTATACAGGTAATGCGATAACCAGTACAAATTACATAATGTTACAACCAACCAGATTCGATAACAGGTTTGTTAACCTTAACATAAAGATTCTAAATGAACCTATATATGACCCAACCGATACACACGTTGTATATAGTTATACACATAAACTTGAGTTAATTTTTGAACAACAGTGTACACATGTATATACGTATTATCCACATCCATCACATTTTTGGTATAAAAGGTTTAATTGGAGTGCAGACCATAAAGATGAGTTATGGGTTGATAACGACAAGTTCAAGTTGAAAATCTTTCCAATGTTAGATAAGTATCCTGGTACAGATGTGCAGCATAACGAATGGAGTGGTTTTTTGGGTATAGGAATGGTTGCTGGAGGTGCACCAGCTGTGATACAAATTCCAATGGAAAATTTCATTCTTGATGAGGATGGAAATCCAATGGGCGAATGGGATTTTGCTGTTGTGCGCGGACATTGGCTTGGTGGCGAAACTATGTTATCATACGGTTCTAGAGATGACATTAAACCTGTATCAATGACTATACCTAAGCGTGAATTTGAAGTTGTTGTTAAACCAGGAGAATCATTATGGTACAGTAGTTTATCTGGTGGAAGTAGAGGTTTTGCAATAACTTACATTCAGTTTTATCGGTACAATCAAATTCCTGGTTAAAGGTGTCAACAATGTTATTACGCCTCTTACCTAACGAATATTTTAGTTTAGTGTTTCCAAAAGAACTTGATGAAAATACTAGTCAGTTGGGAAAGTTACAGTTAATACGTTATAATAGACAACAAGAACAAGGACAAGAACATGAACAAAAACAAAATCAAGAACAGTATAAATATTATTTCATTAATGAAAGTTATGATAATTTCACTGTTAAATTTGTGTTCAATGATGATTCAGTTCTGTATGTACCTGTAGAAGTCTTTTCAAACAGGCATTGGGTAGTTTGTTCACCTTTTGAAGTCCATGTACACTCTTTACATGAAAATCCTTCTTTTGGTTTTACACATCATTTAGATGGTCTTTATTGTCATTATAGTACACGTGATTATTTGGTTTTTGAGAACTTAAACGTTTATACATATAGATATACGTTTTATGGTGAAGATTGTGTTATAGAACATGTAGACCTGTACAATAACAGTATGTTTATCACAGATCTTACTGACCAAACTGAAAAGACTTCAATAATTATGAAACCCACTGAAAAGATCATTGTTGTTGTACAAGGAGACTTGTACTTTAAGTCAATGAAATGTTGGTGACATAAATGACATTAGACGAGTATGTATATACAGTTTACATTGATAACAAGAAGTTTACTGGATATTTAAGGATACCTGAAACAATACTTACTAAATTTGGAAGGCAAATAATAGCCTACTTAGAACTCGAAAACGTTTCAGGAATAGAACCTGGAACGAAAAAAGTTGTTATACGTTGGCCTAAAAGTGTATTCCCATACGTCTTAAATGCTTCAAATGTCATTTTCGAAATAGATGGCCGTTTAGTATTCCAACATAATGTATCTACAAATTCTGAAACGTATACAACAGAACATGCGGTATCAATAGACAGTGAGTTTAAGTGTTTGAGAGTATATATCGGATCAGAAGAACAAGATACTACAAAAACTGTTATTGGGTACTTAAATGGAATTCGTGAATTCTTTACGTACTTATTCCAATTCCCTAAATCTATACGTAATAACGTTGGCGTTTTTGATACAACTACTTTTGATTTCGAATTCTCTAAACCAATGAAAGCCGACACAAGACATTATTTCGATTTATACATTCCCACTACTATATTGTTTGCTAAGCCTTCGCGTGCTGATTTACTGTTACAATCAATTGACATACTGACTATACCTTTTGCTTTCTTAAAATGTTACTACGAAAATGAACTGTTGACTGATATGTCTACTAAAGGATCTGTATTTGTTTTTTCATATCCACGTGATTACCGCATCATACCATTAGGATCAGTATGTTCTTTTAGTTTCCCAAAATCTTTTTCCGATCTTACAGACTTACTGTATATTTGGATAGTCGTTTCATCACCATCATCGTCATTATCACCATCAACAGTTACACCATTTCATGTATTGAAATCATTGTATTTAATTCCTGAGTTCATATGGTGTACTGCTCCTATATACGTTTTATCATCAATTCATTCTATGGGGTTTTTCGACTTAGACAGTTTTTCGCTTACAATACCGAAAATATATAAAGAAAACCTTAGGTATGCTTCTGAGGTACATACAATTGTCAATTTGTTTACAAAATCATTTTATGAAGGTACTAAAGCATCAGAAACTAACACCTTTACATTTACTGTACCGGGATCGCGTGAACATATGATGATTTTCATGTTTTTCCATACTGTTTTGTTGGACAAGTACTTGTATATCGCTATACCATTAGAAACAAACCTTATATCTACATTATTTTTTAAGGCGTTTAAAAATGTAATACCATGTGAGTCAACTACTATTTCCACATATACATATGTAAGATATCATGAGAAGGCAAATGTTGCAAGACCATATTGGTTAAACTTCACGAGATGTTATGAACCGAAATTTGAATGGGTTGTTGATTTTGATGTACCACCAGATCTCTTGTTCTTCAACTATGTATCACTTAACGAAGAATTTAACTTAGATCTCCTGTTACTTGATCCTGATGCCAAAATCTTCTAAGGTGTCTTTATGCTATTAATGTCTATTCATGTTGCTGGTGATGCTCAAACATTGAAACTAGCGGCCGGGGCAAAAGTAAACGAATATTTAGTTCCATACAAATATAAGGACATACCTATGGTAACACCAGGACATATGTTTAAACTAGAAGGCTATGCTTTATGTTATGATAACTTAGAAATAACAATAAAGACGAAAGGCCAAGTTGAGTTCTATGTAGATGATGACACATGTCTCATCCAAGATGAATTTGACGATTGTACTGTACAATTGTCAACTGGTATACACCCAATTACATGTTATATTAAACCTACAGAATATCCTGTCTCATATGAGTTATCACCAAATATATTTGTACTTAACAACGGATATATTGAGTTCACAGATCCGAAACCACTAACTACAAAACTTTTAAACTTTAGATTTGTAAATCCAGAAAAACATGTAAGACAAAAATACTATATTGGAACAAGAAAATTGAAAACGTATTATTACGATTATAAACATTTAGATGACAAGTATACAGATACAACTGTAGTTATACCTCCAGAAGATGAAAGTTAAGTAGATGAAAATTAAATAAATGAAAGTTAGGTAATTGTCTAAGTAATAATTAGGTGATCACTATGTACCAGTACCAGTTAAAAGTAAAAGTAAAACGGTTAACAGAAAACGCAAAATTACCAACTAAAGCATATGAGGGCGATTTAGGCTATGACTTATATTCTATTGAGTCTGTAACTGTTAAACCGAATGAAAAGCCCACTTCAATTAGAACTGGTATAGCTATTGAGTTACCTAACAATTATGGGTGTATCATCAAAGACAGATCTAGTTTGGCGTCAGAAGGCTTACATGTCGTTGCTGGAGTCATTGATAACGGTTATAGAGGAGAAATAATCGTAAAAATGGTTAATTTATCTAATAAACCTATTACGTTAGTAGAGGGCACGAAAATAGCTCAAATGATCTTGATTCCAGTTGTAAACTGTGATATCATTGAAGTAGAACAGTTGTCTAAGACTGATAGAAACGATAAAGGATTCGGATCTTCAGGACTCTATTCCACTAAATAAACTTTACTTGCATTAAGAAAAACAAAATCTTCGATCTTGAAAAGAGTTCCTCTTACATAAAGGATTTTATCTTGTGAAAGCGATTTATTAAGTAAGTTTTTGTCAATATGAACGATAAAGTAGTCAGATTCATCTTGTAACGATCTTATTGTCACAGAATAATACTCTTTAACTTTCGATTTAAGTTCTTTGCGTTTCAACTGTACCCTAGAAACTTTACCTATTACTTCTAGATCAAAAATACATGGCTGACCATTTTCACATGTTCTTGCTATTTCTCTAATTTCCTTAAAGGTTAATGGTTCAATCTCCACGATAACACCTCCTTTAAAGTTCTAATATAACATTAAAAAAGCTAGTACTATATATAGTTTATGATGGGTGATTTCTAATGAAAAAACCGTTATTTATAGCGTTTACGGGGCCTGCATCATCTGGTAAATCAACACTTGTAAAGCATTTAGCAGAAATCTTAAAAGTCAATTATAACGTATATGTGGTTAGTGAGGTTGTACGTAGTATCCTGAAACACTGGAACATATCGTTAGATGCGTTACTTGAAAACCCTGATTTATTTTTTGATTTCCAAGTTAAAAGTTTAACAAAACAGATTTTGCTTGAAGAACGCCTACTGAAAAGTGACTACGACATTGTACTATTCGATAGATCAGTACATGATTACTTTATATATGCCGCCCTTGGTTTACCACCCCATAAATTCAATGAATACAAAGATCATTTCAAGGATGTAACAAACAATTACGATCTACTTATTTACTGTGAACATTTAGGATTTGTCAACGATGGCGTTAGATCCAAAAAATACATTGAACTCGGTGAAATTGGGTTATTCCAAACGCTAGTGAAACCTTACGCAAATTACGTTTTAAGCGTTGAGCCACATTGGAAGCGTATACATAAAGTATTAGGGTGTATTGCGGGGTGTCTATCCAATGATTCAGAACATAGATAGAGCAAAAGAACATATTGAAAAAGTGATAAAAAGTAAAGGAAATATAAAGGTTGTAACGCATTGGGATGTAGATGGACTTACGTCATTTACCATACTGAAACGCCTATTTGATCATTTAGAGGCCGACTACCATATCGAATATGTACCGGTACTTAATGATGAAACAATAATAGATTTAGAACTAAACGACTATGATACTGTTTTGTTTGCTGATCTAGGTAGTTCATCATTACACTTTATCAATGAAGAAGTAAAAGACAAGACTGTTATTGTACTTGATCACCACTATCCAGAAAACGTCAATAGTCTGAATTTCAAATTGATTCATGTAAACCCGAATTTATGTGGCTATACTGGTGATTCATCTGCTTGTGGAGCAACCCTTAGTTACCTATTAGCAAGAGAATTTGGACTTACTGAATTAGCCAAATATGCTCTAATTGGTGCTATAGGTGATGCTCAATCTTCAAATAGTGGCTACTTAGAAGACTTCAATACAGTACCCATAACTGATATGGCCAATGAAGTCGTTGTTAAATCAGCTTTACAAGTTTACGGTAAGTTTTCAAGACCATTGATATTGTCACTAAAGTACTCATCAAACATCTTTTCAAACTTCAGTGAATCTGATAACAATATATTGGCGTTTTTCTACAAAATCAAAAATGATACTGGAATTGATTTGCCATATCATAAACCTTATTGTTACTTGACGTTAAAACAAGTACAAGTATTAGCTGACTATTTATTTCGTTACATGAAACGGTTTATACCAAAAGAATTCCATAAGTATATTCATTGGTGTTTGTTTGGTAAGTCGTATCACATTAACGTTGATACAGAACAAATAGTCAAAAGTCCTTGGACTTATGATTTTGAAGAAATCCCATCGTTTCTGAACGCTTCAATACGTGTAAAACAACATGACTTAGTTATCAAATATTTGTTAAATGGACAAAATGAAAAAACCCTATTAAGTAATTACCGCAAGTATAAACAAAAATTGTCAAAAGCAATTAGAAACTTTGAAGATATTTGTACTTATGATCAATTGACAAATATCCAGTATTATATTGCTTACTATGATAACAGTGAAATTGAACCGACTATGTCTGGTGTATTGGCTGGAATGTTATATGCAAAACCTGAATTTGACTATACAAAACCAAATGTCGGTATCGTTGAATTTGAAGACGGATGGAAAGTTTCGATAAGGGGTTCAAAGTTATTGCAATTTACAGATTTCCATGCAGGACAAATACTTATGGAACTTTCAAAACGCTATGGTGGTTCTGCAGGTGGACATAAGTTGGCAGCAGGAGCAATGCTTCCTTATGATGTCGACCTAGACGCTTATTTACAAGATCTGAATAAGTTATGTACATATAATGTAAGGTGATGTTTATGCCTACAGTTGTTATTGATAGAGTGCGATTACCAGTAATTGAAGGTACATCTGATTTAAAGGAACGAGAAATCGCCTATGATGAAAAGTCTAAAAAACTAGTATTCAAAATAGGTAATGAAGTAAAATACATTCCATTTGAAGATACGATTGTAAAAGATTTATTTGAACAATTGAAAAAGTATATTCAGGAACATTCTTTACCAATTCCTGTTATTCAAAAGGTACAAGACTTAGAAAAACAAAAAAACCCAATTAATGGACAAATATGTTATTGTGAAAGAACAGGTACAGTGTATATTTACATTGATGATACATGGTGGCAACTAATACAAGCCAAAAAGTGATAGTATGTCAAATAACAATGACAAAGACAATGATAAGGTTATTGTAAGATACACGTTATTTTCAGTACTTGGTGATTACTTAAGAAATGTAACTTCAGAATCTTCGTTAGTCAATGAACGTGAACTAGTAATCGTTGATAAAACTGGACTGGGTATAATAGTTGGAAACAAACGCCACGAAATACACGATCCTGAGAAAATGGATATAAGTAGACTGTTACAACGTATTATACAAGAATACCAGTTATATCCAGTGTTATCTATTGGTAAACCAAATAATGGTAACAAACAAGGCTATGGACATATGTACATAAGTGAAAACAAAAGACGTGTTATGTTAACGTATAACAATCAGAATATTGTCATAGGTGAATTGGCGTTACCAATACTAAAGGCTGATGGTAACTATTTATCCAAATCTAGATGGGAAATACAAGGTACGTATAAAGTTGAAAAGGATGGAGTAATCTTACAATCGGGTTATGCCAAATTCAACGACGATAAGCTTGATATCGATGACAAAACCCTAGAAATTAAGTTTCAAAACGTTGATGCTAAAACTACTAGAAACATTACGATACTGAAAATCGGGTCAATTGAATTGAAGTACAGAACTGGTTACATTGACTTATATGTGGATGGAACTTACAAACGTACACTTATAGGACTAGACACAAAAAAACGTTTTTTGAAAAAGAACAGAAACAAAAAACGTGATAATGATTATATTTCAAGTACAACACTAACTAAAGGACAGATATTGAAGGTTGTATACAAGGGAAAAAGTCAATCTGATCATCCTGTCAATTTAGAGGATCTTATTAACGATTTCGATTATAACCAATTTGAACGTGCTGCTAACGTAACTGAGATACATCTTTATGAAAATGATGATAGTGATAATTACACAAACACGCTATTTACATGTATCATGAAAGTTGACAGAATGCAACGAGTAAAATTCGGTATTAGTGGTGATGATGACTTTGGGTATGCTATCTACAGTCTTGAAGATCCAGAAACGTATATTAAGGCTTATCGTAAAAAACCAAATAATCAAATAACATGTATTAAACAAATGTTTTTAAAGCCTGGATACTATTTAGTATGTGCATGGGTCAAGGAATTCAAGGGTACTTGTAGACTAACCTTATTTTGGAAAGGTGAAAATGACAGTAAATGGAAAGTATTTGGATGTAGTTCTGAACAAACTACAATTACAATTGGTGATAAACAGTATGAGGTTGGAAGTCCAGGTACACTCTATGCTTGGAATGTACAACAAACAGAATGTATGTGTAAAGAGTTCATAGAAAGTGCCAACATAGATCTCAGTAATCCTATCCAACTAGAAGAAACTAAACCTGTTATCTTGTCTTTATGTTTTGATGATGGATATTTGACTACCATTAAATCCGATTCATATACAATATCTATCAACGACAATATAACAATAGATTCAAACATAACCTTACAAATAGGTGAATCAAATAAGTCTATTAACTTAAAATACTACGATATTGTACTAAGACCATAGAGGTGAACTTTCATGACATATAAGAAATTGGCTTCAGTAAAGGTGACGTCTACAACTCAATCAGGTATTCCAGCTCTAGTATATCAAGTTCCTGAAAACAAAGAAGTAATCATAAGTAAGGTGTACATACATAATTTGCAAGGTAATACAGATATACGCGCACATGTATTTTTCGTTGATCCAAGTAATTCTAACGAATATGACGCCAATAACAATACAATCAATGAAGAATCAACAAGAGCATTTGACATTTTGATTCCAAGTCTTGATACAGCAATATTCGGTAGTGGTGTTACGTTGGCAAATAAACAAAGTATTTACGTCAGATCAATTGGAGGTGATGCTGTAGTCCACGTCTTTGGGAAGATTGTTGATAAACAACCACCGATTTAAAGGTGTCTTTTTATGAGTGTACTATCACTGCTTAGTTATCTGAAGATAAAAAATGCATATCCTGTACATGTTGGTGTTGATCCACCCGATAGCACAAGTTACATTTGGTTAGATGTTAAAGACGGTACTTTCAAGCACTACATCGACGGTAAATGGGTATCAATTGACGTTGGATCAGATGTTGTAATTTCAAAAGATCCACCAGTAGATACACAAAAACTTTGGTTAGATTTGAATACGAGACAACTAAAGTATTTTAACGGTAGTACTTGGACTGCAATCGAAGACAAATTCGGTTTAGTTGTCAGTAAAACCGTACCTAGTGATTTAACAAAATTATGGTTTAATCCGGATACAGGTAAACTGAAATACTATAATGGACAAGAATGGGTATCAGTAGACGTTGATACTATCAAAGGTGTAACAATTGACAATAGTTTGAACTCAAACAGTCTATGGACATCTGACAAAATTGTAGATCAGTTGAGTAAAAAGGCTGATATACAACATATACATAGTATTTCTGACATAATAGATTATGTACCTATTGTCCATATTAGTAATACTGAACCTACTAATACAAATGTATTATGGTTTGATACAACATCCAATCTATTGAAATATTTTGATTCAGATACAAATTCATGGGAACCTATATCAGGTGATACGAATGTCATTATTTCTGAAATGCCACCTAATGATACTTCAAGACTTTGGTTTGATACGGTAAATAAAACGTTAAACTACTATAACGGAAAAGATTGGGTTCCTATCGCTGGATCTAATACGAGCACTGATACTAATACTGGCACTGATATTGAATCAAACACAATTGATACAGAACCACTAGAAACTTTCGCTTTCTTTACAGGACTATTGTAAAACTAAATTGAGGTGTTCTAAATGAAAATTGTAACTAAAAACCTTATTGATGTAAATGGTTCTATTGCTACAGATGAAAACGGAAATGTTGTTATTGTAGTACCCCCAATGGATGAAAACGGCTTTCATATTGTAAGGGTTGATGTATCTGGACTTAAAGACGTTACTACTGCTTCTGCAATCGTTTACATCGAAGATAGAAGTGATGATATAGCAAGGATACAAGAAATTACAAGTCGTGCTCTAGAAATCAAAGCTAGACTGACTGATACTGAAAATCCACCTTCAGAAACAGAAAAAGGTATACTTTATGCTGAATTAGCTGAATTGAATAAGCAACTCAAAATGATTGACTCGAATATGAACATATATGAACTAATTGGATAAAGGTGATCTAAATGAGTCTATATGAACAGGTTAAAGAACTTAAAAAACAAGGTTTAACACCAAAAGAGATTGCTAAACAATTAGGTTATCCATTATGGTTGATTAAAGCCTTATACGACTTAATACCTTAACCAAGTTAAACTTTAGAACTTAATCTTTGCCTTTACCTTTAACTTTTACTTTTACCTCTTTTTATGGTGATCTGTTATGAAGTTCTATCATAGTAGACGTTTTCCAAAAATTGTCATAGATGGACATTTGACTGATACATTGAAAATATCAGAAGACTTCAAATACACGATTCATGGTGATACTTTACGACTTTATAGCGTTAGGGTAAAATGGCATCATGATCCCAGTCCATATCGACACGTCTTAACCATCTACTCTGAATTTGATGATGTAAATGGTTATCAAGTTGACTTATGTGACTTTTACAGAAAAACTGACTTAAATACACGTAATGATATTTACGTTTTTGATATCAAAGGAAATCAGTTAGAACATTACATTTACAATGGACTTTGGATTAAAACACCCTTACAGAAAGGAGAAAACCTAGTTTTCATCTACTATGGATCGGGAACTGAGAATACAGGTAACCCCAATAACGTTTTTGAATTATACGAACATAATATTGGTACAAACTCATATGTAAGTCAAAAGACATTTAGATGTAACATACAGTTAACAGTGAAAGCAAATGTACAGCAAGACGAATCCATGTTCATTGGACTAACTGATAGTAACAATAGTACTTCTATCGGTTATCAGTATGATACTTCAGTTGGTTTCGTTGCATTTGTCAAATACATGAACACATATGTTAGAAGTGAATCTTTATCCTTGAATACTGAACAACAATATGAATTTACAATACAGTTAACAGAATCTCAAGCCAAGTTTTATGTCAATGGAAATCACGTCTTTACTCATTACGTAAATGTCGAATCTGATCTTTATGTCAAATGTAACGCTGTAAATGTAGACTATTTGTATGTCAGTAAGTATAGGGAACCAGAACCAACAGTTGTTAACGCCTTAAGACAAACAAAATAATGGTGATCTTCATATGCCTATTATTGTCAATGGCAAAAAGACAAATGAAATACATTTCAAATATGGTGCATATGTAGACTACAATGAACCAGTTCCTACATTGAAGTATGGTAATAGGCCTGGTACAGTTGTTATACGTAAAGGTAAACCAAAAGACTACATTGAATTTGATAGTAATAATGGTGGTTATTGGAAGTACTATTTCAGTATACCTGTATTTGGTACAGATTATCTCAATGAACCAGTTCAATACAAAATTGAGTTTACAGAAAGTTCAGTTAATGTGTGGTCAAATGATTTGCAAAGCATACTAGCTACACGTTCTATAGTGAACTTCTGGGATGAAGCAACTAAAGCAAATATCAGAGTTTTCGATGAAAATTACCAACAGAAGTACTTCTGGATTGAAAAGTTTGATCCAGTCAACAAACATGCTATAATTTGGGTTTCAATTGAACCAGGACAAAAAGAAGTAAACATTGCATATGGAAATGACAGTTGCTTTGAAAGTGGATATAATGTTCCAAGTAAATGTTTTAGGAGAGTAATTGATGGGCTAGTCGGATGTTGGCATTTTGATGAAGGACAAGATAATACTGTCTATGATTCATCTGGCTATAATAGACATGGAACTATTAATAATGTTACTTGGACTGATGCTGGATACTATGGTAAAGCGTTATACTTCAACGATGGTGAGGTTGTAATTGAAAACTCAGAAAATATGGATGGATATGAACAATTAACAGTTATTTCTCGTATATATCCTACACAAAGTTCATCGCAAGCTATTGTATTTAACAAAGAAGTGTGTTATGAGTTGGCATTGATAAATTTGAATATATGTTGGGCAGTATGTAATAGTATATTTTGGGAGTGGATATCAACTGGATATACTGTAAAACTTAATAAATGGTATTTTATTGCATGGGTTTATGAAAGTGCAAATTCAATAAAGACATATGTTGGTGATGAAAATAGTAATATGTCATTACATACTGGTTCTTATGGTAGTGGAAACATATCAACGTCGAATCGTAAACTTAAAATTGGAAATCGGTATATTGCTAATTGTCCATTTAAAGGTATCATAGACGAAGTTATGATCTTCAATAAAGCATTAACTAATGAAGAAATTCAAGACTTATACAATAATCATGGAATAGGAGGACATGATGGTAAATGTTACGTAAGAAAAATTATTGAACAAGATCTCCAATTCGGAACCATTTCCATTAATGAATTCTAAAGGTGTCTACTATGTCTATGAATAACTGGATCAAAATCATATTGCCTAATGGTGTTGAAAGGTATGTTAGAAAAATCGAATTTGGACATGGGTTTCAAGTCACTGAAGACAAATATGGTATTAACGTATCAAACATAAACTATGAAGGTGGTATTGACTACGAATTTGCAAAAAACATTTTTGATATTACAAAATATGAATGGAAGTCTGTAGTACCTAACGACAAATGGAATAACGCTATAGTTTATGCTGTACATAATAAGTCAAGTGAAGAAACCGTCACATTTGTTTTACATCTTAATACAATTTGGCCAATAACAAACGGATCAATGAAACCTGATCTTTCTGATGTACTTGTTATCAATGAAGACGGTGAAATTCTTTCTTGGTACTATAGTGGAGACAATGCTTTTGGTGAATTTGATATTGTAGTAACAGATAACATACCACAAAACGGAATCAAGAACTATTTCATTGTATTCGGGAATTCAAAATGTTTAGGTGTATTCAAGAAACCACAAAACGCCAGTATAGTCAAATTACCATTTAATTTAGATAGTTACCGTAAATACAGTATTTATCCGTTATCAAATCAAGATATTAGGTTGAATTGGACTACTGATGGTAACAACGGTTACATAGACGTTTCATCACTTTCAGATGGTTCATTATTTGTCGTTGAACTTGACAACTTAAATGGAACTACAATGTCAGAGTTTGAATTTGATGTGACAAATGCCGTTGATGTTGAAAAGATCCAATGGCTCAAACCAGAACCACAAATAACAGAAAACGTAAAAACTTACATAGTTAGGAATCAGTTTCTTTCAGATTGGCCGTACTATTGGTGTTTTGACGTAACCAATGAAGATACACAAAATCCACTAGAAGGCCCTATCTGTATTGAATTTGACTCTACTGAATTGATATCAAAAGGTATAATGAAACCTAACGCAAATGACTTAAGGGTTGCTATTGTTGATCAATATGGAAATCCAATACGGTTCCTAGACTACTATGTAGAACACGTTACAATTGGAACAGATAAAACCAGAGTTTGGACTGAATTGTACATATCACCAAGTTCAACAATTAGATTGGCATTATTGTTTGATAACCCATATGTTTTCAGTGAATCTGATGGTAACAAAGTTATGTTTAAGTTTTTCGATGAATTTATTGTCAAGTATTTACAACCAAATATATTTGTAGAAACCCTTGAAGATGGAACATATAGAGTAACAATTCATAATCCTTATGAAAAGCGAATATTTTACCCAATTAAGCTACCAATAAAAGCACCTAATGAATTAACTGGTTATGAAATTGTTCCAGAATCAGAGTAAAGGTGATATCAAATGTCTTTGCCTTATTGGATTACTGGTACTGAAACTGAAAAATACATATGGACTAGGGTTACTATACCTGCAGGAAAACATGCAATACTGTATATCCGTAAAAAAGAAGGGTATAGTCCTATAGAACCTAAGAGAGTAATTAATGGCCTAGTTGGATGTTGGCATTTTGACGAAGGACAAGGTAATGTTGTTTATGATAGTTCAGGTTATGGTAATAATGTTACATTATATGGTACATATGAATGGGTTACAGATAATGGAAATACTTGTATTTACTTTTCTAATGGATATGGTTTGACACAAAATTCTATAACATTAGGAGATGATCCATTTACGTTTATAGTAAAAGTCAAGTACCCAAATGATGCAAGTATTAGTAGTAATACTGCTGTAATAAGTAATTATTCTGGATATTATACACATAAATATGCAGGTATTCATGTATATAGTGGATTGAAACTTCGGTTCTGTATTAGACATTATGATGATTCTAGTAGTAGGGCATATATTATGTCTGACATAATAAACAAAAACCAATGGTATTTTGTTGTTGGTAAAAGGGATACTACCAAGATATATCTATACTTAAATGGTGAACTTGTTGGTACAAAATCATGTACACATGTTAGAGATGTAGATAATAACAGATCTATTGCAATAGGAGGTGGACATTATGGCAGAAATATTAAATGTTATGTAGGCTATGCAATGATCTTCAACAAAGCATTAACAGAAGAAGAAATACAAGATTTATACAATAATTATGGTATTGGAGATTGTGATGGTAAGTGTTATGTATTTGATAAAACCTTTGTAAGTCGTATTGTAGACAATGTAATCCAAATTCAAAATATAAAACAGACCGATTCAAATACATGGAAAATAGTCTTGTATAATCCAACTAATGAAGATATAATAGATGGTACAATCAAAATTCCTGGAAATGACATTGTAACCAGTATTAATGAAAGTCTTGAAATTGTACAAAGAAGTGTTTTCGGTTACTGGATTGATTCAAATCTCAATATATGGGTATTACCATCTATCAAACCAGGACAATCTATCACATTTACAATAAAACCAAACAATGAATGTTTCCCTGAATCTTGGATATTTGACTATCTGAAAACATCAATAGATCCAAATAAATGGTTTGTTAACTGTAACTTCATACCAGATATTGATGGTATAACAATAACAAAAGGTTATATCGAAGCAAATATAGATGTTACTGGACAAATAGTAGACTTAGTATTTGATCTGAATTGGCCATATAGACATGTACCAATACTGAAAATCGGAAACAAAATCTTAGTCAAATACAATAATGGACAACTAGACTTCTACTTACATTATGATGTTGATCCTAATACACCTACATTTACGTATAAACTACTAGATTTGGAAAATACATTGTACATAAGGACACTAGATGGGAATAAACCCTTAAAACCAGGTATATTGAAACTTAGGTACAAAGGTAAATCAGGACATCCATCAAATCATGAAGGATTTATCAACGACTATGATTACTCTACATTACACATAAAAGAAGTTGTCAATAGTATTTACCATCCAAGATCATGGGCATATGACTGCCAAAACGAACTTTACACTTGTATTCTAGATATATGGAATCAATGTAATGTAAACTTTGGTATTGATGGTGATGATGCTGTAGAATACGAAATCATCAACCTACATAACCCAAATGAAAGGATAATAAAGGGTTGGTATGGTGGACATGGATTCAGAGGTAGTCCTCAAGCAATATCAAACGTTACCTTAAAACCCGGTAAATACCTAGTTATTGTAAGACAAGAAGAGGACTATGGTAGCGAAGGTGTAATCTTCTACTGGAAATACCAAAATGAACCTGAATGGCATGTTTTCAGTGTAGACAATGCTCCAGGATACGTCTATACATGGATTCCAACAGATGATAAAGCAAAAACCCGTGAATTCATTGAATATGCTAGAGTTGACTTAGAAAACCCAGAAATAGTAACAAGAATCCCAAGAACAGAATCAATTTGTAGACTCATATTTGACTTTACATCTGGACTAGACATTTATGTTAACGATGTACACGTATATTCACAACTAGAACCTTACAATGACTTAAACGGTATTGTTCTTGGACATCCAGACAACGGAACAACTTACACCAAATACTACAACATTAAAGTGTATCCAAAACTACAATATAGTGTAAACCCAATACTTAGAAATTTTTAAGTAGTGATCTACTATGAATCTACTTTCACTTTTAAGTTATTGGAAACGTAATGGTATATCAGATATACAGTTTAGTTCAGAACCTCCTAAAGATCCTACTGTATTATGGTTTGACACTAAAGAAAAAACGTTAAAATACTATGAACACGGAACTTGGAAACCTATTAAACAAGAATTTATTGTGTATTCAGATACAGAACCAAAGGATACAACCGTTATTTGGTATAACACTACTAAACAATGTTTCTGTATATATTCTCCAAAAGATCATAAATGGAAAATGTTACAATTGCAATCTATGGGACATACAACTTTCGACAATAACATAAATGGAACTTGGAAATATTACATTTCTATTGAACTAGATACAGTACCTAAAGAAGATATCCAATACAGGATTGAGTTTACAAGTAAATGTACTAATGTTTGGTCAAATGATTTGAAACGAATTCTTGTAACTGGACCAATTGGCAATTTTTGGCAACAAGTTCATGAATATGATTTAAGGGTTTTTGATGAATACAATCAACAAAATTACTTTTGGATTGAGAAATTTAGTAGAGAACAGAAACATGCTATTATTTGGGTAAAATTACATGTAGGTCAAAGACAAATAAATATCGCTTATGGAAATAAAGATTGTAATGAAAGCGTATATCATGATGCACATAAAGTTTTCACAAGAACAATAGATGGATTAGTTGGATGTTGGTGTTTCAATGAAGGACAAGGGAATACTGTCTATGATTCATCTGGTTACGATAATCGTGGTACAATACATGGTGCTACTTGGACTGATGATGGATACTATGGTAAAGCATTATACTTTGATGGAAACGATTATATACGAATACCTAATTCAAAGAGTTTACAAGTTGATAGAGATTTGACTGTTTTAGTACGTTTCTTTCCTAAAGATGTGAAAAGAGGTAGACAAGGTTTAGTTTTCAAACATTACAATAACGAATATGAAGTCATAATGGAACCCACAGGTAATGTATCATTTTACCATGGAGATGGTTATTGGGAAGAAATACAGGAACCACCACATAGTGTCATACAAAACCAATGGAATTTTGTAGCAATAACAAGAACTATAACTAACAGGACTATTAAATTCTATCTAAATGGACAGTATAAAGGATCTGACAAGTTTACAAAAATGCCAAGAAAAAGTAATTATGATGTGTATATTGGAACTCGTGCATATCGTTGGTACTATTTCTACGGTTTAATTGATGAAGTCATGATCTTCAATAAAGCGTTATCAGATACAGAAATCAATGACTTGTATCAGTATCATGGGATAGGTGGTTATGACGGTAAGTGTTACGTAAGAAAGGTCATTGACAAAAATCTCCGATTTAGGAAGATATCTATCAAAGAGTTCTGATATCGATCAAAGAATTTTAAAGGTGATCTAATGGAACTGAAAAGTACTCAAATAACAAATGAAAATCTAGTACAGAATATACTTAATGCTATATCTCCATATTTAGAACAACTTTCTGAAAATGTCGATGAACTAATAGGTATCAAAATTGATTTTAAGGAACAAACAGTTTACATTTTGTATTTTGATTACACAGAAGAAAGACAACGTCTACAAGAAATTGTTTCACAGGCATTAATCATTAAAGAACAGTTACAACATGAAACTGATGTTATTAAAGTTGCAGTCCTTCAAGGCAGATTAACTGAACTTGCTAAAGAGTATGACAAACTCAAGGAAATACTAAACCTCGACCTAGAACTTTACGACTTAATCTAAAATTGAGGTGGTATTATGTAGTAGTAATATGTTTGACAAAATCAACTTGTATCTACTTGAGCAATTAGAAGACTTATTGACATGCTATAGTTTTGAATTAACATCTCATTATTTCGACTTACAGTATCATGCTGATTTGAAAGTAACAAATAGTAATGGTAATGGTAACGATAACAATAACAATGACGATAACAATATTGAATATTGGCTTATGCGTTTTAGACGTCTACCATATCGTGATTTCACTTTAAGAACCAAATCAAAATGGTTTCCATCTGAATTTGAAAAGATCTACAATGGTAGTACAATCAGTAACCGTTACTTACATCTAGTAGTTGACAATAAGTATCAAGTCAAAGAAGTATTCGTGATCAATATTAAACGTCTAAGCAAAATGAAACAGTTTCTACAATACGTTTACAAGTATCAAAATAAACGTGATTTCGTCTACATAACTCCAAATCAACTATTTGAAAACGGTTTACTTGACTATTACATAAAGTTGTAAAACTGTAAGGAGGTGAACAATATGTCAGTAGGATGGAAGTCAATAGCAGAAGTAAACACTAAAGAAAAAGATACAGCCGTAAGTAAAGAATTTAGAACGTTAATTTCAGATGATACTCTTTGTAGAGGTTTCTCAGGTACTGGTAAAACTTGGACTACAATCGCTAAGGCGTTGTACACAGCAAAACTTTATTCAGATGAAATCCCAATATTCGTTCTTGATACAGAAAACGTATTAGGTAAAGTACAGTATAACGCTAACTGGAATACTGCATTAGCAAAAACAATAGGTGTAAACAAAGAAGTACAATCACTTATTGACTTAAGTAAAGAAGTTGGAGCACAAATATTCATTTCAGAGTTCAATGAAAAAGTTGGTTCAGAGAAAGTCTATGATACAGTTGTAGAAACCCTTCAAATGTTAAGACAACTACCAAAGATAGTAAAAGAACAAGGATACAAATATGGAATCTTGATAATTGACTCATTAACCGACATTTACAAGTTAACATCAATGGCAGTAGTACAAAACAGATTAGGTGGTTCAATAGACGAAATTGAAATGGTTATGGATAACGTAGCCCAAATACAAGACTGGAACAAAGTATCAAACCTTATGTATGACTCCATAGTAACGTTAACAATGAACAGTAAAATACTCACCCTAATGACAATGAAAGAAAAGGAAAATCAACAAGGAGAACCAACATTACAAGGATACAAAGACATGCCATATTACTGTGATACTTACATAAGGTGTTTTGTAGGACAAGGATTAGTTGGTGGGAAAGTAGTTAAAAAGAGAAAATATGAAATCAGAAAGACATGGGGTTTGACTGGTGATTCATGGCCAACTATTGATGCCGACTTCATGAAACTAATTGGTATTATACTTGGAAAAGTCAAAGTATAACTTCTTTCTTTTACGTTTTACATTATCTTTTTTCTTGTTATCATTGTTTATTTGCTGTAGTTGTAGTCGTGGTAACCCCAAATACTTAGCTAACTTAGGATCATAGAAACGTTTCATAATTGATCACGTTATTGTACCGTTGACTTGTACTTAGATAACTGTATGTATAGTCTGAATATCATCCTTGCTTTGTTTTCAAGATCGTCTTTGAGTTTAGCCAAGTTTGCCAATTCTGTATCAATGATATGTTGTTGTGCTTCTGTATCATTCATGTTTTCTTGTGTCTTAACATAATCAATGTAATCTGCAATTAGTTTTGGTATATCACCAACAATCATGTAAGTATTCATAAGTGGTTTCAAAGTAATATGTTCATTAGTTGGATCAATTACATATGTTTCAGTTTCGATGTTCAAATTAGATGTACATATGGTTGTAAATAAATCACAGAGGACATTTAGTTTCGTTTCATCGTAGGTTTTATCCAATACATTAGTTTGTGGTATGGATATGTTTATATTGTCAACAGATATAACGTAATTACCAGAACCATCATCTGTTAACGTTACATTTGAAAATAGTAACCCATCATATGTATATAAGTTGTCTTCAATTTTGATCATATAACGTGTATTTAGTAATCTGTCAATAAGTTTACCTTCAGTTTCATCAAGATACTTGTCATCTATTTGAACAGTAATAACACCATTTGAAAGTGAAATCATGTCTGATCACCTCACGTTAACTGACGCTTTCGAAATACTTTTACGAATATACGAATCACATATGTATTATGTTCAACATGAACTATTTGAAGAGGTTTGTGTTCCATACTTATGTGGTCCTCCAGGTACAGGAAAGACATCATTGACAAGAACAGTTGCAAAACATTTACAGTTACCATATAGTCGCCTTGATATGTCACTTTTCGAATACTATGAATTGAAGGGTTTACTGTATGTTGACGACAAAAACTGGACTACAAAAATCATTGAGTTAGACGTCATACCGACTCATAAATGTGTTCTATGTATCGATGAAATTAATTCCGCAGACTATTCATTGCAAAAAGTTTTAGCAGGACTTATCTATGAACGCCAAATTGTAAACAGACGTCTACATAATGAAACGTTCATAATTTGTTGTGGTAATCCTCAAGATACTGTAGAAGGTATGTATGACTTACTTGGACATTTGAAAGATCGTCTTATTGAGTTGCCAGTACAACCTACGTTTGACGAATTACTTGTTAGAATTGCAAAACTTAGTAAGGTTGCATATACGGTTTATAGTCAAAACTATGAACTTGTAAAACGCTATTTTATGCAACATAAGTCAATGAGGCCATTTACAGCCGCTACATACGCTATTGAACAATACTTGAAAACAAAAGACAAATATTGGTTTGAACTGATTAGGCGTCTAATTCCAATCGCCAATGATATGGTTTTTGAACAATATCAGAAACCAAAAAATAGGGTTGAAATCAATAGCGTACATGATGTCATATCCATCATCCTTAACATAGATCAATGGACAAAAGATGAATTAGCAAAACTTGAAATTGACAATAATCTTTTGTTTACTGCTCAACGATATTGCCAAACGTTTGATCTACTTGACAAATGGAAAACGTTTCTACTAAAACTTGATGAAAAGAAAAGAGAACAATTAGCAAGGTGGTTGGTTGATGTTTGACATCTTCACCCTTATTGATCAATCAGACTTAAATTTCCATGATAAGGCGTCATTGAAAGTTCTGTATAGACAACATGAACGTATACTGAAAAATATGCCCCTAGAAACCCAATTACATGAACTAATACACTACTATAGAGGTGATCATTTTGTAAAACGTAATTGTGTACATTGTTACATTCATAATTTGATTGCTGATTATCAGGTTGAAAAGTTTATTGATGAACATTGGCCAACACTTGATAGAAGTCCACAATTGAACCGTCTATCAGATCAACTGCATCAATTGAAGTTAACTGGTGAATATCGTGACTTATTACATTGGGACTGTAAACAATGTCCATTTAAGCAACTTGAAAGTGAAGGGCCAAAACACATAACATCAATGTCTTACAGATGTACAAGGTTACGTTATATGCTTGAAAGACTAATTAGACAAATAATGCCAAAGATCTATGTTGGAGTAACCCATAGACATTATGTATCAATGCAAAAAAGAACAAAAACGATATTACCAGTAAAACGTTACAGAAAAGATGAACTGAATATCATAGTAGATACATCGACTTCAATACCGTTAGTAATTGTTCAAACGGTTATTGAAACAGTATGGCCATTTACATATGAACCCAACATCAACTTATACGGTTTTAGTGATATCTGTTACAATCTAACTAAGGATAGTATTAGGTACAAAGATGTTACTCGTTTTAGACCAGTTTACGAATTAACTAAAGACAGTAAGTATAATATCGTGATTACAGATTTACTATTTGATGATTTTGATTTACCATTACCAAAGAATTACAAAGTTCTTGAAGTAGGTAAGGTGATATAATGGATATTAGTAAAGTCTATGACGTCTTAGAAGGTAAAGTCGGTATAGTCAACTCAAGAAACGCCATTAACCTTATTTGTAGTAGTATTGGTGGACATTTTTTGAACCTCTATAATCTGAAGGTACAAAACGTAATGGAGAAAGCACCAATACAGAAACAAGGATCAGTGATATCTCTAAGAAACCATTTGTTGTTCATTAGGCCTTCGGGTTTCGGTAAATCTTTGTTACTCAGGACAGCAGAATATATGTTGCCTGAAGAAATGAGAAGAGAAAACCAACTAATGACGGATATTACAGATACAGACACAGATACAGGCGATACTGAAGGAAATGCATTGAAAATCAACTATAATGATAATGCCGGAAAAATAGTAAGGTATACTACAACAATAACAGAAGCAGGAGCGGTTGGTACATATCAAGAAGGTAAAGTGAAACCAGGATACTTCTATGAATGTCGTCAAGGATTTGTCTTAGTTGAAGAATTCTCAGCAATACTTAGTATGTTTAAGGCAACGCATTCATCAACCTTTCAACAAATACTGTTAACTGCTTTAGATTCTGGTAAAGTAAACAAACGGTTAGCTGCCGGTTCATTGGACTATGAAACACAAATGACGCTAATGGCGGGAATACAACCGGCAGTAGTAGACATTGAAGCCGGAGCTGGACTATGGAGGCGTTTTGCAATTGAACTGTTTATACCAACTATGAAGATCATTGAAAATACAAAGCGTGCTTCAATTGAATCGTGGGATACTGAAAAGTCTCAAAAAGCGTTTGATGCATTATCAGAAATCTCAGAGTATATTTACGAGACGTTGTATTCGGGAGTGTATCACTTCAAAGGAATTACAATTACAGACGAATTCAAAGAGTTCCTAATGAAACTGAAGATATCAGCCGCACTAATTGATCATTACGTAAAGTTAGCAGCTGGATACCATTACTTTTTCGGAAATATAGAAGAAGAACATGTAGTCGTTGACATCGATAAACATTTGAGGGCGATGATTGTATCAGATTACGTTTCAAGGAAACTTATGTTATTCAATATGGCGTCATTAATTGTCATAATGTCATTGAAACAAATGTTACAAGACGGTTACAACGAAAACCACATAACGTTACTTGATTTATTCGATTATGTATGGCACTATCAAATGAGTGAAGGTGAATTGCGATCTGTAGTCAAATTGTTACTAGACGTTGGACTACTAAGGAAGACATCCTCCGTTACGGATCAATCCCAGTATTATCAAATAGTTGATTCACGATACTTAAATAAACTATGTAATTATACAGAATTGTTACAAGAAATATGTGCAAAAGGTGAGTTAACATATGATTCCAATTACGAACATTTATAAGCGTCTTTTAGCGTATACTTTAATCACTAATAAATTTCCTTTACAATGTGCAGAATCTATATGGTATTTGGTTCAACTCAGTGAGTTACCTATTTCTCTACATTATACAGATGATGGGTTCATTGAGTGCCGCCTAGTAACATATAATGTACATAAAAAACGAGTTAAAGAATACAAAAACTTACAGCCAAGAAATGCACGTGAAGAACAAATAGTTTCAACATTTTTGCAAATGATAATGTCTGTACAGTGATAACATGAGTCATCTTATCAATATGTTTACATGTGGGTCATATTTAGTTTCAAGAGATTGTATAAAAGTCATAGACGTGAAATTCACTGATTATGATATACAGTTAATTTTAGATTTCATTTATCTGTTACCTATGCACGCCTATATTTTTGAGACTATATGGCTACTAGAGGCATTAACACAGTGGTTATTTGGGCTTCCGAAAACAGAGAATGTAGTCAACACACCCAATCGAACACGTCACGACAATATGGTTGTCCTTTATGATGTTGCCAACGAATTCCCAAAATATAAGACACATAAGTACAATATACATTTTTTAGTAGATTCTGATGATACATGTAGGAAATACTATGAACATGCTTTAAAAACAAGTTACACTGAATATAAGCGTCTTAAATCAAGTACTACTAGACAAACATTAGACGTTTACTGTATAATCGCTAGAGAACCACAGTTTACAGTTTACTATCCTACTGAAAAAACAATACCAAGTAAATACAGAATTGATTTTGGTGATACTAAATGATTCTCGTTGATCATGAAATTAAAAAGGCAATTGAATCAGGTGAAATAGTCATTGATCCATTTGACGAAAACAACGTTGGTCCTACGTCTTATGATGTAACATTATCTCCACATTTTACCGTTTATACAAATCAGGTTTTTAATTTACAATCTGAGCCTGAATATGAATCATTGAAAATAAAGGAAAATGAGTGTATTATTCTAATTCCGCCATTTTATGAAGCTCTTTACGATGATAGCCAAGAACTATTGTTTTTCAGAGTAAAAGGACAAATTGATGTGCCACTAGATCCTGAACAGGTTAATTTGGCAAATATAGATGGTGACTATGCAATTTTTACATCAGTATTAGCAAGTACAAACGAATATATTAAATTACCAGAACATATTAGTGCCGAATATACAGGTAGAAGCAGTTTAGGCCGTATCTATTTACAGTCACATCAAACTGCAGGCTGGATTGATGCTGGATTTGAAGGAACGATAACATTAGAGTTGATTGCTTTAGAATGTCCTGTTGTCTTATATCCATATACAAAAATTGGACAAATTATTTTCCATAGACATAATAAATGTAGTGTTCCGTACTGTAAACGTAAAACATCAAAGTATAATAAACAAGTAGGTGCAGTACCATCGCGAATATATTTAGATTTCAGAGACTAATGTATATACACGTATTGAGGTTGGTACTATGAGTATTACACGTATAAAAATGAAAAAATTAGATTGGTTAAAACATAAAGATGTAATTCAGGATATGGCAATTCTGGAAGTTGATGGTTCAGTGAACAAAAATCCTGGACATTTTGGTATTGTTGGTGTATATAATCCTTCTGATCAAACAATAACAGCGTACAAATATAAAGGTAATCGACTAACTAACCAACTACTAGAAATGCTAGCAATATACCACGGATTAGAAACATTTCAGTTGTTACATGAACGTAATAATGAACATAATAATGAACATGAGTACAGTGAACATGAATATAGGTATGAACGTAAATGTGCAATCGTTTCTGATAGTTTAACGACAATAAACATTTTAGTAGGAATTCAAAATGTACGTAACCCACGTCTTGTACATTTAAAACAATTAATTGAACAAAAAATTGACAGTATGTCTATTGACAATATGTTTACCGACATTTACTTAGTATATAGACGTGGGCATACTAGACACGATTACGTTGGCAAATATATTACAAACCTAGTTAAATATTACAATAGGACAAACAATGAGCCTGATATCGAGTATGGTTTACTACAGTCATTAATAGAACAGTTACAGTGGTGATATTAATGTACCCATATGTATATGTAATTAGTAAGCCGGCATTTGAAGTATTGACAAAAAATGGACAAGACTTATCCGTATTAGAAGCAAATAATTTTGATTATGAAATTGTACATAAAAACGATTTAACAGAAAAGTTATTTGGCCATGTAGTAGTAATACAATCACATATATTTGAAGTCTTTGAGGCAGAAGGAAAACTTACACTTGATGATATTATTGTTGCTGATCCAACCGTTAAAGAGATTCCTGGACATAAAGAGATTACATTAATGCTTAACGAATCATTCAAGATCATTGATATACCATTTGAATATACATTAAAGGTGTTTATACCTGAAAATGTTGAATTAAAGCCAAAACGGTTCGAATATGTTTACAATAATATACCGTTAGCGTTTAGTTATGCAGTTCTGTTATACAAAACGGCACAAACGTACTTTGAAGAGTCAGATACAAATGAAGTAGTGTTACTAAAAGTAAAAAGGGATACATATGGTCAAAGTTAGATTACAAATTCCAGGATTCTACGGAGTTTTAACACAACATTTTGATAATCCAGATATCGTTTACTTGCCTTCTTATACTTCTAACATCTTTTCAACAGGACAAACGGTTTTTGTAACACGCTATCCAGACGTTGACAAAAATGCCATATTACCATTAAAAGTCCAATTTCATGAATATCCGGTTGTTAGTATTCACATCAGTAAGTTACCATACTTAGATGCTGATATCGATGGAGATTGTGTAGCGGTTTGGTTTGGTGACAATAATTGGGAAATTGACGACATTGAAGAAAAACCCTTTGAACCATTGAAATCACTGAATTTTAGTGATATTAAGAAACGTATCAAGAAAATTTCTGAATCTATGTTAATGGATTTATTAAATCTTAAACTCGATTTTAATCAGTATATAGAAGACGTACAATTTCGGTTTCATGTCATTGACAAAGTCCCCATGTTAACTGGCACATTGTTTAAGCGTTTTGCTCTACAACATTATGGTTTATTCTTCTACGATTTAAAAGATAACATTAGATTTGTACTAAATGCAGAATGGAAATATGAACCGTCAAATGCATTCTTTCAAACAACAAAAAACTATGATATTTGGATAAGAGCAATACAAATAATTTGTAATCGACTAAACAATATATGTCTTAAGTTCAAACATCCAGTTAATTCCATTGATGATTTACGTAAGGTTTTGTCATTCTTGAAAGCATGTAATATTGATACAAAATGGTTTGAAAACGAATTTGGTGTTTCACATGATCCCAGATATACGTCAATTGAGGAGTTTACTTTCTGGTTCACTAAAGACATTGAAAAAGACGCCTTCGAAGTCTTTAAAACAGGAATCAAAACGTCTAACAATGGTTAGACCCATTACACATATTGCCACTTCACCCTATAGACAGTTCATTGGACTTAAATGTGTAGAAGGATCTATAAGTCAAGACTATTCAATGTCAAAATATGTATTGGCAAAACCAGAATGGCCACATGTATGGTTTATCGGTGGTTTAAAAGTTAGAGGTGTCAATCTGATAACGGCTATTTGTGATCATCCATATGTTCAAAATGATGCTTTTGTACTTACTAACCATAAGCCAATTGAAATCATTGATACATCTAATGAGACGTCATTCATGTTAGGTGTAGGAGACAAGATTGGAAACCTACATGGACAAAAAGGTGTAATTAACAATGTCTTTGACAAAAACCGTTTTGAAATTATTCCGGAAACAATTGTCAGTGATATTTGGGAAACAAAAGCAACTACATTTAAGTATGTCGACTGTCTAATGTCTTTGACATCTGTCATTGAAAGAGGTGCATTTGGACAATTTGTAGAGTGTTCATATTCATACGGTAAACCAATTGACGTTGAGATTGACGTACCATTTCAACCACTACAAACGGGTTACATTTATGACAACGAACTAGATGAATACTATATGGCAATATTTGGTATCTGTCATTATGTTATCATTGATAAATTTGCCAAAGATATGCAAACAGGTAAAGTGTCAATTGACTATTTTGGACTATGTAACATATTGGCAAGAAAACGCTATGATTTACTGAAACATTACTTGAACTTAGGTGACATTGATGTCGACGTTAACAAAAGATGAAATAAGAATGTTAATAATGGAAGAACCTAAACTACTTCTGAAAACTGGTAAGGTATTGAATACATGGCGTCTAATTATGGGACAAAGTATAATCCCTACATTTCATATCAAATACATGGAAGCAATAACAAATAGCGGTGAATATGTAACGCTTTACGACTTTGAAGGATTAACAGGTTATGATGAAGATGGCACACCTTACGATATAACAGATATATCAAGAATTGTTGACATTGATGTCCATATATACTTTGAACGTAGTTATCTGTCAAATTTATCCGCCATTGAAGATGTAGTCTATTATCCACCTGAAAGTCGTTATGTGACATTAGCGTACTTAATGGATATTGAAACTGAACCACTGTATATCAATTCTTTACCAATGTTTGATCATACAAAAATTAAGTATAATTTTCGTGGAAATTTAGTTATTGGTATTGACAATTATCCAAAAATATTGCAAAAAATCAATTATATGGGTTGTAATTTGAATCCAGACTATAATGGCATGGTTAGATTTGCTTACGAAGTTGAAGTACCTTATACAATGTTTTACAACAGAAAAGTCCATAATGAGTTAGTTGATATAATACCAGGAGTTCCATTGGTTCAACATACATTAACGGTTACTCTTGTATAAGTCTTCTTCACATCCTAGAACTTTACAAATGTAATTGACAAACTTTTTAACGGGCTTAAAATAATAAAATTGTGTATGTTTTAATTTCCGTAAATCGTAAAGTACAATGGTTGTCAGTAATGTTATTCCTGCATAATCAGCTAAATATTCAAAATTTGGTAATCCAATGTATGTTCCAATTGCACATAATGTCGAATATAACATCCAGAATACAACAGACCAACCTATCCAACGAACAGTCGCCTTTATTGCACTTTTAATGAAATGTTCACGCTCATATGGCAACGGAACTGGAGCAGAATTTAAGTAAATTAAGAAATCAATAAACAGGCCTAAAACTACAAGTATGGTGGCAAAGATAAGTATATTGACATCGAGAAATTTTACAATGAGCGCAAGTGCCAAGGGGACTTTTATACCATTAAGGAGATTAAGTAGACACATGGTGATTCACCTATGATACTATATCAATGTAGTAAATGTGCAAAGACGTTTGCGGCTACAAATCCTAAACATTGTCCATACTGCCAATATCAACACCTCCAAATTTTATCACATTACAGAGTACAGGTATTTAATACATCAGATGTTAAATCGAAACGTGACAAGTACTCTGTATCATTTGATATTCAAGTGGATTCTAGTGATCCAGGAAAAACAATTCCGGAGATACTATGTAACATATTGAAGTTGCCATCTATATCAATTCGTCATGTTATTGATAACCCATATGTGAGTCGAATCAAACGCTGCCATAAGACAACAAAGCGAGTCACCTATGAATATCCTGTTACCGTTGAATTACGTGTTTATTCACCACAACGAGCATATGTACTGTTAGATTCTGAAGACAAAGAAGCGTTCAGTTATCTTGTATCTCAGTATAAACAACATGGATGGAAGGTACTAGATTTACGTCATTCTAAAGTATCGTTTATTAGAATTGTTAGGCGGTTCTTAAATACATTTATAGTACCACGACTTAAAAATGACGTCGTCCGTAAAGACATTTTATGCCTCATAACAGATGATGGTGATTCTTCTGACAACGATAGTTGTTGATTCTAGAGAAAAAAAATTAATTGAAAAGGTACATCAACGACTCAGAAAGAAAAACATCGAACATATTGATGTGGAAGTTAGAGCTCTAGATGCTGGCGACTTCCTAATAACGTTAGATGACGGCACTAAATACTTATTTGAACGAAAAACGCTTAATGATTTTCAGAACTCTATTTTAAGTAAACGTCTGTGGAATCAACTGTATAAGTTACAAAATAAACTGATTAATGGTGATGTCGACAAAATTGGTTTAGCTGTCACTAATTTTTACTTTAATAAACATACAAAACCCAACGTCATATATGGTGCTCTAGGATCAATATACAGACGTTTTAGTATGGACGTACTATTTTTCAAAACTAATACGCAATTCTTAGATTTCATATTCAAAATAGGGAGTAAACCAAAAGCACAAATGGACGTTAAACCAGAATACTTGTTACAGCCACTACTTGGTTCTATTGACAATATTAAAAACGTTGATATCATTGTAAAGACGTCAAAGAAAAAACATAAGCGTAAAGAAAGAACTGTAGAGACAAAACATTTCCCAATAAACATTAGGTACATAAAAGAGTAAAAGAGTAATGGAATAAACAAATAAATAAACGAATAAATAAACGAATAAACAAATAAACGAACAGGTGATTTCTAATGTTTTCAACCGATACTTTCATTGACATATTGTTTCAACCCTATGACAAAGAAAATGCAAACCTTATTGATGCTAACATAACAAAGGAAATACTTGTAACCGGGCATGTTGAAAAAGAACTATTCTTGAAACATTTTTTACCGAAATACTGTGAAAAAGGTGAAGAAGTTGCTAAAGCACATATTGACGGTTTCATACATCTACATGACTTGAATTATGCATTGACAAGGGCAAATTGTCTTCAACACCCTATCGATTTAGTATTCAAATACGGTTTAAAAGCACTTTCATGTGTTAGTAATCCAGCAAGACGTCTCGGTTCCGCCCTTAGCCATGCAGTTAACGCCATTGCAATTAGTCAAGGACATTTATGTGGTGGACAGGCAATCAGTCTGTTTAACGTCTTGTTAGCACCCTATGCACATGGACTATCATACGATGAAATTAAGCAACAAGTTCAAAGTTTCATTTATCAATTGAACCAAATTAATCCAAGTAGAGGTTTTCAAAGTGCATTTTCATCCATAAACTGCGAATATCACATACCTAAGTTTATTGCTAACGAAACTATCGAATATGGGCCTCAAAAAGGTAATTGTTTTGGTGACTTTGAAGAAGAAAGCCGACTACTACTAAAAGCCATTATTGAAGTATTACTGGAAAAGGATGCTGAAGGCAAACCACATTTGTTTCCGAATACAATAACGGTTATTAGGGATAATGTAGATCCAGACGATGAACTATTACAACTTGTCATACGTTGTAACTTAGAAACCAATAACACATATTACCTAAATATGGTTCAGTATGGTAAGAATTTAGCAAATGCTATGGGTTGTAGAACTTGGCTTGATGATACGTTTACCGGTAACTATCTATTAGATTCAATGGGTTGTGGAAACTTCGAATATGGTACAATAAACCTACCAAGAGTAGCACTATTACATTTGCAAACAGGTAAACCTATTGAAGAACTACTTAGAGAAGCTGTAGAACTGATTTTCAGAGGTTTACTTGTAAGACGTCAAATCATTTGGAGCCGCTTTCTATCTAACGAATATCCATTTTATACTGCTTACTATGAAGAAAGTCGTGGTTATTACTATAACATCCCATACACTACAATGTCCATTGGTTTTGTCGGTATGTATGAATTCCTGAAAATCTTACAATGGGATACAAAAGAACGTATCAAAGTCTATGAAGTGTTAACACAAACGCTTAATGAACTAAAACAGAAAACATATGAAGAAATTGCCGAAGAATTGGGTGTACAGTACAAATCACCAGTAGAAGAATACACAAGAACAAGTTTGATAGCAACTCCAGCTGAAGGTTGTGCACACCGCCTAAGAATGAAAGACAATGAAATATTTGGACGTAAAATGTTAACACGCTTAGTTGGTAACGATTATCCATACTATGTAAACAGTGATCATTGGCCTGAATGGATACAAACTCACGTCATGAAGAAAATCAAGTATGAAGAACTTGGACATATGTATTGCAATGGTGGTAACATATCACATTTATGGCTTACTGATTCGGTTGATACTATTGACTATAATCATTTGGCAAAATTTGTCATTAGTACATGTCATAAGACAAAACTAAGATACTTTTCATTTAATCCAGTAATTGTCTATTGTAAAGAATGTAAGAAAACGTATATTGGTAGTCAATACGAAGTTAACTGTAAATTCTGTGGCCAACCTGATATAACGTTTTATTCAAAAGTAACTGGATATGTCAGTGAAACGAAGCGTTGGAATCCTGGAAAGAAAGCCGAACTAAAGAATCGTAGAAGTGTACTACTTGACTAAGGTGTTACAATGTCTATAATGTCCATAGTGTCCACAACGTCTACATTGTCTAAGTGGTTAATGGAGCCGAATTTACGCTTCAATTTTCCACATAACCACATTTCTTTTGTACTATATTATCCTAAATGTAATTGTAACTGTTTTTACTGTAACTTAAAAAAAGTTTTTATTGGTTGTATACCATTTGACTGGAACAGTCTGGAGCTATCATTACCTTTCATTGATTGTATAGTTGTTAGTGGTGGAGAACCATTATTGGCATTTCACGACATATTGACATTCCAAGAATTTGCAAGACAACATGACTTATGGTTCTATGTCTATACAAACGGTTTCAATGCTTCCAAAATAAGCCAATTACTTGATAACTATGAAAAAACGATAATTGTCATTGATGTAAAAGGGAGTACAATTGAACAAATTAATGAAACAACAAGATCAAATCTAGGTGAACAGATAATACAAACATATAAAGCATTTTGTAATCACGATAGAGTTGTATTCAGAGTCAACGAATACGTAAATGAATATGTAAAACCTTTAGATTTCAAAAATGTAGAAAAGTACAAAATAGTAGAGGTGAGGTGAAATAATGCCATATTTGTTAGCCGATACACACGTTGAAACCAATGAACAATATCAAATACTTGTCAATTGGATACATAGGTTAGCAGAAGATGATGACGTCATATTACTTGGCGACATAATGGATTTTACCAAAATACCTTACATGAAACTTGAATATATGGTTAATGATTTTGATCATCCGCATATCTATTACGTCTATGGTAACCACGACATTATTGCAAAAGAACTTGGTTTCAAATGTTATGGTAGACTAAAATATGATGGCATACTTTTTGAACATGGACATAGATTTGAGGCGTTATTGAGATCAACTGGATTCACAACACCAAATGAATACAATGAACTCTATGAACGTCTCTGCTATGAACTAAACACTATTGGTATCTTGACTAAAATCAGTTGGCATATTTGGAACTTTATTACACATTGGAAGCGTAACTTACATAAAGCAGAAATGTCCAAAGAATTATTTGAGTTAACAACTAAAATTGGAAATGTTGTCTTAGGACATACTCATTATGAAATGTATTCAAAGACAAGAAGGGTGTTGTTCTGTGATGATGCAAGAATCCCAGATTTACCAATTTCTGGAAGAACAACTTCAAAGAATAAACCAGTGGGGTATTTCTTACGAACGGATACCTTTGACGTGGAAAGATTTGAACTCAATCCCAGAGCAGATATACGTCCTGCACTTAACGCCAAAAGAAATTGTCTATACAACCGATCCTAATTTGAAAAAACTATATAATGCTACAGTAACGAAAACTGAAGATGAAATCACTGTAAACATAATATGGCTTAAATGCTTATATATTGATGACGTCAAAGTATGGTCAAATATCGTGTTCGCTTACAAGTGTTTAAAGTTTAATTCTAATTGGGCACAAAAAACCAATTTACTTGTCGACTCAATGTTATTGACAATAACATGTACTAAAAACAATGAAGTTACAATTGAACCACACGTAATGAATGTAGTAAAACCGCGACTTTCTAAAAGACCGACGAGTAAACTAATGATAAAAGAAGTATCAAAGATCTATAAGCAACTGAAACGGTTACAAAATGAAATAGCTGAAAGAGGAGAGGTATTTGTAACGTCTTGGGGTATTCCATTGAACGAAACCGAATTAACTGAAATAATGCGGTTATTGGAGAAAGTAAAAAGGTGATAGTTGATGTCTAATCTGTTAACTAAGTATAAACCTAAAACGTTAGATGAATTACCGTTACCAGATAATACTATAAGAACGTTGAAAAATATATTGGAGTTCAAAGGTGGAGTTTACATATTTCATTCACCGCCAGGTACAGGTAAATCAACTGCATGTGACATTATTAGAAAAGAAGCGATCAAGAAACTAGGATCAGCAAACATATTGTTAATAAACGGTTCAATGGAAAATACTGTAGACGTAATTGTAAACAAAATACAGCCGTTTGTAAGTAAAGCCCCAAGGCGTCTTGTAATCATTGAAGAAGCCGACAAAATGACTAAAGAAACTGGTAAAGGTAAAGGAGCACAAGAAGCATTGAAAGATTTGACAACTAGAACAATACATAAAGTAACATGGATTTTTGTCACTAACCATTTAGAAGACATTATATTGCCTTTACGTGATAGAGCAATTATCATTGAATTTAAACCTGATGAATTCAAAATATTAGAGATCTTAAAGCGTATAAACGCAAAAGAACACTTAGGCTATTCTATTGAAAAACTGAAATCTATAGTTAAAACAACATATCCGTCGATCCGAAATGCAATATTGAAACTGGAAGGCGTTGAAATTCGACAGTTCGATGAAGCCCAATTAATGAAGGACTTAAAACGCCTCGTTGAAGACAGTATACATCCCAAAGTATTCTGTGAAAAATATAAAAGCGTCAATATACGAACAATTATTCATTATTTGACCGATATTGGATATCAGTACTTCGATCCTGACATTTATACACGCCTCTTACTTATATCAAGTTTTATCAGTGATATAAAAGATGAACAATTGGCATATGTAACATTTGCATATTTAGTCAATCAGATGAATAAAGAACATTGGCAACTAATTATCGATGAAATTTGTGCTACGACTATATCGATTAAGTCAATATCAGCACGATTTTACCAGAAATTACAGGAATTTAACTCAAAGAAAAATAAAGTGAAAAAACCGAAAGGTGATTAAATTGATTTCATTCCCATCAAAGTTCCGGGATTTAGTGCGTTTTCCTCTAGATATTTTAGACACATTCAAAAGTTATTTTGCAACCCTCAGACATTATCCGTTAATTCAAAAATTAGTACCTAAATCAGAAAAACAGTTTAAAAACCGTTATTACGAAATGAGTTACTATATTGATCATGATCCAGCTGTGTACGGTTCTTTGAAGTTCATAGCACTAACTGTTTCTGATGCGTATAAGCCACTGGGACATGAAATACAGAAAGAAGTCAGAGACATTGTATTCAACCTAATGGCTTTTGGTGATGTCATCGTTTCAAACAAGGGAACTATGTTACCATTATTCGAACTCTCTATCGTTGATGATAAAAAAAGAATAGGTAATTTTAACCCAGATCCAGTTATAACCGATGCCAAATATTACATTCTCAATGAAATGGAAGGAAATAAACGAAAAGTATATACAGACAATGACGTTATTCATCTGTCGTTATTTCCACAAGGTCATATGATCAAAGACATTTACGAGAGATGGACTTATGGCATCTATGGACGTGCACCAATGTTATCTCTACTGAAGTTATTGGCGTGGAAAGATAAACTAATTGATGACGACATAATGATCAAGGATCGTATGATACCAAGAGAAGTTCATAAGTTAAAAATTGATATACCACGAACGTTGTTAGCTAATAGACAAGCAAATAAACAATCACATCAAGAATTATTGGACATATATGATCAGTATGTGAAATCATTGCTTGATCAATATAGAAGTGCAATATCACAGACGGAACCAGGAGAGCACTATGTTATTACAGAAGATGTTGAAATTGACATTTTAGAACCGAAAATCAATTATTCAACACCTAACGACTTATTGGATCAATTGACACAGTATATCATAGGAGTATTCAATGTACCGTTATCAGCCGTACTAGGAATATCGAAGTCTTCGTATGCAGCAGAATTAGCAGTAGCATCATATTATACAGTACAAGCAAATGCTTTAGTTGGCTTAGTCAATGAATACCTAAAAGTCAGATATCCAAATTTAGAAGAACGTCTTGATAGCGTCAATGTTGTCCTAGACATATGGAAAGATAGTATTTATAAGCGTGTAGTACTCCTTACTCAAGCGGGTGTAATCACAAGAAATGAAGCAAGAGAAATGATCGGCTTAGAACCAATTGAAGGTTTAGATGACTTAATCATAATTGAACAAATTGATGGTAGAAAGATTGCTGCAATTGGACGTGAAGGAACTGTAAAACAGGAACCTGGAACACCTTTAGCAACTGAAAAACGTGATGAAAAAGACGAGTACAATAGACTTGAAACAAACAGAATTCAAAGGTTATTGAAGAAAGGAGGTGGACAAAATGAAACAAATAAAACAGGTGAAACAAACGAAACAAACGAAACAAATGAAACAAACGGTAACGGCAGTATTTCCAAAAGGTAAGGATCTTTATTTGACGTTTAGGCGTGAAGATGGTTCTGTCTACAACATTTTGTATCAAAACTTTAAACCATATTTTTATGCAACTGATGATAATCTAGGGCCCATTGCCAAAAAGTCTGTACTTATGTATATTGAAGCAGATCATCCAGGAAAAGTACCAGAAATGAAAGAACAATTTAAGTGTGCCTATGAAGCAAATGTTCCCTATGATATGCGTTTCTTAATTGATAAAGGAGATTTCCTCATTGAGCCGTCTATAAAATGGAACGTTACATGGATTGACATTGAAGCACGTATTGAAGGAAAGTCAATTGAGGAAATCAGAACAGGACAAACCGATATTACTGTAATAACAAAACTTGATTCTTTGTTTAATCGTCTAGTTTGTTTTACAACCGTTGAACACGATAAGGAACAACTTGAAAAATACTTGAAATATACTGTTAATCTTGCAATAGCTAAATCTATGATTAAAAAACTATCGAATGATACACATAAGGCGGTTAATGGATTATCATTAGAAGATGTTGATACACTTGAAAACGACAACGACATTATTGAGTTTGTCAAAAATTACTGTGGAATAGATGATGACACTAAGGTGCAAAGTGCATTACAATCTGCCAAAGAACTATTGAAACCAATACTCAATTTACAGATTGATATAAGGGTGTATGATAACGAAAAAGAAATGTTACAAGCGTTTTCTGAAGACTTAATCAAATATCAACCAGACATATTGACAGGATGGAATGTACATTTTGACTATGGCGTCATTTATTATCGAATGAAACATTACAATATGCTTAGACGTCTATGTCCAGAGTTTCGAGGACAATATGATGGAAAAGTCTATAAACCGGCACCTAAAATCAATGAGGTACAATTATCGGGCGGTAAAACGGTATATAGATACCATACCCCTGGATACTACGTAATTGACTATTTAGAAGTTTATCAGAAACGTAGATTCAAAGTTGAAAAGTCGTATACGTTGGACTACATAACAAGAGCATGGGATATTGAAATACCAAAGTTTAGACATGGTTACAGTAACCTAGATGAGTTGTTAGCAAATGATCCAACTTTATATGTCTACTACAATATAATTGACGTATTATCTTTGTACTTACTTGAACATAAAACCAATTATATGGATATTACAATAAGCGTCTGTAATTTCACTAAATGTCCAATGTCATATTGTACATCACAAAGAATGTTAGTTGATGCTGCATTAATTGGATGGCTAAATAAACGTGGTTTAGTACGAATAACAAAGAAACAGAGACAAGATGTCAACTATGAAGGTGCTTATGTATATGCCGATACTGGATTTCATAAGGGTTGGATTGCTGATGCTGATTTCACATCACTGTATCCATCCATTATTCGTACTTGTAACATATCACCAGAAACATATGTTGGAACACTTGAACAATTGAATATAGACAAACAACACGCCTTACAGAAATACATAGTGTGTCCAAATGATGCATGTTTCAAGAAGAAATCACAACAACCAGGAATACTACCAACTATACTTGATGAATTGTTTACAAACAGAAAGAAAGCAAAGAAACAAGCAAAAGAATATTTGAACAAATACAAAGAAACAGGAGACATCAAGTATTATGAGTTATTCAAACAGTATGACAACTTACAGTTTACATTGAAAATTCTATTGAATTCCTTCTATGGTGTATTTGGTGATGCTGGATATGACTTATGTACACCAGAAATAGCAGGAGCAATTACAGCTACAGGTAGATTCCTTATCAAATTTGCAAAACGTAAGTTGGAAGAAAAGGGTTTCAAGGTCATTTACATTGATACAGATTCCAACTATGTGATGTTAAGACCAGTACAAGGACAAACTATTGAAGAACAAATTTGTGGACAAATCGAAGAACAGATTTGTAAATGCATTGAACAAATATTGGAAATCTATGAGTACATTAATAGTCAGTGGGACGAACTAGTGAAAAAAGAACTAGGTGTTGATACTGAACATTATTTCGAAATGAAAAGTGAACTATTAGCAAAAAACATGATTGTCAGTAAGAAGAAACGTTATGCAATTGCTTTAGTACTATCTGAAGCACAATTAGACGTTCTTAAGGAACTTTATCCTGATAAAGACAAGATGATTGAGTATTTGAAGTCAATATCGTTAGAACCATCTATTGAGGTTAAAGGACTTGAAGTTGTTAGATCAGATGTTTCAGATATTGTAGTCGAAGAAATGCAAAAAATGCTTGAAGACTTATTACTTGAAAGAAAAACCCCAAGTCAATTGAGAAGAGAAATCCAAGAACTATTTGTCAAAATAAGACGTTTAGCATCAAAAGATTTGAACAAAATTGCAATACCTGTAAGATTGAACTCATGGGTTGATAAGAACGGTAAACCAATAACAAACGCTAAAGCGTTAGCAATCAAAGAGTACAATGAAAAACATCCAGATAACCCAATTATTCTAGGTGAAAAATGTCTTATGGTTTATACGAAAGATACAATAGGTGCTAAAGTCTGGAAAATAGGTGAAAAACCAACTGTTAAACCTTATGAGATTGATTGGAAGAAAATGTTTAAGGCGTTACTGGAAAAGAAAGCAGAAGTTTGGTATGATTTACTTTCCATTTCTAAGAATCAAAACTAAAGTAAATTAATTAAATCTGCCATATGTATGGTTGTACAGATGAAATCTGTGAAACTACGTTTGAAACAATTGAACTTACTGATGAAATAATATTCATCTGTTGAGTATTGAGCGCTGTCAAAGTAGTGGACGTGTGCATTGCCATCGTTTGTTTCAAATTATTCTCTAAACTTTGAAATCCCTGTGTAATTGAATTGGTTAATGCATTGAGACTACTTTCAAGTTTTGTTGCCAACGTATTTATCGAATCTGATATTAACTGTCCTACAGCCTTAATAGCCTGTATCTGTTTATTCATTTGTCGTATAATAGATATCGTTGAATTTTGTATTTTCGTTACAATTGCACCCGCTGTTGAAGTGATTTCGTTTTTGATTTCAACCAATTTCTGTCCTAAGGTTGTTGTATTTTGACTTATAGCATTAGTTATCTGTACTGTATTTTCACTTAGTTTTGTAATTACTGATTCGGATTTTTGCCTTAATACATTGTATATTTGTGATAACAACTGAGTGGTTGGCTGTTTCTTCTGCTCATATTTCTGTTTATCTTGTTGTTGAGTTTGTTGTACATTATCTTGTGTTGTAGTTTGTGACTTGTCCTTATTCTGTAATTCTGTTTTAATTACATTTATGTCTACTACCATTTTCTTATATTCCTCTAAGTAGTTAGTTTCTATTTCCTCTAGTTTTGTAATTAGTTTATCTTCAGTTTCAGATTGTTGTACTAATCCAGATAACAAGTTTGCAAGAAGCTCAATTAATACACCACCACCACCAAAAATCGGTTGTGATATAATTGATGATGATTCTTCTTCAGTTTCTGTCACATTCGTTGGTATACTTTGTTCCGATGTACTTTGTTCTATTGCCTGTATATCCTTATAATACCGATAAGTGTCCCAACCAAGTAATGCTGCATCAATTGCAACTGAAGCTGCAGTACCAACAACCGGTACATTAGCAACAATTCCAGAGGCTAGTTCACCAAGTGCACCTATCCAATCTCCTTCTTGCCATCTCTGATATGCAAAAATACCACTCGTTACTGTACTAACAATTGGTATTTTCTTGAGTATACTCTTACCAGCAGCTTTTGCCGCTTGTTTTGCAGCCTGTTTTGTTGTAACGTGTGAATAAATACTTGTTCCAAGTGAAATTATATCTGATATTATATTGCCCTGGTGATATTCGTGTAGTTCCTGTACATCTTGCGGTGTTACAGCTACAGTTTCGTCTGTTGGAGATGATGGTTGTGACGTTGGATCAAATTCTAATCCTAATGATGGTGCCACAGGAATAAGTACTGGTGCTACTATCTTACCATAACGTGTCTTAAGTAATGTTCTAAACCACCTGTTATCTGTAAGTGATCCTGCTGCTTTTGTAATAGATTCTGGTACCTGAATTTTAGGAAGTCGTATGTCTTCAAGGAAACTTTTCACCTTCCCTATAATTCCTTTACCTTTACCTTTCTTCTTACCGCCACCTTTACCCTTACCTTTTCCTTCATCGTCATCATCCTCATCGCCCCAACCAAAGATTTTACCTAATGCCCACTCAGCTGTTGGTTCAAGGGCCGCATAAAGCCCGTAGAGTATTCCAGATTGCCAATCACCCGATGCAAACGAATACAACGATGTAGCTGCTGCTCCAAGAGCTGATAATTTAGCACTTGTTGAAAAGAACTTTTTAAGTGCTTTTTTAATACTACCTGTTTTCTTATATTCGGTATATGCAGCTTTACCACCACCAATTGTAGAAACAATACCAGTAGCCTGAGCTACCCTATTTATATTCTGTGAAGTTTCCATTTTACGTTTATTTTCTTTTATACGATTAACTATTTCTTCTGTGTTATCTACATTCCATTCATCTTGCCAATGTTCCACGTATGATTCAAATGTTTGTGTATCAACCACTCTAATGTTACCACTTTCATCAGCATATACAATTATGTTCTCTTTCTTGTAAGCTGGTTCTCCCCATGGTGTTACAATTTTTTCTGCACCTGCTGTTACATTAGCTAAAAACGTATATGGATCAGCACCAATTTGTTCAGCATATGTGTAAATGTCCATCCCTAAATCGCTTGGTAACAAGTAATCGTATTTAACCTTAGGTGTTTCAGCAAATGGTGATACAGCTGTACCTGCTATTGCACCAACAATTGCATTGACTATTGCAGACTTAATACCCTTTCCGATACCATATTGGAACCCTATTGCTGCAGCATTAATTGTCGGCCCTAAATTAATACCTGTATCTTCATAAACTTCCTTAATCCACTGGTCAAGTGAATGTTGAATCTTATCGCCAAACAACGAGTTGAGTATTAGTTGTATTAGATTACCTTGCGGTGTGTAACCCAATGTTGATTCTACAGCATGTCCATATAAACCTAAGCGTGTATATTCGTTAAACCTGACAAAGTCACTTAAACTTAAAGTAGCCTGTCCATATTTGAATAGATATCTAAATGGTGCTGAATCGGCAATTTTTCCTAATTGTGGTATATACTTACTTAGATCGTTTAATACTGTTCCAAAGGCCGTTGGAACCGTTACCATGTAGTCTAATGTATTTAAGGATTGTTCCCAACCAAACTTTGGCATGTTATATCCGAATATTGGTTGCTCAGGAAGTGGCCTCCAACCAATTGTATGTCCTAATATCTCGTTGATAGTAACCATCCATGCAGTTCCTCTATACATATGTGGAGCATACTTACGTAATATCGGGAATTTCTCATAAAATGACTCTTCTAACATGTTTTCGTATGCAACTATTCTTACAAATGTTCTACCGGGATAAAATGGTTTATTCATAGATGCATCAACTTGTTTCCGATATCGTTCTATGAGTTCATTGTTATCAGTAGTGAGCGGTAAACCAAATCTTTCAACTCCAACTGTATCTGAGGTACCAAACATTGTACGCATTTCATATTCAATAGGTAAATACCAATGTTTACTAAATACAGAGGTATCAACAGGTGTTTCTCGTGCAATTTTGTTGTATTTCTCTAATGTTGATTCAATATCATGTACAATTTGTGTTTTCACCTGTACATCTGGGCCTTCTACTTTAATCTGTTTAACAATTTCTTGTAACTTCTGTAGTTCGATAACGGCATCATGAATACTCATTTTACCTTCTTCAACTGCAATTTTAATTTCATCTAACGCTAAAACAACCTTATCTAAGTCATTTAGGTTCGTTGTCGTTGTTCTATCTGTTCCTAATTCTGATTCAGGTACAAATCTGTTTTCTATGGATGTACCATCTATGAACCTACTTTCAGTACCAATTTCAGGAATACCAAATGCGTGATACTTGAAAACATCAATTATTGTACGTATTTTAGTAAATATAGATGTCTTAGCTGGTTCATTGTCAACTAACGTGGATTTAATACCTTGATCTGGCCTTTCTTCAATAGTACTAATGTCTACACTTTGAAGTTCAGGCCCACCCTGTGTCGTTGATTTTTCTGGTGTAGTTACTTCTGGGAAATACTTTCTAACGATACTGTCGTTTGTTGGCACTGTCTGTGGTCCCCAGAAGCTAAGTAAGTCAACAATAGATGTAAGTAACAGTAAGTTTGGTAGGTATTGTAAAACGGATGACGTAATTGCTGATACATTGTCTACAAGATTAATGAAATGTTGTTTTGTATCAACTTGCAGATCAACTGTCACTACTGATGCTGATTCTGATTCTTGTGTTAACATATTTTGTGGTTGTGGTTGTATTGGTGTTGATGTCGACGTATTTTGCATCTGCTGTAACTGTGATTGTAACTGTGGTATGAGATTTGTCAATAATCCAACGAAGGCAGAAATACCAATGATTGCACCAGTAAATGCAACTGCATGTATAGGTGAAATTACACCTCTTTTTGATCTAATATAATCTTCAAATGCATCTCTATGAATACTCTTATAGTATTCATGTACAAATGACGGTTTTTGATGTATATACCGTTTTTCTAATTGTTGTAAATAGTTAAACATATGTGCTAAATTCTCATCATTATGTTGTTTTCTAAATGTACGCTTTGTAATCCTATCGTAGTAACTAGTAGGGAATGCTTTATGATTAGAGTGTGTTGGTATCTCAGGTAATGTACGTACTCTTCTCCTCTTTTTACTCGTTTTATTTAACTCTATATTTCCGTTTTTAATATGGACTGTCGTTCCAGTAAGGTTACTTAATGCTATGATTGCGCTCTGAACTGCTTTTGTAAACCTTTGCAAACTAATACGTGAACGTGATGTCGTCTTAGTATGCAACGTAACGGCCCATACTGCCTGCATAATACCCGTTACTAATGATCCTAACGTGATTCCTAGTGCTGTGAGCAAATTCATTATACTGAATATCCCTTCGAACATTTGTAATCCTGCTCCAAATGCTGCACCTCTTGCAGTATCTATTACCATACTAGTAGCTGATTCAACTGCTTCTTTACCTAAAGGAGTTTGTAGTACTTGTTCTCCTAATTTTGTTAAATGCTGTGTACGTTCGTCTTCTGTAATTTCAAATGAAGCTTGTAATGCGTTTATCATCATCTCTGTTTGTTTAACAATTTCATTGATACGGTATGTATATGATGTACCCATTATATGTGCAACCGTAACAGAATCTGGTAATTCTTGCAAGTTCTTTACCAATAATGTCGGTTCCTCTTTTTCTTTGATCATTGCCTGTATTGTCTTACTTAACGCTCCAAAGTCAATTTTCAGTCCAAGTACCTTAGTAACAGATAGCAGTAAACTATAAATTGCTGATAATATATCTGCAATTAATCCTAACTTTCCAATAATTCTATCAGCCGCTGATGCAACTAATGGTGATTCATATCCATATTTGATATCAACTAACGTTCTTAAGTAAGCTGATGCAGTAGACCACGCTAAATATCCTGCCCATTTTTGTTTTGCCGTCTCGTCTTCACCTGGAGCTGCTGCTACAATTTTATTGAATGCTGTTTGTGCTGTCTGTAACGTTTGTTGTGTAGGTTGTGGTACTGACGTTAGGCGTCCCACTAGCGTTTGTTCTTGCTTTCCAGTTAGTACATCGACAAATTCACTTGGACTTTGATAATACGTCGCAACCTCCATTAATGCTGCAAATTCCTTCAATGAAAGACTTGATACAGCTTTTAAGTAACTCATACCTCCTACTGGATGTAATACGTGGTAACTTGGCATTGAAGCTAATCGTACACCAATTGCTCTAGCATATGCATAAGCGTTTGTTGGTACTTCACCGAAAATCTGATCAAGTTTCTTTTCTACTGCTTGTTCTGTTCTTCCACCCATATCACGAACACTTTGAATTGACCACATTGACCACATCATACCTAAAGCAGACATTAGAGAGCCTACCAATGTATGAGCAAGCATTTGAACGCCACTATGTATATGTTTCAAAAACTCCGTTGCGAACGTTGCAGTAGCATATATGTCGGCCCATTTCTCAGAAACGCCTGCATCAAGTAATTGTTGCCTTGTTTGTTTTTTAATAACCTGTAATTTATGAACAACATCTGCACCAGGACGCTGTGCCAGCTGAGATCCAATTTGTGCACGTGCTTCCTGTACAAGTTCATTTACACGCTCAGACATCACTTCTGCTTGTTTATTTATCTGTTCACTCGTTTTACTAAACTGTTTTTGTGCTTCTTGTAAACGTCTAGTTAATTCTGGTATCTCATCCTTCATATTACTAATAGTCTTATTCAATGCATTAAAGTCTGCTATAATCTCACTTAAAGCATCACCTACTGAGGTTATTCTTGGTTCATTGAAGAATGGTAAATTTTGTTTAAGCGTTTCTGCAATCTCTTCTTTTGGTATTCCTAAATGCTTATGTAGTAGGTCAATGACGTCATAAATCGCCATACCTTCTGATATTTTTTCAACGTCAAATGGTACACCTACGTCTTCTGAAATTTTACTTACAACTTTACGTACTCGATCTACTTGTTGCCCTGTAATAACCCAGTTTCGTGATTCATAGACAAGTGCTTTTCGATAAATCTCATCAGCAACAGATCGTCCAAATGCTTTTTGTAACGCCTCTTTAATCGTTAAGTTTTTTCTTGTGCCATACCGTTCTTGTAGCTCCGAAATTATATCTTGCGCATATGAACCTGCTGTCTTTAACTTAAGTCTTGTCTTAATAACGTCTTGAATTTCTGCTTTTTGCATATGTTCACGTATTACGTTGTAAAATGCAGGACCCAACGCTTCATGTAAGAATAATGCACGAGTTAAAACCCTTTCTTGCTGTGACAATCTTGGTACTGCTAAATTTTTAGTGCCAGGAATCTCTTTCAAATCTTCTGGGTATAACATTGCAAACAAAGATAATAGTGAGTTACCGGTATTTTGTTGTTGTAGATATTCTAAATAACGTGGTATATTTGTCTGTCGTATTGTGTCTTGAAGCATTCCTAAGACTAAGTTGGTTGAAACGTGTCTCATACGTTGATTTAACCCTTCTATAATTGCTGCATGGAATGGTGCTAATTCTGGCCCAAACTGAATAAACGCATCAAGTGTTCTTGATTTCATAATTAAGTTCATTCTGTATAATTGGTTCAATAAATCCATTGTTGTCTGTACTTGCTGTAACTGTTCAATTGCTGCTTTAGTAAAGTCAAATGAACTTAAGGCACCAGTTGTAATAGTAATAGTACGATGTTGCATCAACGGCACTGTTAATTCAACACCTTGTAATGCATGTGCTAAATGTACACTTTTATTTGCCAAATTACCTAAATCTTTTGCAACATCATGTATACTTCTACTTGAACGGCTTGCAATTTCACCTAGTCCTTGAATTACATCAGATAGAACAACTATATTGTCTGCAGCAATTCCAACTGCAAGTCTCAATGATTCCCTGACATTTTCGTTTGTAATGAACTCGAACGCTTTTCGTATATCTTTATCTTTTATATGCGGTATTAACTGTTCGAGGTGTGTAATATTCTTTACGTCTTCAATACCAAATTGTCTAGCTAAATGTGAAATTAAAATACCTTCTGCAATAGTTTTCTGATTTGCAGGTAAGTTTTCGAGTACTCCAATTATAGCGGCATAAGTTGTTAAGTTTTCAAGGAAACCACCTTTACCTTCTTCTTTGATTCTTTGTAATGTGCCGTGGAAGACAGAAGCCACATCTTTTGTTTCACGAATCTTTTCAATCACTGAGGAATATATGTTGGTAGCCAACTCTATATTCATTGCTCCTTCTCTTGCATAACTGTTAATCCGTTCAAAATGATCCTGCATGCTCTGTAATGCTGTAACGGTTCTAATTAACCTTTCATATGTTGTAACATGTGGTGCAGTAACCAACCTAAATCCTGAATACCAATCACCAGACATTGCAGCTGTTACATTACGTACAAGATCCTTGAATTTTTCAGAATATTCATGCTGCAAATACTGGCCTTTTGCAATTTGCTTTATAATAGTATCCATATCAACTGCAAAGTGCTCAGATAAACCTTCTACAACCTCTGAGAATTCTTTTGTAACGACAATTGCTTGTTTTAAAGCCCTTCTGAAGTCTTCAACACTTTGTATCAATGGCCTATTTCCAACCCAAGCTTTCATTGCAGCTTCCATTATACTACCAACTACTATTGCTTCACCTGGTTTTATTCCTGACGTTGAAGTTGCAAACTCAGAGGCATGTGCTAATAAAGTACCAGTTAAATGTTCAATAAGTGCCTTATGCTGTTTAGGTAATGATGATACATAAGTGATAGGCCCAATTGTATTCGGTGTCAATATACGTTCAACTATTTCAGCAATAGCAGTGGCTGTTACTCCGGCCGCAATACCTGCAAACGGATTTGCTGTCAGTAATCCTGTTGCTGCACCGATTGACATACCCAACAACGCTTTTAACAAGAATCCACCCTTTTTTGAACCTCCGACTTCTACACCTAACGCTGCATAATGTTCAAATTTATCACCGCGAATTTCTTGCAATATCTTGTCTAATTGATTCATATCACCTGCGGTTATTTCCTTAATCTGTGAAATATCGTAAATTTCTGTAGCTTTTATTCCAGTTCCATGATAATGTTCTATTGCATAGAGGAACTTATTACCATGTTCCTGTTTAAGTGCAGTAAGATTCAATAACTGTCCAGCATATTTTGCCTTATACGTATGTCCTAAAATAATTATGTCGCCTTCATCGCCTTTATCGCCTTTTTTGCCACTCATTCGTAACTCAACGAATGGAGCCAACTGTATTTGTTCATCAGTTTTTTCTTTTAGATCTCTAGCAAGGTCCCCCCAATCCTTTTTTATGTCCTCAATACTATGTTGCATTGAAAGTAGTTCGTGGTTTCCGAGTACTAAATAGATGCGCGCATCACCAATACGTTTTTTGACATTTTCCCATTCTGATGCAAGTCGTTCTACAAAACTCATTGCACGTTCAGCGTCGTCGGCCCAATCACCAGCCAATATGACGGTTTTACCAAGTTGCGATAATCTTTCAAGTTGCTGTACAAATTCTTCAAACGATTTTGCATGTAAATCGCCTTGAACAACAATTCTACGTGCTCTTAATTGTTGTAGTCTAATTTGTGATTCAGCTGAACGGATCATATTTGATATCAATTTAGATGATACTATTGTGTCAATTTGTTCTGGTGTTAAATCTGATTTCTTCAAATACGTTTCTAATTGCTGTGAAACATATGTTTGTGGTGATAATCGTCCAGTTTCTCTAGCTTGTTTATAGTATTCCATAATACGTTCAGGTATCCGCAATTGAGAAACACGTTCTATTAAACCTATGTTTGTAAATCCTATTTCTAAGTTGCTTGGTAACGGTATTTGTTGTCCTGGTCCTAAGGAAATGTAATAATGTCCTGCGCCCTTTTCAGTTTTACTTTCTGTTATCAAATTACGTAAAACTTCCCACATGTATACTTGTGCTAATCTGAGATTATCTAAGAACTCCTCTCTGTTTAATTGCATACCAGAACGCATTTTATTTAATAACTCTAGTACATTAGATGTTGACGTACCAAAGACATGTGAATAAACTACATTTTCGATTATGCTTTCGACTTCAGTAAATTTAGCCGGCCCAATACTTTCTACAAGCGTTGATTTTTCAACTTCTCGTAATCTTTGACGAACTTTATCAGTCAACTTGTTTACAACTGTATCTAGATCTGTTAACTTTTCTTTTAACTTTTCTTTTTCTTTTTCTGTAACCCCAAGTTTAGTAACAGCTCTATTACCAAGTATATCCGTTATTTTGTAGTAGCGTATTAACGGACTTTCTTCTGTAGACAAATATGTTGCTAACCTCAGTTCTAATGGTGTCATTATTTTTGTTACAATACGGTCAATTGGTTCAATGAACAATTGTGAACTTACAACTGCACCTTTCGCTAGTAATTCTGTAGGAGCTGTTGCTATCGCTGTTGCCTCACCAATGAACTGTGATATTTGTTTTCTGATTGATTCTGGGACTTTATACATGTCAACTTGTGCTTCTGAAAGCAATTTAGCTGCTTGCTGGAAATTACCCTCAACCAAATGTTCAAATGCTTTATTTAACTTGTCAATTAGTAGTTTCGTGTTAACATCAACTGGACTTGATACAAGTGTGCGCTCAAATTCGTTAAACCTCACTTTCAAATGTTCTGCATACATGCGGTAAAGGTTGGTACTAGAAATGATCTGGTGTATAATCTCATTAGCCTGTCGTGCAAACTCTATGATCTGCTGTCCACCATCCTTTGTAACTAAGAATAACTCATAGAAACCTTTACTGTACACTTCGTCTAGAAACTTAGTGATATAATGCCATTGTTGTCTATAATTTCTAATAAGATTTGTATCAGGTAGTTTCATGTAACCAATTAAGTCTTTAATGTGTTGTTCAGATTCAGGTATTTCACTTAAATACTGAGTAATTTGTTGGTATAACTTGCTAATCTTTTCTGCAATGTTTTCGGGAACGTCGATCAGTAAGTCTTCTTGTCCCAATGCTTGTCTAATAATCCTGTTTACATATTCGTTTGCAGAATACTTACCCATGTCCAAATATCTTGCTAAGAATAGTGGTGCTGCTGATCTTAAGTTTTGTAAATATGCAGTACGCTTTTCACTAGTAACATTCTGTAATGCTTCATGTACTTTGACTATATGCTGTAGGTGTCCTTGTCTAATTCCAACGAGTTCAACAAGCTGGCGTACACCTTCATCAAGTTGTACAGTTTCTCCTCGGATTTGTCGTATTTTCTCAATGATTCCTACCCTACTCATAAGAATTTCACGTAGTAAGTTCCAGTTAAATTTACCTGGTTCTGTAGCAAACAACTGTGGAGTTCTTGTTATTCTGATTAAATTCTGTAAGTAAGGCAAAAATGTGTTTATATCTTCTGGCCCAATTTCAGTTTCTTGTAACGACTCATATGTCCTAGTCCATATTTCACGTATATCCGATAAATTCATTACATCTTTGACTAAACTTAAGTGTTCCAACGACTTATAGTATTTGAGTCCGAAATTAACAAGATCAATTAGTATATCTAAATCCTGGTCTGAAAATTCAATGGAAAGTTTCTGTGCAATTTCTTGTAGATCCTGTAATTCTTGTGTATACTTTTTAAACATCTCCTGGAGTTTTTCACTCTTTTTAATTAAGTCACGGTATTCTTCCTTTCGTAACTCAGTGGCTGGAATTCTTGTAACTGTCTGTGATAACACTTTGAACAAAAATTCTTGTCTATCTAGAAGATCTTGTTCGGTTGCAAATGGCCCTAGTGCTCTAGCCATTTCTTGTAGTACAGGTTCGAAAAACGGTAAAATTTGTTCACGTATCTTTTGATCCTTTCTAGCCAACTTCAAGCGATTAATAGCATATAGCACAATATCCTTGAGATATGGTTCTCTCGTAGGTTCTGTTTTAGGAACTTCAGAGTCAACTATATCTTTTATATCTTTTGCAATGCCTTCTGGCTCTTTCCTTCCATACTGTTCTTTCAAATACTCAACATATTTGTCAAATGCAGCATAGAATTTTTGTATAAACTGTTCTGCTTGCTGTGGCGTTACACTGTACAACTGTGAAATTGACTGTACTACCTGATCAATCATTGCTTTAGTTGGGCCAACTTTTGTTGATAAAAGCTTAACACTACGTGCTGCAGCTATTTCAGATTCTATTTGATCAATAGTCTCTTTTATCAACGGATTAATTTCTTGTAACTCTTTTATTCGTTTTACAATTCTTCCATCGTACATAGCTAATGCCTGTGGGCTAAATTGTTCTAATTTCTCAAAGACATCTCTATACCGTTTTGGAAGTTTTTCAAAGAATTCAGGTCCTAGTAACGTCCGTAACTGTTCATATGTAGATTTAGCACTTATTGCAAATGCAAGTTCCATTAATTTACGATCAGGAGCAATTTCTAATGCCATACGTCCATAGTATCTACGATCAAGATAAGGTGAAAGTGGTGTACCTAATACTGGTAGTTCTCGCTCCCATGCACTTATATCTTTCATGTATTTTGTCAATAAGTATTTATCCAAATAATGTGGAAACATACGTTTTGCATATTCTTTTGGTATCTCTATTCCTTCTGGTGCTCCTTCGCGTGTAAGTTGAGTCAAGAAACCTAATGTCATGAACTCTCCCAACATACGGATTTTCTGTTGTTCCGGTTTTGTTTTTGGTTTATATCCCATTAACATCGCTACTTCTTCTGCCGTTAATGCTTGTGCTTCGAAACCCATTTCTGACAATTTTGATACAATGACATCTAAAAGCTGTTTCACTGTTTTTGGTTTAGAACTTTCCATTACTGCTTGAGTAACTTCTTGACTAATAAGGTACCATACATCAGGTCTGATATTACCAAATTTCATAGTTGGTAATTTCGTTGTAGCCGTAGTATGTTTACCAATATATGTCTTAGGTGAAGTTCCTACAAATGCAACTCTATATACTTGATCCATTACATTGTCCCAAATTTCTGCAATTAACATTTTTCCTCTACGATCCATGAATCGTATATCTCGATAGTTAACACGTTCTATTTGGCCAGTTTCTAAGTCTTTGACATATAACCTTATTGCTCCACTGAATTCACGATACAGATCTCTAAGATTCTCAAATTTCGTATAAAACAAAACTTGCATCCCTGTTTGTTCTTTGACAAATTCACTTACACCACGCATATACTCCATAAGTAAACGCTTATTGCCTTTCGGTAGTTGGACGTTCAATTCTAATTCTTTTAGAATATCTGTACTAAAGTATCCAAATTGTTTGGCTATAAAGTTTGTAAAGTCTATGACTCCTTGAATTTGTGTTAACCAACGATCTAGTTGATGTTTAAATACAGATTTTTCAATTAATTGTGGGACAGTTGTAAACTTAACGTTCAAGATATCAGAAAACTGTCTAGCAATCAATCGTGTCAATTTACGTGGTGTTACTGCTTGCTCCAGTTCTACATATGGCACTTGCATTTCCTTTAGCGTCTTTACAATCGTATATGCCTCATAAGCAGATTCTGATTCACGTAATCGCTTAAAGAGTTCTTTTGCTACCATATCACGTGATTTTACGAGGCCACTGTAAAATGGCCTCAACGTTGGCGGTATAACTGACTTGTCACCAGCAATCCATGCTTTATAGTATATTCGTTCAAGATCCGATGTCAAAAACATCATTGTTCTTAGAGCAAGTTCCATAGGCGTTGCTAACTTACTAAATCCTGCCCAACGACTTCGTAACGGTACCACTCTTTCTGTTATTAGTAAATCTGATAACCACGGATATTGTCTCGTCAAAAATGCAACTACATCAAACCGCTCTCTACTTGTTACGTTACGTGCAGTTAGTATCGACTGTACATACTCAATGTCTTTTACAATGTACTCTTTTAGTTGCTGTGTAGTCTTTCCAGCTGATTGACCTAACTCTTCTAATGCTTTTACTACTTGTTCTAATGCGTGTTTAACTTTTTGTGCGTCTAATAATGGTTCTTTTGGTGAAGTGTATAGTGCCTTGTAAAGATCCATTACTTGAGTTAAAAACATACGAGACATTTGTCTATGTACATCTTCTGTTATTGGACCTTGATATACTGCTTCTAACTGTTTAACTGATCTTTTAAGTAAATTATTAACTATGTTTTTAAACCTTTCATTGACATCTTGAATACCCTGAGACATACCCATCAACTCGGCTAATTCTGTTTGTAAAATTCGTCTAAAGTCTTCAAATAACTTATACTTCCTGATTTTCTGAATATCTTCATGACTCAATGATATATCTCCTAAATATTGATCTGTTACATAATCCAAAATAGAACGATATCCAAATAATGGTTCAAGTTGTAGATAAATAGCTACGGCAATCGTGGATGGTATATGTAATCGCTGTTTAACAGGATATGCATATTCACTTAACATCTGAGTTGGATCATTACTTGTCGTGATCGATACACGCATTTTTACATTGCCATTTTTATCAGATTCTATGAACATAAATAAGTCAAAACTACGTGCCCAAACTTTTGCAACGTTAAATATACTGTCATCTTTGTACCCCAACATTTGGAATACAGGCCTAAGTGCTTCATATAACAATACAGTCAATAACATCTTATGTGCCTTATAGATTACTACATCTTCCCTTTCACGGAATTTATACCATGTATTTTGTACAACGTGATCTCTAATTTGTATTGTACCTAAAGGTAAGTTGTCATCTCTTTTTGTAAATATGGCAAGCATTTTATCTTTTAGTTTATCTTTTACAAGTTCTTCTATGATAGATGCCCAAAGTCTTGAACCGGTACTAAGAGGCGCTAATAGTACACCAAGATCTAGTTTCTGCCTCTCACCCTTCAACAACTGTAAAAATTGTTTTTTAAGTTCATCTACATTTACTAATTGTATTTTGTACTTTAATTCTCGATATTCAGGCAGTTGCTCTATTATTTCCTTAAACTTGTCATCAACAACCAGAGTGATAGGCATTGTACCAACAGCTAAGTCCCAGCCTCTTTCCAATAGCATTTTTGCTAGTTCCGCCGGTATAGATTCAGTAGGCATTCCTGCAAGGTGGAACATTTTCATTGTTGATTGTGTAAGTCTTTCTCCAAGCAATTTTTGTACTTCTGGTAACAGTCCACCCACTAAACTGAAATGCTTGACATCTGCATACACATTATGATTAATTTCAGTAATTTCAATTGTGTTAGCCTTTATTTGAGCTTTTATGTTACCGGAAAATCTACTTGTATCAAACAGCTTTTCTAAGTACTCACATTGATCTTCAGTTAATACAACAGAAACAGTATCATACTTTTCTTTAAGTGTTCCTGCTAATTGAATTTCCTTTCTTGACGCATAATAGATCTTATGTGGTTCTTTCCTGTCGACTACTAATGTAATTTCTTCTGTCGGTGAACCAGCTGTTAATGCGGCATATATGGCTGGGAACTTAACGTACACATCTACAACTCTGCTTGGAATATTTTGTCTATGTGTATCTTCCGTCCTCTTACCTAAAACGTAAACTATTGGTCCGGCTTGAATAACTGGCCTAGTTGGCACATTCCTACCAACAAACATTCGTATAGGTAATTGTAGTCGTGACTCACCAGAACCACGTTCAGTTACATAATGTCCTGGGAACGATGCCTTTTCCACTGTAAGTAACGTCTCTATTGTTGCTTCTAAGAGTTGTACTAGTTGTTCCCGTTCCTGTCTGTTCCGTGTACATAAACGTGCAATATTTCGACAGAAGTTCTTGAATTTTGTTTTATCATGCAATTCAAAACCCATATCTTCCTTAAGACTTGGTCTAAATCCGATTTGATACAAGAACCCTAGTGTACCACTGTAATCTTCATCTTTATATGTCTTCGGTACTTCATAGGTACGTCCTTCATAACTGAATACTACTTTTGTTAACATGTCATGTATTTGGAATCTGAAAGGTTCTAGTCCAACCATTTTCAAGGCGTCTTGTATTACTGCCGTCAAATTACTCATAAGGAAGAGTTCTGTCGTACCATGCTCAAGACGTGTAATTGTGATCAGATTACTGTAAATTACGTCAATTGGAATTGTTTTGTTACGTTTTTTGAACTCGTCTATGAGTTTCTTCAAATCACTAGGTACATGTTCCTTGACCTTCTCATAAAATTCCTCTAGATTAATTTCCAAGAAAGTTGTACGTTCTTTTGCTAGAATTTGTAGACGCTTAATACTTTCTTCACGGATAGCTTGTTGATCAGCTTTTATACCATACATTGCTGCTAATATCTGTAAATATGCTGAATACAATGATGGCTGTATTTCTCCGCCCTGTCCTTTTTGTCCTGCAGGTAATGTCCACTTTGGATTTGCAAATTCGTAGATACCTGTTACTAACATTTGGTATCTACCAGCAACTTTTGTAATTCCCGTGATTATTCCTCCTACTTTCTGTGGTAACTGTTCTGTAATCACTGAATTGGATTTAGGATCGTATTTGTAAATTACTGTGTTACTATTGACAATTACCGCACGTACTCCAGTTTTCTTTGCAATATCTATCAACGACATTCTACCTTTGACATGTTCAACAGTATAGTTATTTCGTACAATATAGAAGTTTTGTAATTCGATTTGTGAAAGGTTTGTTCCAAGATCTAATGCCTTAGTACTTAGGATTGGTGCTTGTATTTCATATAAGTTTCCGAGTAGGTCTTTAAGTATTTCGTTTACGTTATTAAAACTGAATCGTTCTTGTACATTCTTTGCAGTTTGTGGATCAAGTTTCTCTAAGGCCTTACTAATAGCAGTTTTCAATTTAGTACGTTTACCTCCAATATTGATCAATACTGCGTCTTCAATGTTAAAGGCTGTCAAATCAACCATTGCAACGTTAAGTGGTATCTCTTCGCCTTTCCCACCAAATATTGTTAAGTTTGGCATTTTACCAATTGCTTGTGACCAATTAATAGATTGTCCCCAGTTTTCAAGTAAGTAATTCAAACTCCTTATTAATGCATTATATGCTTGTTTAACCGCAATTTCAACCCTCGGCATTGTAACATTTGGAACATATGATGTAAGTCCTTCTGCTAACGCCAATGGAATTAACGGCAAATACCCATCGTTAACTGTTACATTTCTTGCCAATTGTACTAAAGCATTTTTCAACGTCCTTAGTGCCATATGACTTACGTAATCAAATGAAACTGTAATATGCCCTGCGTATCCACAGTCATTAAGAAGTTTATTGAGTTCATTTATCTTACTTTGAATAAAAGCTTGAACTTCTGAAAACGACTTTCCATCTGACAACATTTTAACGGCTTCTACATGTATAATTGCTAATCTACCTGCTACAAGGCGTTTCATGTTTTCAATACCTTCTATATACTTAGAAGAATATTTCGGTTTCTTTATTGGTTGTATATCGTTAACTCCTTTTATCGTTATTACAGGAATTGCTAACACATATGGATGTAAAAGTATGTATTCTAATGTCCGATAGTACTCCTTTACATTCTGAACATTAATTTCTGAAAACAGATTTTTTAATTCCTTATAATACTTCAATCTTTTTATTTGGTTGTTTAATTGATCAAAGTCCAATTTGCGAATCTTTTTCTGCATGTACTTTTTGATTTTACTGTAATGCGACATTAACAACTCTAATTCACGCTTCAACTGTATATTTGACTTTACATCATAGATGTCAATTACTGGCAATCCCACCTCCAATGTTAAACTAGTAGTTGCACGCTGATGTAACAGTACGGTTTTCAACGTCTTGATAGTAGTTCCTGGTTTAACTGACATTTCTTTAATCCATTTTTCAACTTTTTGTGTCAGGTGTTTAAGGGCTGTTTGACTTGCTCCAAACGTTTCAAGTTCCCCTGTTATATCTAACAGTGTAATCTTTTGTTCAGGACGGAAACTACTTATGCCTTCAATATTTTGTTTAATATAGAAGTTTGCTTTATCTACTACAATTTCAGCCAATGCATTAATATAGGCCTTACGCTGTTTTTCATCACTTAACGTTTCAATTAGTTTTTGAAGTTCCTTAGATAATTTTACTTGATCTCCTTCCAATTTTATACCTAAACGTTCTAATTTTGTTTGAATTTGATTCAAGTCTATCTGTTGGCGATCTTTCTGCAATTCGTTGTATATATTACGCAATTCATTAAGGTTATTTTGTAGACGTGTAAGAAACTCAGGCGAAATACCCATCTTTTTCAATGCATTCTCAATTACTTTTAATTTCTCTATAGTTTGCATATCCTCAATAAACTTAGATGGATCGATACCTCTCTGTATCATTTCTACAGCAGCCAACATTACAAACGTATCGTAATATTGCGCAACTTGTCCTGGTAACGCTACTGCTACACCTCTTAGGAAGATACCTTCAATTTGTTGTAAAGTATTCAATAAGTCATCGTATAGATCACCAGTCAATAACGAATGTCGTGTAATTCCAAACGCATATGCTAAATCTCTAATTTTTTCACTATCAGATGCTAATAACTGTGCTAAATTGACTTTTTTTCCTTTCAGTACTTCACTGACTATATTGTACATTACTTCTGTCATTAGTAACAATGACCCAGAAGAAGCACCAGCTGCTCTTCCAGTCTTTGCGTTAACAAACATAGTAAGAGCCATCATTACAAGATGTTTTGGTTTACCTCTAAGTTTAAGTGCAGCTTGGAATAAACTCCAATCATGTATAAGTAAGTCATCTAGGGACATTGTTTTGTTACCAACTTTAACTTGAATCTTACGTGCTTCTTCAATACCAATCCAGTCTTCCAAGATACTGTAGAAGTTAGCACCTAACTCGGAGACAAGTTTAGCTGTTACTGCAGCACCATAATTGAAGGCATCTATTTTGTCTTGGATTTCTGTTACGTTGTCGATTCCAAAAGTATTTAACCTTCGTCTTAAAACATCAATGAGTTTTTCAAATATTTTGTATTCTATTTTCTGTTTAGTGCCTTCAATAAAGTACTCGTATAACTTACGTTTCAGTTCTTCACTAATATCGTCTTTACCATCGGTTATTAGACTGACAGTTGATGCAATTCCTATGACAGCTGCAATCTCAATGATCTTGTTCAATTGCCCTAGTGTTATTTGTTGTCGTAATTGTTCATCTTTGAATAACCAATGTCTTGCGTGTTTCTGCGAATATTTTGCTATTTGTCCTACTGTAATTTGTTCTTTTGCAACCTCATAGAATCGCTGTAATTTGAAATACGGCATCCTTTGTTCAATCTCTAAGACAGAGTGTACATATGGTAAAATAGTATCGGCATATAATTGTAAGCCTTTTGCTACCGCACTATGTAAAATGTCACTGATGTATGCTAATAATGCATATCTGTCAGCTTCCTTTTGTAAAATATCTTTAGCATTTTGCAACGTATACGTATCTGGAAATTTCAGATTAATTTGTCTTAACAATTCATCAAATCTTCCTGATTTTAAGTCCTTTATGTAATCTGATATGTCCTGTGGTTCTAAAATACCATACTTGCTACTAGCTTTCCGTTTAAGATCTTCTATAACCTTATCTAGTAGTTTATGTACAATGTTCTCATAGACGACAGTATATTCTTTTGCTATTATACGCTCAGTTTTTATAGCATTAATAATGTTTTCAGCAAGTTTAACAGTATTAAATACTTCACGTAAATCCTTTTCATTCCGTATATCAAGTTCACGACTATACAAGAATTTTGCAACCTCTCTATCTGCTATTCTAGCTAATCTGTTATCTTTTGTTGCTTCAAGCATTGTGTGTAAATCAACCGTTGAAAGGTGTTCTAGTGGTAAAATTCCCTCCTCTTTTAGTTTCAGTACCAGTTCAGCTATTGTCAATGTATTTTCGTTTTTGATTTGCTTTAATACATTTTCTAATTTTGCTTCTGGGTTAAGCCCTAAATGTTTACAGACAATTTCACGTAATTTACCTGACTTATTCCAATACGCTTCAATAAATCCTTCGATATATCCATAAGTTTGTACTAACATTGGTGATTTGCGTATAGTTTCATAGACTTCTTTCAACTTATTGAAAATTTGTTCATGTTTTTTGTCTCTTTGTTCTTTTAACCTATCTAACTGTTTCATATAATGTTCTAATGCACTAAACGGTAACTTAGTTTGTTGGATATATTCAAGAAGATCACCATATCGACTTACATGTTCGTGATAAACTTTCTGGGCACGTTTTCTAGATATGACAGTTGGCTCAAGTCTGAACTCTAATACACCACCCTCTTTTTCTTCGATTGGTACCATTCCAACCGTCAGTACTCCGCCTGTTAAAGTAATTTCTAAGAACCTGTTTAATGTTGGGTATATTTCGACTTCACCTTTTAAGTAGTTATCAAGTTCTTTGATGAGTTCATCTTTCTTAATAAACATATGTTCTAATGCAGTATCTATTTTCTCATCTTTCTTGTTCAGTATATGTTTCAGTTCGCGTAATACATCAGAAAGTTTTCTTTTCGCTTTAAATACATCTAATAACTTTTGTCTAAAACTGTAGAATGGTGATTGTTCGCTGGTAAACCACTTTTCCAATGAACGTTTAGATGACTGTACTAGTGCATTTGCAATAAGTCGCATTTTGTCTCCATCGTAGTCTAAGTTGAACGGCTTTGCATTAGCTGGATTAATTAGAATAGCGTGTAAATTAGGATCGTCACTTACAATTATCCTAAACTGTGACATACCAATTTCTCCGAGAACTGGGTAACGTAAAGCGTCAACGTAGTCACCATTCTTTGCTGGCCTATATACCGGGCCAATTGCATCGACAGGTACTTCGATTGTAAATCCTGCATCAGATATACGTACATATGTTTCACCGTCTTTCTTAAATGTCGTTATATCAGTTGTATCAGTTACTAAAATCTTATAATACGTCTTATTACCATGTCTAACTTTATATTGATCCTTCAACGGTATATTCTTTAATGCACTGACGTCTATTGTAATAATTTTCACAATATCTAATGCATTTTCGCTAAGTATTTTGTCAAAATCTGTTGGAATTAAAAGCTCTTTTGCAATTTTAGCAGGCACAATTAATACATCATGTGGTATCAACGGATTTGGTAACATTACAGCCATTGGTGCTCCTTTAATCAAGAGTAAGTTTATGGCACGTCTTCCTAAAGTGTTACTCTTAACTGTAAGATCTCTAATTGTTTTTGTGTGGTATATTTCAGCTACTCTTGATACATCAGGAAGATCGGATTTACGAATACTATGTTGTAACACGAAATCCTCTATCTTTTGTAAATCTGCTTTACGTAAATCTAAACCAAAATAAAGATTTAAAATATCGAAATATTCTTGTAAAAAGACTTGTGTGTCTCTTATACCTGTAACAAGTTGATAGTTCCATATTTCATTAGATAAATACGTTGGATGACTATAGCATTCAATATGCTCATACATATCTTTCAATAGGCCTAAAAAAGACTTGAATACACCTGCCTCATGTATACGTTCTAATGTTTGTGGTATATCAGAAATAAACTTAAAACTACTAATCTCTATTTCGTATGGAGACCACACTCTAATTTTGACATATGGATCTTGAGGATCAAATTCAATGAAAACTGGTACGATTCTGTCTTGTTTGTCTTTTGCTGGGATAACTGTTCTAAAACCTATTGGAGTAAATAGTTTCAATGCTGCTACCGTATTATAGTATAAATCAAAATTAATGATTCTTTCTTCTTTTAAGAGTGTTTGCGTTTGCATATATTTTTGATTTTGGTTTTGGTTCTGATCCCATGTCAAGTTTACATCACCCGTCTATTTTATTCAATTCAACGTCAACGTCAATGACAAATGTATCAGTATCAGTATCAATCTGTATCTACATCTGTATCTATATCTATATCCAAGTCTGAGATAGTGCCTATATAGGTATGCCTCTCTAGATACAAATAATTACGTAACCTAATATTTATAGATGAGCTCAGGTACTCGAAACGTACATATGGCCCATCATTGACAATTGTGATTAAGGGGTTAGTAGACGAAAGAGAGGAGGTACGCAAAGGATTAATAATTTGACTGTTTAGCTGTAGTGTATTAGCATCTATATGGGGTATTTCAATCTGTTTCTGTATTGTACATTGATATTTGTTACTATGAACTACAGCTTTAACATTGTGTTTACCACCCTGTATAAATACGGGTACCTCTATTTCGGTACCAACGCCTATGAACATATCTCCAATATACCATGTTACAAAATCTATTTCAGCATTAGGAACATGTAAAAGTTGAAGTTTTCTCCCATATGAAACTATATCTAACGCTTTTGGATTGTAAACCTGTAACTGATATTGTAAATTGACAACTTTAGTTCCTTGTACTAATGTAACTGTAATGGGCGTATAACCGAAACTATATTCATCCCATGAAACTTCTGAATGTGGTGGTATAATCTTAGTAGTTGAATACGATCTTACGATAGCGTAGTAATCATGTGTCTTACATTTAATCTGTACATTTTCTAATTTGTCGTTTTTATACTGCTCATTTACTTCTAAAATCTTTTGAAATCCTGGACTAACTGAAACGTGTTTTTCTATCTTCGTACCATCATGTAAAATCAATTGAATCTTTTTAAGTCCACATGATTTAAATGTAACTTTATACAGCGTATCAGATAACTGTTTTATGTCAACGTCAGTATCAACAGTATTATCTTTTTTCAAGAACTTGATACTTTGTACTGGGCCATCAATACTCATAAATACAGGTTTATCGACTACTGGTATATCATGAAATATGACATCGACCGTTTTTACGAATTCATTGGGTATAGTACTATCAAGCTTCAATTGCTTAATTGTCGATATTTCATATCCAGCTTGTTCATTGATAGACGTTTGTAGTTCTGTATGTAACATACTATCATCAATGAGATAATATTTGAAATTCTGATATGTTGAAGTTGAAGAACCTAATATTTTACCAATACTACTTGTCGCTACATATGATGAAAAATCAGCGGTAACAACCGTCCAATCTGTTACCAATTTATCATCTAAACGAATTATAACTGTATCTGCATCTGGTACTGTTACATCTGTATCAAAGACTGTTACTGTAAAGTTAGAGACAATTTGATTGCGTTTTTTCGAATAAACTTGACAGTTAAATGTACCAGGATAATCAAACGTTATTTCTTGTATACCCTTTGTATCTTCATCATTTACTTCTATCGTTTTCCATCCTACGAAATGTAAAATAACAGGTTCAGATACTTGAATTTTTAACTTTTCGTTTTTTGGTAACGTAAGCGGAGTAAGAAACGTCAGTATAATTTGATGGCGAGGTATATGTATAATTGTCTCATTACCCTCAATCATAGTTGGATTTTCGGTATCATCAGGAATTGCAACTACTGGAGTTACTCGATAAACTCCCGGTGATAAAGTTAACGTTCCTTGGTTTCCAGAATTATACCACACTTCACCTGTATATAAGTCTTCAACTTTTAGATATGCAGATAACTCACAGGAAGGATGTACACCAAATATGTAGTTATATTGATCATTCTGTATCGGTGTGACTAATACATCTGTAAAAAGAGGAGGTAAGTTTGTAAAACAGTAACAATGTAAATTGCCGATTCTAAACGGAATAACTTGTGGTTTTGATGAGATTGGTAATTTGTAAATTGACCAATATTTGTTTGTGTACACTAACCGACCTTTCTTTTCAACTTGAACTTGTAAATTCTTGTTATCTTGTTTAAAAGGAAACGTTGAGATAGCAACATAATTTCCAAACTGAAACGTCTTGACAAATCCAGGTTTTGCATTACGATAATTTGCTTCTAATGCTAAATGAGTATTAGGAGTTTTCAAATTTTTTTGTCTATCAAACGGATCTTTTGCTATTAAACTGACGTTAATCTGATGATCATTTATAGTTGCATTAAGTATCGTTGCATACTTGAAACATAGTTGGGGTGTAAGTACCTTGAAGACTGTTTTGTCTTTAAACCATTTGAGGATATGTTGTACCCATGTACATGTATTCTGTGTGGTAAACGAAACTTGAAAATAGTCGGCATTTTGATCTTTAAGTGACCATTTTTCATTAAATTCAATTCCTTTAGGTTTTTTGTCTACAGTGTCCCAATAGTAAGTGAATTTTGGCATTCGATTAATCTCTAGACTATCCACTATGAATGAGATATCCTTATCTTGTCCATTTTCTGTATACGAGAACTGTATTACATATGACATTTTTGTCACCTAATAATTCGGCCGTAACCAGAAGCTGTAATTCGCAATTCTTGAATATCAAAATCAGTTACATACAGTTCGATGGTACCTAATAATAGTTTCTTTTGTTCATTTGTTTTTTCAGGCCTTCTCTTTACATCAACTCTTATCTTCGAAACGTTAATACGTGTAAACTTATAATTTTCATCGAACAATTCAATTGTAGTACTATAATGTGGTTGTGATTGAACTAAGACCCATTGATAAGCATCAAAGTCAGTGACATATGATGAAAGATTAATGTACCCATTTACACGCTGAAATGAACCATTAGGCTTAGGTATATAGATATACCAAATATCTTTTGTTGGTGTCTCATTCTTATATGTAACAAAGTTTACAGAACTTCGCTGTGATATCGACATAGAAAATACATTGTGTTGTGATACTAGGCCAATGTCATCTGGACTAGTATGAATTTCTACTATATCGTTAATCCAGCTATCAAAATCATAATTGTCATTTAAACCTAATGATTTAAACGTTACTTGTGGATTAAAACCAAATAACGTACACGAAATTGTGTTAACCTGATCTGTACTAATAGTAACGTTACAATCGATTAATACCATATTATCGAAAATAAAACACATACGCTTTCCTGTTTTTGAATCGACATAGTAAGTTGGAATCAAAATCTGATTTTCGATCCAAAAATCTGGATCCAAAAAATCAAAATTGAATGGTAAATTTATACGCCATTGAAATAACAGAGTACGTTCAAATTGACCTAGGCGCACTCTAATATCCTTTCGTTGTGCACCTTTTCGTAAAATTTGCCAATCTAAAAAAGCTTTTGTAAAACTGATTTCAGATGGTACTGTATAAAGTGGTTCTTTTCGTATCACTTCAGTAGGAATTGGCGTATCATAAATGGTAGACGTAAAATCCGAATATGCTACAACTTGTTGTAACTGCTCTAGCGGTAACTGTTCTTTCGATTCTACTGAATCCGGATAAAATGTTGCATTAAATCTATAGTCAATAACTGGAAGTAATTTAACGTCTGACAACTTTGACACCTAACATTTCTGCTATATCGAGTTCATCTAAACCTTGTTCATGTGCTTGAATAAGTTCCTGTACTGTCATGTTTGAACGCTTCTTGACTTGTCCTTTGTCATCAGTAGTAAATTCGTTGAATACCATCATATCGAATAAAAAGTCTTTAATTGGGTGGCCAAACCCTCCAACTATTTCAGATGGACGTTTCTGTAGTCCTTGTGCCATTGAAAATATTCCTTTGGCCAAATCCTTTTTCAAGAAATTTTTAATCCGTTCAACGAAAGTTCATTAGATCTTTCGGTAATACACCTGAAACTTTTAGAATCATATCTATTATTTTGTTAATTTCAAATGGCATTAATGGGTTTTCGTTTATATCAAAAGAATTCGTTTTTGATATATCGATTTTCCCTGGACTTTTTGGATGACACGTTAATAGATCTGGTAATCTTGGTATTAACAACTCAAATAACCATTTCTGTGACAATATGAGTTTAGGTTTTCGATTCTGTATTTGTGCCTGTGTGACCTCTATTTGTTGTGCTTGAAGTTTATCCAATATTTCAGCCGCATCTAGAAAATCAATTGGATCTACTTTCAATACGACTAATTTGTCATCTCTAAACGTGAAAAATGTATTATCTGGCCTAAATGTGTCATCGTAATATTCTGTAACATCTACTTCTGCTAATTTCAATGTCCAGTCGTCTGGCGGTATAATACTTGCGAATCTTAAAATTTCGTCAATTAATGTACGTAACTCACTAAATGTTAAAGGGTTGCAATCTTCTCTGTCAGGCGTGTATGGTATTGGTGAACCCAATAATTTTACGTTAACAGGAATACTATCTTCTGTCACTTCAACTAATTTTGGTAAATCCTGTAATATCTTTTGAGTTAGTGGTTTGTAAAACTCTGGGAAATTTATTGTGTAAATGTCAATTAATTCTGCCAAATACCTTAAGTCTAGTGGTTTGATTTTTAAGCGAATATATCCGTCTACACGTGGAAATTCTATGTACAGTACTTTATTCATTTGGTTTTGGTTCTGGTTCTGACTCTGACTTTGACTTTGCCTTTGACTTTGGTTTTCGTTTTCGCTTAGATTTTCTTCTTTGTTCATTTTTTTCTTCTTGTTTGTCTTCTTCTTTGGTTTGTTCGAATCTTTCGGATTGTTTGAATTGCTCTTTGGAGACTTCTTCGCCACTTAGACCACCTTGAAAATTTAACTGTTTATCAGTGAATACAACAAACATATAGGACGTGAGTAACGGAACAACATCAGAATCTTCTAACTCGATTTCGTAAATGTCCACTTCAGGAACTACCCTATTGACTTTGAACGGACGTGGTATACTTCTTCCGACACTATATACAATATCATCAACGTCAGTGTATTTAAAGGCAGGGTCTACAGTGTATTGACCGTCGGCCACTAATGCATGCTCAGATCGAGAGCCTACAAGTTTACAATCAGCTTTACCAACATACCTGACAGATTTAACTTTACTATCAGTTGGGTACTTTGTACCGACACCTATATAGTAGCCAAGTACTCTATCGCCAACAGTTAACTTTTCTACTGGTTTATTACGGATTCCTAAGACTATTGTACCTTTACCAACATATGTGTAAACCATTTAAATTCACCTCTTGAATGTAACTATATATGGCAATGATATAGGTTTTGTTGATTCTGACTCTTTACGCAATAACCTATGAACCTGTACGACTGCATCAGCAACATCTTTAGAACCGCCTCTAGGATGATCCACACGCCTTTCATTTACTATTTCTATATCTCTAAGTTCTTTATATAGTTTCGGGTGATAAACGACTTTGACTTTTTCGGTTTCAAGATCAAACTTGAAATTTTCATAATGTTGTCGTGTTAACCATTTAAAGTCTTTTATAAGTCCTAAAGATTCTAGTGTTTGTTCTAATTCAATGTACATATGAGTATCAACACCGAATGTTAAGATGTTGAACCGGTTGCAAATGTTATCAACTATGTATGACAGAATTTCTTTAGCATCTAATTCGCCTCCAGCATCTTCTGGTTGTAATGCCTTAATCCCATCTATTACAATTTGATCATGTGCCCAATCGTAGTATCCAATGGCAATTCCAAACGTATCTGATTTGACTGCAGGATCCAAACCCAATACTCTGGGCCTATCATCTGAGTATACATCAGATTCAAGTACGTTGAACATATTGTGATCCAATGGAATCTTGCCTCTAAACAATTTTGTCCTTCTAGATACAGTAACAACTGCATATGGATCAGCAGCAAATTTCAATCTAAATGCTTCTTCTGAATCAGCTTGTTTCAAAAGCTCTTCTTTAGTAAACGTTGGGTTTAATTCCCATGTTGGATAATGGAATGCTATGCCGGGACTGAGTTCACCAGACTTTATTTTTGAATACGTTCTAACAATTGGATCGCCAGGATGATCAGGAGACGATAATACCGCCAATTTACCAAATGTACCAAATGTTGTCGTTGAACCTTGCATGTATGAGAATACACCTTCAAACGTATCCGGACCAAAACCACTATCTTTCCATTGTGCAACTTCATCTAAGGCAGCGAACATAACTGTACGTCCAACACCAGACTTGACAGTACCTGGCCCAACCCATATGTTCAAGTTCTTTTCAAAATCAATTTCTTGGCTCTTTACATTGATTTTATAATGTGCAAAAAACTTACCAGACATTTGCGATTTCGTAATCAAGTAACGCACTTTTGAAAACAAAGTGTCTTTTGCCTGTTCCCTTGAACCAGCTGCCATCGCAATACAAGTAAAACCCATGTTTTCAACTATCCTACCAATCTTTTCATAAAGAAATTCGCCTATATCATCAAGTATAATGAAACGGAATATTTGGTATAACATCATGGACGCAATTATCGTTGATTTACCCGCTCTCATTCCACACATTAAGGCCAAATACTTATATTTGTCAACTCCTTTGTCATCTCTTTCAAAGTACATATCAATAATTTCTGCTTGTTTCGGAAATAATTCTAATCCAAGTTCATTTTTTACGAATTCTGACGGCTTCAACATATAACGAAGTATTTCACGTGGTGACAATGGACAGTCATACATTGGAAACACCCCAAAGACTGATCAAGTGCAGAGACGAAAATAAACGTAAATGTAAATGTAAATACCGATACAGAGTTGGATACTATGAGGTTGACTTAATAACATTTGAAGTCCGTAAAGTTACCTACTCATTTAATAAACTTGATAAACAAAGTAAATTAAAGGTGGTTAATAAATGGTTAGGTGACATAAATGGTTCAAGTAACACTTGAATTGCCAGATAACACATTACCAGTTCCAATATATGTTGTCATATTAGATAAATTCCCACATGTAGCTGTCTCACAGGACGTATTCAATTGGTTGGTTTATGTGGGCGACAATTGGATTACGTGTGATAAGCGTTATGCGCCAGCCATATATACAATTAAGACCTATAGTGAACTAAAAAACGCAATGAAGGCATTTCCTGAATTAAAAACTGACTTCTATTATGTGTTAATAAAAGTTATACCAGTTCCTCTAAATGTCAGTACTATTGAGACATCTGCGTTTAGAGCACTACTTAGCCAACTATCACGCTTTATAAAGCGTCTCAAACAGACGAAAAACAGTTAAGTTAAAGTTAACGTTAATGTTAACGTTAACATTGACAATAAGTATTTGGAATTGGCATTTATAGAGGGTCAATATCAAATGGGAAATCAGTCTCTCCATGTTCTAATTTATGTGAATCATAATATGAGTATTGAATGACTTTTAGTAAGTAATTTTTAACTGCTGAAATACGATTACTGAAAGCGTAAATCTTTGAAATTGGTGCATGTCTATTTGGTATACGTGGATATATCTCAATGTCACATAGTTCAGGGCTTACATCTGCTGCTATTTCATCCCATTTTTGATAAAAACGAATTCGATTGTCAGCTCGACATGTAACTCTTACAAAGTCACCTTCTATTTCAATTGTTGTATCAGAAATTACGTAAAATTCGTTTTTAAATTTGACGATTCTGTATGGTAATAGCAAGTCAATTAATTCATAGTGTTTACTGACTTTTTTGCAAAGATCTTTTTGTTTTCCTTCAAACGTAAATTCAATTGATTTATCGACAAATTGTTTAACATTCGTAAGTACATTCGTGTAACCGTCAACTGTTAAAACCGTATATTCATTTGTCAAAGACTGCTTGTATTCTGCTTCTAAATCAAATATGTATGGTACAGCTAAGTAAGGGGGTGAACCAAATACTCGTGCTGTAATAAAGTAAATAGCAGTACCAAACACCAAAATGATATTTTTTTCAATACGCATAGACGGGACTGTGATCAAGATACGACTAAAATGAATTTCATCTGTATTCAGTTTTACAGATTTTATTTCGTTGTTTTCATTTTTCGTAACGTCATAGCAAACAATGACATATAGACTGTTATTTGGTTTAAGTACCTTGTAATTTAGTTTGATACATTGATTTTTATCGGGATGTGTTGGATCTGTAACATAAAGAATTGGACTATCAGAGTTAGTCGTAGATGTTCCTTCTATAAGTAATTTCAGATCAAAATGCAACGTCTTATCAAACATAGATTTGTTAAACTGTACTAATACATCTTGTAATGTAATACCATATTGATGCATTTGTTTTTCTAAACCCGTTAACATTCGAACCTCGTAGAAAATACTATCTGGAACTTTTGAAATGTCTGATAAGTATTCTTTGATTATTTTTTCATTTAATATTGGCATTTGAGTCTGGTTTTCAGTTATTAACAGTGAAAATGGAGTGACAGTATTTCCGACTAATACACCTCCAACATTGAAGCCTTGTTGAACAATATCTTTATTCAATGTTGAATCAGACTTTTGAATAGTTGGAATTCGTACAACTGACATGTATGCACCAGTCCAAATGTAATCTGGCAGTCTACGGACATGGTAAACATAATTGTTCGTTTTCTGTAGAGATGTGTAAAGTAAATTTACATCATAAACCGGATATGGGTTTTTCGTAGGTATCCACCTAACGATGTCAACTACATGTTCAGTACCATCAGGATCTGTAACTTTCTCGGTAGAAACAACCGGCTGTAAATACACTGTAAAATTCCATGGTGATATTGGATATGGGAAATAACTATCTAGATAATCTTCTTTAGTATCTAAAGCAATTATTGGGTTAGCTGTAAACACTAAAGACTTTAAGAACGTTCTTACTAACATATTGAATTTCTTGTTTAATTCTGCGTTACCAACATCAATGAATAATGAATCATACCAGAATACAGGTTGATCATCAGCTGTAATCACCATACCAGAACTATCTTTACATTCACGCTCTTGAACATCTCCAATATAGAGGCGTGTAACTGGATTGTAATCAACCTTGTAATTGTATGTAAAGCGCACAGTAGGACGTTTATCTCCATCACAAGCAAAGATATAAAATCCGTTGTCTAAAAACTCATCTTTTCTTTCTTGTAATGTTGCCAGTAAAGACTCTAGACTACCTGTTACTGGTTTCACGTAATTTGGACATTCATACATTGTAACAGCTCTTTTATATTTGTTTTTTGCGAATATTTTGATCTTATGTGGTTTCCCTGATAACGCAACCTGTCTACAACTGAACTCACGATTTTCTGTTAAATCTAGATATGGTACATTTTGTAAATCATTTGGAACATAATCTTTAATTTCTTCGAGTATACTGTTATACCACGTCTGCTGTGTTTCCTTTTGTAAATTATACATACTAAGTAGAGATGAAACGGACAACCAACTAATTTCGTTGTAGTATTTGTCAATGACTTTGATACGCCTTAGCCACGGTATGATCAATATCTGTGAACCAATGTATAGTTCAGATATCGTCTTACGAATTGGTTCAATTGACCACTGCACATTTTCACAAAACCTTTCAAATGATTGTTCAAATGGTGTTTTAAGAGTATTTTGAGATCTGTTTCTCGAAATGTTCTGATATGCAACAGTCAAATCGCTTAGACGTTCCCAATAGTAATTTTCAGGATCTAAATATGAAACCTTTGAAAGATCAATTTCTCCCTGATTAGATGCTTGTTCATACATAAGTTGGATTTTTGATTTCGGACGTCTAATGTATGCACCAGTATTATCGACACATCCCAGTGCACCAGCCTGTTCTAATGTGACCTTAAGGTATGCACTGTAACGATACAAATTCGTTGTAGACTTTATGACGTTAGCAACAATGAATTTGATACCAAATAAATCTAACTGAATGCCCGGTGGATAATATATAGAAGAAACGAAAGATACTTGCCAATTATTTGGGTTTTCTGATAAGTTTATTGAAACTTTTCCGATTTCAGGAATTTTTTCGATTTCAACGGACATTTGATAAATTGGCGCAACAAGTTCATTGTCATTTTGTTGGAAGCCGGTTGTATTTGACAATTCCTGTGATAAAATGAAAAAACCATATATTTCAGGGACTGTATCTGTATTTGTATCTGTATTTGTATTTGTACTTGTACTTGTACTAACATCAATGTGTTCTCGAATCAATAAAATGTAAGCCGGCTTAACTTTAAGTCGTTCATTTAGAATATTAGGTAGGTTAGAAATTGAAATTGTATATTCAGTGTTATCTAAAACAAGAGTATTCCCGATTTTAGATATATTGCAAACCTTTTCAATATCCTTTGGAAATAAGTCGAATATACATGTATTTTGTTGTTGCTGTTGTGTATCCTTACCATTGGAACTTGAACTTGTATTTGAATTTGAATTTGAACTTGTATTTGAATCAACACATACAATTGCATTATACTGTTCAATATAAAGTCCTTTTATGTAAACTAAATCGAATTTACCTGCATAGTTACTTGGTATAACATCTAACGTCTTAGAGACATCATGTTCTGCTAAAAAATTAGGGAATATTTTGAAAGCATCAAATCTAGTCTGAAAAGAATAGTTTTTTATATACTCGTTTCCTTGTTTCTTTGCTAAAATAACGTTTAGTGTACCAATATGTTTATTCTGAGTCATATTCCTACCCTAGTCAGATGTTAAAACGTTTAGCAGTCCACTATCTTTTGCAACCCTCAAAATGTCTTTTTTAGTATAAGGCTTTATGTTATTTGAAGCTCCTTTTACCCTCATAGCATACCCTTTAATAACATCTTCATTTTCATAGTAGTTGATTTCACCACACGAAACTTCAATAATGTCATTTGGTTCGAACTTCAGTTTCGTAGAAAACGTTTCACCCAACAATTTGATTTCATTGCCATCTAGATATCCAACTTCATATTTGTATGTGCCATTTTTGTTTCTTAGACGCCCTATGACTTGAACATCAATATCCGCTTCTTTTTTAACTTTTATCATGTATTTTTTGTCACTTGGTAACGCATCTAAATCTTTGATTACAATACCATCAAACTCAGGATGGCTTTCAACGTATTTAATGGCGCCATTCAATGAATTGAAGTTTTTTACCCTATACTTTGGTTTAACGTATTTTTTGATCATTTGCAATTGAGTTCTGTAATCTTCTTCTGGATAAGCAACGTCGTAGATAGTAACGGTTAATTCTTTGTCCATCTCACCTTTCTTGACTTTCCCAATGACGGTTTGTCTAGGTAACGTGTCGCTCCAAATTTCCCCTATAAACGCATAGTTGTTGGGCGTACGTTCCGTGAATACATGAGATAAGTCAATAGACAGTTTGTTTCCGCTATCAGTGTAAACCTCTTTTCCGCGGTCAAATATTACAACGCGCATTCCATTGTATTTTGGTTGAATAACAAAATTATCAAACGGAATATCTTTCGCTGAGATGTTGTCTAGTCCGTATAATGCCTTAAAAGCTTTTGGTAATTTGACGTCTTTAAAGGTTACATTTGTTTTTACGTCCCTAGAAAGTTCAATTTCGTTATCTACATATGTTGGTTCATATTCAATGCGTTTAACGAGTACAAGATCGTAAAGGACAATGGAGTCTTCTGTTGGCCCATTTACTTCTGGGTTTTGATAAATTAACTGTACTGGTTTACCAAACGCCTTTGATAACATTAGATGTAATTTTTTATGTATCCAAGTTGGAACTTCTTCTGCTGGCATATCGACATATATGTCGATATCTGAGTCTTCTGGCGGCCTAGTGAATTCTTCTTTTTCATCGATTTTGCCACGCGTTACCAATGATCCAACTAAACGAACAAACCCACGCTTCAATATGTAATTTGGCAAATTCGATAGATAACTTACTTGGTTAGGTTTCATTTGACTTTGACTTTGATTTTGACCTTGACTTTGATTTTGTCCTTGTCTCTGTTTTTGTTCTTGTACTTGTTCTTGTTCTTGTACTTGTTCTTGCTTTTGTCTTTGTTTAGTATCTTCACACGCCTCATAAAGCTCCATTACTGTAAATGTATTTTCGTTAACTTTGACAAAACTTTTTAAACAGTCTTTCAGTTTGACTTTAACATCTCTACGCTTTAATTCGGTGTACAACGCAGTTGCATATTTGCTAAAGTTATTAACATCTCCGAACTTTTTCTTAATGAATTCTGGTGTTTCTTTAGATTCGTTAAGTCTGTTAGCCCACGCATTTACAATAGACCAGTCAAATACAAGTTCCGCCGTTGGTTTATCTTTTAGTTTTTTCAGTTCTTGTAAAATCGTTTTAGCGTCAAACTTCATTGTAATCACCTCAAGTATCTCAAAGAAAAAAGTTAATGGGATAAGTTAAGTTAAGTTAATTTAGTTTAGTTTTGTGGTTTTAACCAAGATACAGCAAATGCTCTTAAACTATCAATTGATCTTGGTTTAGGCATTCCATCTCCTTGTACTACATATCCCTTAAACAGTTCATCATCTGGTAACATTCTGATGGTTAAGTCGATTGTTTTCAACGTTCCAACCGTATCTCTTTTATCTGCTCTTTCTAGTACTACGTTTGGTAGTATGTATAGACATCTGTTTGGTGAACCCAAATTCGGTTTATCGATATCAGCATTGCACATGAATGGATCGTCTACGTTCATTCCAAAGTTATGTGGCACTCTTACATCGGCTTTATCTGTTTTTGATCTGATATCATACGCACTTCCAACCTTAATAACAACTGACATTTTTCCAATTCCAGCTTCAGTTGGTTCAATTATTTCTTCGGTTCTTGCACCATTAATGAATTCGTTGTATAGTTCCATTGAATCAACATTTTCTGCAGTATCAGTCATTGTAAAGTCAATTGTCATTGAACCAGTATAGTCTTGTCTAACAACCTTTCTAAGTGGATATTCGTTAGCAAACCTTGAACCAAGTCTATACGCATCTCTACCGGCATTTTCAATTCTTAGATCCAATCTAACAGTTGAAACGTTTATGATTTTCCTACCAACCAAATAACGGACTTGATTATAGTTCTCTCCTGCATCAGACTCTTTCTTAATGGGTATAGCATCTATAAGGCTAAACTGTTCCTCTTTACCGTCTATTGTTGCTTTAACCTTTTTATAGTAACCATCACTCTCTTCTACAGGAATATACTCTATATTTTCTTTTTCATCGATAAATTTAACAGTCGTTTCATTTGTATCACTGTTTTGTTTTACTTCAAGCTTCAAAACTTTGATATCAGCGAAAAGTGCAGCGTCTAATGCCCTCACGTAATCTTGGATTGGCATTGATTCGTTTTGATATTTCTTTTTAGCAAGTTCAGTTTGATCTTTTACCGTTTTGTTTTTTTGGGCAGTGATATCATACGAGTAAGTTAAAACCCTATCTGTAGCAAATTCAACTCTCATGTTTGTAAATACTGTACCTAAAACAACGTCCACTACTTCAGGTTCTGGATACAAATGATATACTGTAAACGACGGTAATTCTTTCTGTGTTGGTATGGCTAGACTTGCTTTTATTTTGTAAACTAGATTATCATTATCATCAGTCTTTGAAAACGTTTTGGTAATAGATTCACCGAATCCAATTTCGTTTAATTTGTCTATTTGGCTCATTCTTGCAGGTACTGTTACAGATCCAGTTACGCTGTATCCGCCCGGTAAGGCTACAGTCGTTCCTGTAGTAGACAACGTCTCTTGTGTTATTACACCATGATCTGGAGTTAAAGTCCAATCAGTCGCATCAACAACAAGTACTTTGTTTGAATCATATGTAGGTTCTTCAGCAAACTTATCTTCACGAATAACCTTTATTTGTTCTTTGTATATAGCCATTTTGATCACCTAATTTGCGATTTTAGATTCGGAGTCCAATTAATGCGTGTATCAAATGATATGTTTACAACAAACTTGAAAGTCTCTGTCATAGATTTATCGATCGGTTCTAAATTAGTGACACTTTCGATATTAGCTCGAAGAATGTGGACTTGTGGTTTAACATAGCCCTTCTCAGTAAAGACATTTTGAAAGTCCTCTATATGAATTGGTGCTCTATGAATGCTCATTATGACATCTGTTATATCTGCTAGAGTCATAAAATGTTTAGTTGTTATGTATATCTTGAAATTAAACTTACAATGGATGGATTCGAACGTATAATCATGTATTCTTGCATGCTCAAATTGTATAAGTAATACATTATCACCTGATTTTGATCCGGGTTTTGCTTTCAATGTATGTGTAGTTTTTGTAGAACCAACAAATATGGGTTTAGGATATGGCGGCAACTTTACTCCCAGCTCTTTCTGTTTCTGTGTTAACCTTTCAAAGTGATTTTTAAACTGTCTTTCTAAAAACTCACCTAAAATTAATAGTCCTACGAACAGCATTTCATTCACCTTGATTGAAACATAAACGTAAATTACTAAAAAATTACCTAATAAAGTAACGAGTCAATAAGTTATGTGAATTAACAACCTTTGGTATGGCAATACGTTCTTCAACGCCTTTCTGCTCTTCACCTAACAATTGATTGACAATCGCTTCATCACCAATTAATTGGAGTAGCAGCGAACGTAATACTCTCAATTCGTTTTGTAATACTGTTGACCATGTTCCTGGCGTCTTTTCGATATCGATAGCATTTGCTGCCCATGAAACCATTGTAAGGTATTTGGCATATTCTGTGATACACTCTTCGTACAAATACTGAGTAATCGAGGACTTAATATTATTAGAATTAGAATTAGAATCAGGATCAAACACACTGTCAATTAGTGTTTTAGCAGTCTCTAAATGCTTTCTAATGACGTCATCAGGTATTGAAATATCACCATCGTAGTCGATAAAATTTAGTTTCAATTTAACCTTTTCAATTAGTTGATCTATTGAAAAAGTTGACATAAGAATCCCAAAAAGAGTTTTATCAAATAAATAAATGGACAAATGATAGATAAACAAACAAATAAGTAAGTAAGTAAATAAGTAAGTAAATAAGTAAATAAGTTGATAAGTCAATTAACTCGAAACTCAAATTTAACCGACTATGTCGTTGATCTTGATTATTCTATAGGTTTTTCCGTCGGGATGTTTTGGATCAGGTATCACTTGGACATCAGACCTTACTCTAAACTTATAGGTAATGTTATCGTCTGTTTCTTGTATTCTTTCATATGGATTCTGTATGTTTTCATTGACGTGCTCTACCTTAGTGAGTCCATACGGATCGTTTTTTACCATCATTACCGCAACGTTATCGAGTAGTGGCGTGTACTTGATATCAGCGACATATTTCTTTATAATGTCTTCTATTGTTGTAGTTCTGTATCCACTGTCATATTCTTTGAAGTCAACTTTAAGTTCGATTGGCAAATACAAAGTTAGTTTGTCAAAGTCTTCAGGGGACCATACAATAGAATTCTTGATTTGCTTGACCATTTTCTTAATGTCATCTTCTATTTGGGCCGGATCTACAGCACCACTGGCATTAACCCAAGTTCCACCACTTACTTCATGTGCTTTCCCTAATACTTCATTTTTAGTGTCGTCTTCCAATGCTTTGACAATTCCATCTTGAACGGCTTTAATTTGTGGTATTAAGACAAAAGCTGGATCTGCTATTTCAAGGTCCATTTTGTCAACGGTAAAAGCGTTTTGGTACGTTTTCAATGTATAAGTCACAGTTATTCCTTTGTCAAACTCAGTGTAATCGCTCAATGTAGGCTCAATTGCATCTGGTGCTACATAACCTCTAAATGTGCTAACAATCGGTTTTTTTGGTTTAACAAGTGGATTTTCTAAACTGTAAGATTTTCCTCTTATCTGTGCAACAAGTGCAGCATCGTCATAGAATGCTTTGAATACTTGTAAGTTTTTAACTCTAAATTCAACTAATTTCTGTTGAACCGGAGCTGTTATAATTGCCATCGTTAATCACCTCAATTTGATTTAATTAATTAGTTTAATTTCAGTTTCCAATTAGTTCAGACTAGTTTAACAGATTATTACAGTTAAAATGTCATCCTCAGTAGCAACAACATCCTCAGCGGCATAGGCTACAACAGTATCGTTGGCACCAGCTATTTTCAGTTTTCCAGAGCCGGCATCAATAGTTAATCTAGTACCTTTTTTATATGTGCCCGCTTTTACAATGGCTTTTGCGACACCTTTATGTATTACAACAAGTGGACCAGTGGTTGCCTTTACTCTTAGTGTTTCAACGTCTGGTTCCATTCCTGGCATTGCAATACCAAAGAATTTTGCGGCATCGTCACATTTAACGAGCTTTCCGTCATCGTCTATTTGAACTGCGGTAGGCTGCTCAATTGGTTCTTTAGCTTCAAATACAACTGATACTAAACTTTGAGTGAACATTTAAATCACCTTTGTTTATTTGTTTTGTTTATTTGTTGTTATTATTGTCATTTACATTTATATACATGTTTATAGCAGATTCCCACGTAGATAAGTCGATATCAACCGTTTCATTGGTATTAGTATCGGTATTAGTATTGGTATCGGCACTAGCACTAGCAGAGAATTCGAGTTTCTCTTGCTTTTCATCACATTGTACTTGTGATTGTGACAACTTTATTTTGTTCAATAAGTCTAAGAGTTTTTCTAACATTTTGATCCTTAACTCTAAATCTTCTGGTAAATCAGAGAAATCGGCATTAGGCAATCTTCTTCTAATCTCGTTTTCAAGTTCGCGCACTCTACGTTCATATTCACGCCTCCTGTATCTGTTTTCAAGATCCTTGTATCTTCTGTTAAGATCATCGTAATCTTTATTTTTCTGTTCAAGCTGTCTTTGTAGTTCATCGATTTCTTTTTTAAGTTCATTGATTTGTTGTAAAAGTTTTTCGTTAGTGGCCTTTAACTCTTCAAGTTGATTTGTTAGATCTTCAATAGTTTTTGCAGCTTCACTAAGTTTCACTTCATATTGTTTTAATTCAGGAGATGGATACTTAAACTGTGCTAAAAATTTTTCTACAAGTGCAGCTATATTTTCAGCGTTTTCTATACCGTTGTCTTCTAGAAACTTTTGAAGTTCAGTTTTTAACGAAGACATAGCAATCACCCCTTGTATACGTGCATTTTCGATGGCTGGATGTTTTGTAAGTGCAAGTCCCGTTATTATGTACCCATCCGACGTCCTTATGAGTTCGGCAGACACGCCCGGATTTTCAGACATTAGAACTTGCATAACAGTAGGGTCGAATACATAGCCATCAAAACAAAGTTTGTTGTTCGTTGTATAAAAACGGGTGGCAAACCCCACAATCGGACCGTCATGTTCATAGTAGATAGGTACAACGTCTGAGACAGCGAAATTGTCAGTTGGTTGGAACACAACCCTATTCCCATGTCTATCAACATATGAACCTGGTTCAATTAGTACACCTGTAACATAGTAATGTTTTAACTTTCGGTATAACATGGTGCGTTCACCTCACGCCCAAATAATAATACTCTTTAGGAGCTTTTAACAGATTGATATCAAGTGCCACTTTTGATTCAAGTTTATCTAAATGATCTCGAATCTGGTAACGTCCTTTAATTAGTGCAAATGCGTTTTCATAAAGAGGATGTCTGTCCACTGTATACCATTTCCCAGTTTTCGTATCTTTTAGTAGATAATGTCCATTAAGTTCAGTTGACGACTCGTACAAGTCAAACGTCCCTGATAATTCACCGACGTACTGTAATTCATTGTCTGAATAATCGACATTTTTTAGTTTCCATGAAAGTACAGAGAATGGCGTTCCAGTGTCTTCAAAAGGCAAATATCTGAAAATGTATGTGGAATCTGACCAATAGTCTTTGACACCATATTTGGTTTTTACTTCGTCAAAAGAAATTTTAATTGAATAGATTCTGTCTTCGAAAATCTCGTAAGTGCCCTCTGCAATCTTCAACATAACTTGTGAATATGTTGTATCAGAAAGACGCTTCATAATGACGCCATCAATTTTGAACCACTCAGTACTGCCCATTGATTTACGTAGTCCAAGACGTCTTTGACTTGGATCCTTGAAGTATTTGTCCCATTGTTCGAGTTTACTTTTAGCATATTCAATACGTTCTTTGTCTACGTCTGCTTCTGTTCCTTCCAATGTACCTTTGTCAACAAACTGTGTAAAACCGAAGAAAAAACTTTTGTACTTAGGATGTTGAAACCTATAGTCTAAATGTACTGATGATAATTTTTGTCCTCGAAAATGAGCTTGGATAACGAATTTGTTATTGTTATTGTTATTGTTATTGTTATTGGACACTTTTGATCACCACATAATTTGATCACCACGTATTGATTACCATTACCGCACTAACTCTTCATATTTTTCTAACATCTTCTCTTGACATTTTGGGCATAAGAAAGGTGTAACCTTATTCAGGAACTGTTCAATAACCGCTACGTTAACTTGCATCATATTGTTTTGTATTACAACCGTTGATTGGCGAACCCTTTTCAGTTCATCGAGCGTTTTCGCAGATTTTCGAATTCCATCTGCAATACTAAGTTTCAAGTTGATGCGTTCCTTTGGGTCAGGTTCATCTAACTGTGAGTATTCTAGGAAAAGATCTTCAGTAAGTTGGTACAGTGCTAATGATGGAGAAAAGTTATACTGATCCTCATATTCTTTAAGTAGTTCTTTGAGGTGTATGACGACTAAATGCGGTTCTATTCCAATTAACATAGCAAATTCTTCAAGAGAAATTTCTTTGTTGAAAAATGCTTCATAAGGGTTTTTACCTTCTTTCTGTGTTTGCATTATGTTAAGCATATGAATCACCATGAGTGTTAGTTTGTGTTTACGTTTACATTTACCTTTATGTCCAATTTAGTTTTAGTATTCAATTACTACTTATTAAATAGAGGTGTGGTTTGATATATTTAAATCTATCAATATATGGATTTTGGAAATTTCCGGATCGGTTTAAAGGAGGGGTCATTTACCCTACTCACCGATCTATTTGAAAAATCGAGGTATCCCCCCAACCGTCGACACACCATTCAGGCAGTAAAAGCATATGTGGGGTGAAAACTATGGTAGATAAGAACGATCAGGAGCTTGTCCGTGCTATCCAACTCCTTAATAAGAGGCTCGAGCGCCTTGAACGTAAGCTCGAGTCTTATAGGAAGGAGGAGGATATGATGGAGCGGTTCCTGGAAAAGTACCTGGAGCGCCAGGAGCGCTACGAAAAGTGGACCTTCGTCCTCGAACTTGTTACGAGGATGTCAAGGCCTCCTCGCTTCAGGTAAATTACCTTTATTTTTTGTTTTGTTTTAAGGTTCCGACATTTAGTCTTTTTGACCCATTTCTTTTTATTTCACTTAAATAGCCTGGCTGGCATCCGACATGCCAAATGACAAAAGAAAAAGAAAAAAGAAGAAAGAAAAAGCAAAAAGCAAAAGAAAAAATAGACAAATACCGTGACATACCCTTCAGGCGAGAGTAGTCCTCATTGGGCTACTCGATGACAATTGTAAACTATAAACTATAAACTACCCAACATTAAAAACTAAACGGGGTGAAAACCTATGGTAGTACCTAACAGCCCAAATACTAAACTACAGGGCGTCCTAGCCACTATGAGAAGCATCTTGGAGAAAGCAGAAACCAAACTTGATTACATGGACGCCTGTATACCAGAAGAGTTAGAGCAACAGATTATATCAGCATGTGCTACATTAGCAGGAAATTTAGTAATAGCACTTTGCCCAGAATGTGGTTTCGACTTTGGAGATCTCGACGACGACGACGATGAAACCAATGATGAATTACTAGATTTAGAATTAGAATTACTTGCAGATGAAGAGGAGGATGAATAACCTCCTCGGATACTATTACAATCTACTTTTGATAAATTGAAAAGGTGAAAAGATGAAGTGGGAGATTGTAATAATAGAGAACGAAAATGAAATAGAGTTTGTCAAATATGATGAAGAAGACTACTTGGATTGTCCAGAATATGGAGATTTCGTAACAGAAGACGGTAAAATACTAAGATTCGGGGAAGACGAATAAGTCTTTCCCCTATTCATTTTTTTTCTAAAAAAACTATGGTGGTAGCATGCAAAAGGTAGTAACAGATATTGTTGAAATATTAATTGAAAACCTGGCTTACCTACAAGAATTAGATGAAAAACAAAAGAAACTAGAAAACGAATTGATTCAAGCACTTAAGGACTTAGGATTCGACTACTTCGTTGCAACAAAACGTCCAGGATACAGACGTGAATACAGAATATTGGACAACGAATGTTACGAAATAACCTCCTATGATGAAAACGGATGGATAATAGTCAATATCGTACAAAAAGATATTGCAACATACATTAAAGACATAATAGACGCTTTAGAATTCCAAATAGAAATGCATGAATATTGTGAACTACAACACAAATTAGAATGTATATTACAAGACTACAAATAAATCTGGGAGGTGATCCAAGTGGCAAAGAATCAGTACCAGTATCAGTAACAGTAACAATAACAGTAATAGTAACAAGTAACCCTTCTACTTTACTTTGCTATTATTACCTTTACCTTTACCTTTATTTTTTCTGAGTATAAAAACTAGAACTTTCTTTTTTTTTCATTTTTAAATCCATTTTTTAAAACCCACTTATTGAATTCAGCGCATCCTACATGCGTCTAATTTCACCCATCCGACATTGGCATTAAAATTTGGAAAGCCGCGACACACCCTTAAGGCGGGGTTTCCCCAAAATAATAGACAAAATAAATAACAATAGAACGAGGTGAATAGAATATGCAAATTGCAGCTACAGATCTTAACACAACTACATACAAAGTAAGACAACCAGATTTCGGATTAATGTGGAGAAACAAACAAACCGGCGAATTCATAAGAATAGGACATACACAATACTTAGCATTACATAAAGTACCAGTTGACAACTGTATACCAACAAAACTAGCAGCACTAGGCATTGTACTAGAACCTGAAGAATATAAGACAATAACCAAGATATTCTTACAACATGAAAAGTATGGACAAAACCCAGAACACGCAATAGATCAAATTATACAAATCAAGAAACTACTCGCAATAAAGTTCCCAGTAAGAAAAGCAGTACTTAGATACTATCCATTCTGTCAAATAGATTTGTTAACACCAGATCAGTTAGCATTCATGAACGTTACATTGAAAACCGACATAGAATACGATGCTTACGTCCTCTTCATGACAAACTTATTCACTGAAGAATTCCTAAGACCAGTATTCTTGCAAGAAGGTGTATCAGACGTTCCAACATTTACATTCGGTGCACAAAGCCAAACAAATGTAACTGCCAATGAAGACGCAGACCTTAAGCAATCATTATTAGAACTAATTAGACAACAGAAATAACAGAAATAACACAATGTAACATAACATAACATAATATAACATAATATACATACTTTCCTTCCTTTCCTTTTATTTTTACAATTAATGACATTTTCACAACTAATGACATTTGACAAAGGTGGTTACCATGAGAATCATCAAAATAGAAAACCCAATATATACACATGTTAAAACCTTACCTGCAAACGTTATATCACGCATATTACTTGACCTACGAATTCTGTGTAGTGGATACAATGAACTCGGTATAACGGCACAATCAAACATTGCATACGAAATCTATGACTTACTTGAACGTGACGAAAAAACATATTTGTTCAACGTCACAAACTTCGACCCAAACCTACTTTCGCAATGTACAGATAACATTCGAAGAAATTCAACAAAACCTGCCTACCTTGTCTACAACCACTTAGAACGCCTAGAAGTTGAACAATCTATGTACCTAAAGAAGTTCTTACCAATATATCCTGAAAACGACAACTTATTCTTACGTCAATGCTTACAATCTATAATAGAAAACATAATGGAAAACAAAAACAAAAATAAAAGAGGTGATAACAATGCAAACTTTAGGTGGGAATAACAACACATACATAAAAGAAAAGATTCAACAGATAACCTCAGATAAAAGAGTCCAAAGAATAATAGAGGTTTGTAGACAACTTAATAGAGCCGACACCGATAGACTCATAATGATGAACATATCATTATCTGATAAAGAATGGACAGAGATATTCAAAGATGCAGTAGACAAATTGACAAAAATACATGTACCAACAATATACGGTAAAGTTGTCCAAATAGACTATGAAAATCTTGTGATGCTTCCAATAGAAGACAAAAACCGTTACAAAGTACTTGTCCTAGAAGAAAAAGACAATATGCTCCAAGTAACCGACATAAAAGACGCCAATAACTTCGAAGAAAATGAACTATTAGCATTAGTTGGTAGACACCCCTTCGTAGATACTCTCGGATGGATAATGACAAAAGTAACATTCAGTAAGGAACTCAAAGAAGTCATAGGAATTGGACAAAAAACATGGAAACAAAGAGGTGGAGACTTCGACGGAGATGCAGCAATGATCATATTGCTTAAGTTACCAAAGAAATACTATGACAAATATGTACCAGAAGTAACTAGAAGCACATATAGATCACATGAATACATTAAGTTACCGAAGAAATCCAGTAAAGCAGTAATCAGCATAGAGTTCAACGACTTAACAATACCGAAGGTTGAATTCCACTATGTAAAAGACAACAAATGTAGAATCTTTCCAGAATCCATAAGTCATTTGCAAAACTTAGAGACGTTAACTGGTGCTATACTCATGGCAATCAATATAGCGACAAACTATCGTGTCAAATGGACTAAACAACAATTGAAACGTAATACAGAAATGCTCATAACAGCAATAAAACAAGAACTACAAACATTGAAACAAAGAAATCCACAGTTATTTGCAAAATACGCAATAATCTTCAGTAAAATACATCCAACATTTCTACAAATAGTGACACCATTACTGTTCATTGACAACATCGACCTAGAAATGTACCAAGCAATACTAAGAGTACACATAAAAGACAAAGGTCCAAGTCTATTCGGATACCTTGAGAAAGTCTTCTTGAGTGTTGCACAAACCAGAGAAGACATTGAACGCGTACTTAAGTACATATCGAAACATCAACAGAAAGTCATTGACATGAAGAAAGCAGAACATTCACTATTAGACTACAATGAAGCGTTGATAAGTAAGAATAAAGAACAACTAAAAGAATCAGAATTAAAAGACTTGTATGAAAGGTGGAAAAATGTAGATGCAAACTGGAGTAAAAACAAATGGCAACTCCTAGTATACGGAAAAACAAACGACATAATAGACTTACTTGCTGCTATAGTCCATAAAATCTGTTATGAGAGGTGATCCGAATGAGTGTAAATGTAAATACCATTCCTGAAACACTTCTTACATCATTTCTTAACGAAATAATAGAAACAATTGTCAAACTTAACGATGTGGACGTAGACTTAACAAATGCATATATTAGAAAAATTCTAGGGTTGAAAAGTGTCAGATCCTCAGTTCCACATGTAGAAGGTTCAAGAACAACCCTATTAATGAACGGACATAAGACATTTGGCATAACCGCACTGTACAGCTCAACCTCATTGAACCTACTAACAGCATTAATAGCATCAGAAGAACTTGATGAAGACATCGCAATACTAAATAAACCACTAAAAGCATATTTAGATATCAAAATTGAAAAACCAATACCAGACAACTGGGCAATTACTAGAAAAGATGGGTTTATCAAGAAAGGTGAACTTATTGCAAAAGGACCAGAACCATTCGACGAAATTAGAGCAAACATAAGTGGACACTTGAAAATCGCATTTAGACAAATAATACTTGAAGCAAAACAACCAATTACAACAGGAAGTAAAATCCAAAACATATTTCTGCAAAAACACGTCTTGAAAGCAGAACACAATAGATTCAGATTCGTAAACATGAAAGAAGAGAAAGTAAAAGTTACAAAGATCACTAGAAAGAACCTTAAACGTATTGGACTTAGACCAAAAATCGTCAATATTGCAGAACATGTAGACAAACCAACCCTAGTAGCAGGTTCAACTTCAGTACTCAAAAGACGTTCATCAGGAACATTGGCACAACTATGGTTAGGATACCAATTAGCGTTTACGAACAACAAAAATAAAAATAAACCGTCAAACGAAATGGATTGGAATAAACATAAGACAGTATACGTGACAAAAGTCTATGATACAAAACATCAGACATATCATGACGCCATAATCGGAATTGGATGTTGGCTTGTAGCAATCAATTCAAACGGCTATGAGTACAAAATAGCAAACAAACATACAGATATATTCGGTAGGCATATTAATAGCGTGTCAATAGATCCATTTGCCTTCAAAGTCCTTCAATATAAATATCCTGAGTTATCTTACGCATTTATCGAATATCAACTTAGAATGCGTGAATTAAACTTACGTAACTACTTTAAAGGAGGTGATCTGTAATGCAAATTAAAATAACAGAATTAAACGAACAGAAAACCACTTGTAAAAGAACTTCCAAAATCAGAAGATTCTTCGATAACTTACTTGACAAATTCTTAAAGCAATTAAAAGAAGACTTAAAAGATCACGTCAAAGACGACCAACAACTAATAGACACACTAAATGAATTCTTACAACACAAACAGATAATAATCACACTCGATGAAGAAGAAACTATGGAGTTCAGAAAGTACTCAAGGCGTGATTACAGTGATGGTGACACATGTACATTGTTGGAAAACGGAGTGTTCCTATCGTCATTTAATGGACCAAAACAGTTCATAAAGGCGTTACTTGACATAGGCATTAAACCACCAATCAAAGTAAGAATCAAGTATGACAGACAAGGTAAAATCAATATAAAGTTCACAAGAAAAATCGACTTACCGCTATAAATAAAACTTCCTTTTCTTTTTCCTAAAGGTCTTTTTAGAGGTGATAACATAATAAGACAAATAGATTACAACGACACGAAACTCATAATAGTCGGTATTGTACATAATTCGAAAATATCGTTGGAAAGAGTTAAAAACATATTGTCACACACTGATAACAACACACCAATACTACTCGAATATTGCCAAAGACGCTATGAGACAAACCAACAAAAGAAATGGTACAAATCAATATGGCATCTTCTAGCAAAAACGCATTTGACAATAGAATCGTTTGTAATTGATTACTGTAGACAAAACAATAGACCGTTAAAGTTCATTGACATAGACATTAGAGAACCGTTGAAAAGATACTATAAAAGATACCCTGTACATTTCCTAATTGACATATGTAAAAAGTTATTGGGATACACTTACGTCGATACAACTCAACTTGAAATTACACTTAATTCTACCAACTATATTGATCCGATAACAGCAAAATGGACAATGTTAGAACAAAGAGACACATATATGGCCAAACAGATTAAACAGTATATTGATGAGTATAAGACACATGAAACGCGTGAGACACATAAATTACGCAACATAATTGTAATCGTTGGAAAAGCACATGTACCTGGAATCCTTGAAAAATTGTAATTGCAATAGTTATCAAACTAAACCCTTTTCTTTTTTTCTCCTTTTCCTTTTCTTTTTCTTTTTCTTTTTGTCCATTAACCATCCGACATGGTACTACATTGTTATTGTTATTGTTTTTTTTGTTTTTTTTTGTTTTTTGTTTACCACCCTAATATTACCCTTATACTACCCATAAACTACCCTTATACTACCCTATTGTGTTATATAATAATGTTTAGCCCGTATGATAGTACCGCCTATTTAACATCCGTGCCATTTCACTGTATTAAAATTAAAATCGAAATGCGTATACAAATGGATGTAAGTAAGTAAGTAAGTATATATGTAAGTTAAAAGATTCAAATTGAATAAATGAACAATTGAACATTGAACAATAAAGAGGTGAACAAATGGATACAAAGTCAAAGACAAAATTGAAAACGTCAAGCTCTTCAGATGTATACATAGTCTCCTGTACACGTAAAAAGTACTGGGATATGTTTGAGACAACTAAACCTAAAATGTTACCAGCAAAAGACGCTTACAAGGGTTCAACGTTTCTAAGGTGGCTAAGGTGGCTACAATACATTGAACAAAAAAATGACGTTACTTGGTACATGGACGACTGTAACACAAATAACTGTGAAGCAGGCGCCCGTACTGTAAACCCACTTAACCATGTTAAGTGGTACATTTTCAGTTCCAAATATGGTATCATTGAACCAGACTATCTAATTGAAAATTACGATATACACTTTATTAGGGATAGTGACAAAGCAATACCAGAACATATGTTATTGCGACAAATCATTAAGTACGGAATACATAAGGCAAAAAACGTCTATTTTGTTGGTTCTGATGACTACTATGACAAACTGAAACGTATATTTGAGAAGGCTGGTATAGTACTACGTCGGTTTAGATTTTCTAATAGTAGTTAAGAGAATCTGTAATGTCTATTGGGATTGCTAGTAACAGTTATTAGATTTTCTAAACCGACCTTGCTTTTGTATTTTATACTGGATACCGATTATGTTTTCTGTACCGATCATGCATGCTAGGCCACTTTGTATGTAAACACTATCACGAAAAACGCCTTATAGTCGGTAAATCCAGTAGAAACAGTGTAAAATCAAGTAACAGAAATACCAGTAATTAGACTTGAAAAATAGTGAAAGACTGTCAATTTATGAGTTTCTGTCTATTCTACTATTCTGTAAAGACATGAAAATACATTACTGCTTGGGGACATTGACGTGATACTTATGTTGGGAACATTTCTAAGTGCCTTGGGAACATTGACATAGCATTTCACGTTGGAACATCTGTACTGGAACAGAAACCAGTAAGTCCAGTAAGTCCAGAAAGTCAGAAATACCAGTTGTCAGTTTTGTACTTTGTTCAGATATGGCTATCCAATGGTGTGAGTACTTCAATGGAATTTTGATATATGACTATATAATTTAAGCTTTTTGTTTGGGTTTGTTGTGCTCGGTTGACGTGGGTTGAAATCCTAGTAAACAAAAGTCAAAAGGTGATATGTTGGGTATTATGGGTTTTCTGGGTGTTGGTCCAGTATCTGTTCGATTACAGTGATCCAGTTAGCAACTTGCTGACGTGCCTTGTTATCTGTAAGTTTTTGTAGAACCCATCTCTTTTTGTTTATGTCTTTACGAAGTCTAAGACTTTTCAGGATACCACTCTTAATGTGTGTTGGTATACTGCCAATTTTTCGTTCAATGCGTTTAATTTCGTCAAACGTAATGTAGTTCTTGTATTTAAGACGTTCCAAAGCATATTTTCTGAAATGTAAGTAGACAATGGCTATTCTTGCTTTTTGTTTCGGCATCAAGTCTGTCCCGGTTTTCAAGTCTCCATTTGTCGACGACGTGGATACCACGTTGAATACATCGACTTTAGTCGACATTGTTTTACTGATACTACGTTTGACACTTGATATTTTGCCTTCCGCTATCTGTTTCTTGTATTGCTCAACTAAGTCATCAGTAAAGATTTCTGGATACATCTTTAACGTCTTAACAATTTGGTAAATCTTTTTCCAGTCTTTATGCTTAATGTTACGTTCGTCAACTTTGTCATAGTTGTTCCAATAGAAACCAAAGACGTGTTCAAAAGTCTCAAATGTGCTATTTTGTACTGTGTCTTTTAGTTCCGTTTCTTTGTCTAAGTTTAATGGTAAGTTTCGTCTAATTGTCCACCCTTCTTCTTTTGCTAATTGTTCAACAAGTTGTACGCTATTTGCAGCACGCCTTGTAACCATGTCATACGCTAGTTTGATTGCTGCTTGATCATAGTCTTTGGCCAAGCACAATAGTTCTTCATTGTCACGTATGTAACGTTTGCCACCTTTACCATAAACTTGTAAAAACAATTGCTTTAGGTTATCCAGATCATTACCAATTTGTTTAATTTGCCTATAGACGTTTTCAAATTGTTCTTGTAGATCATCATACGTTACGTTTGTATCTCTGGCAATATAAGCAAATGCAAAAACTGTGTTAGCATTTGTTTCCCTTATTCTACTCAATGATTGAACAAAGACGTTGTTATCTGAGGGTACAATATGAACTGCAAATTGTCCATCTTCAATTATGTTGATTCCTGTAGACAGAATTCTTGTTGTCAAAGTAATCCGTTTACTTAGTTTAAGGGTTGTTGCAATAGTTTGGCGTCATTGCGGTTTTCAGCCGTTACAATGGCAATATCGTTGGGGTTGACGCCAAGATCAATAAGACTTGCCTTTACCTTTTCAAGTTTCTGTTTGTCATCAATGAAAACTAAGACTTTAAGGTTCAAAGTATAATGGTACCAGACATTCTTAACAAGTTTCCTTATGTCACCTCTTATGACTTGGAAAAATCTGTTTTGGCGTTTCTTTGGTTTTACCTTGAACACCCTATCTACAAACTTCTGAAGTTGTAAAAAGTGTGGTGTAGCAGTCAATAACGTATATTGTTTGCGTTCTTTCATGAGTTGCCATATACATTTGGCTACATGTAATTTGTATCCGCCTTGTAGAATTACTTCATGTGCTTCGTCTATGACGACTTTGAATTCATTGATACGTTCGCCCAATTCAACAAGTATTTTGCCAAACTGATCATAGGTTGCTACAATAAACGTTGTGTCGTCATCAATCTGCTTATATGGTGACTTATAGTACCAAAATGATGCCTTGATCTTACCAAACGGTTTCTGCTTTTCCTTGTCACGTACATATTGTTTGGCTATCTGTTTTATCTGATCCACGTAAGGGCCTAACAAAATGATTTTTTCTCCTTGTATGGCTTTATTTTTGACAAGTGTTGTCTTACCGTAACCACAGGGTGCTATCAAAAGTTCACGCCTATTTTCAACAAGTATATCACATTCATTGACGGTATCTTTGAATTCAATGTTAGGGATTTTTGCATAAGGGTGTAACGTGATTTGCTTTCCCATTTTTTGTAACAGTTCAACGGTTTTATCAGGAAACGCATCATAAAGACAGTAGATTAGTTTGTTACCGGCTGATAAGTGGTGATCTACATACCATGCTGAATCTATGAAAACCATACCACTACATTCATTGCCATAGTCTCCATAAAGTGAATGTATTTTGTAGCCATAGGGTACATCTTCTGGTTCCAAATCAAAAAACCGTAATATTTCAAATATCAAATTGACGTCTCCTTTCATTTGTTCATGTACTTCATCAAGTATAGGCCTAATATGTTTGGGTACACTAATAATTGGCGACTTATAAGTACCATACTTTGCAATTAACTTCTGGAAAAGGTTTTCGACTTCTTGGCGTTTCAAGTAACCGACACTATTGAGGTTGCTAAAAACAGGTAAGTATTGTTTGATTTCTCCTTGTTTGTTTTTTGCTATAGACGGATATGTCAAAATAAGGCGTTTATCAAAACGTGTTATAAATTCAACTCCATTGGCAATATACTGGCGTGAAACTACATACTGCTTTCTACAATATTCACAGTCTTCTGGCGTCATTTTGAACCAAATATGAACACCATTAGAAGGCGTGTATTCAATTGCAACCCTATCTATGACGTCAAATACCAAATCAATTATGTCCTGTCCAGAAATATGGTGATCAATGTCGATACAGACGTAATCACCCATAAATTCAGATAGAACAGCAATACCAGTCAATTTATGTTTGTTATTGTTTGCATAACGTAAGAATGTATCATACGTTGGTTCATAAGAATTCCAAGCAAAATAGGGTTTCTTTTCATAGTCGTGTATAGGGATGTAAAAGTCTTGCCATATAACCGGTACTTCATTGACAAATACAAACCTTTTTATACATGAACTATGGTATTTTCTATTGGATACGTTATCACCGCATATCTGTTTTTTGCGCATGTATGGGTTGTCTTGATTTGATATACCTTTCTCTTTTTTACGTATTTAAATGTTGATGTTGATGTTTATGTTTATATTGTTACGGGTCGGATTGATACATTTAAGTATTTCAATATTTCAGTATTTAAGTTTATCAATGCAAAGAGGTAATAACATGACTATACGTGTAAACTTTGGACAACATGTAAAAATCAAGATGAGAACTAAAACTAACATGTCTACAGATACTTACATAAGGGTTAAAAGCCCATTACATATTCTCGAACTTAGAAAAGTAAATTCAATATTTGAATTAGTTCATTATGAAAGGGTTTGTACTTGTAACGATTTTGTCTCTATACGGTATCAGATAGCAGAGGTAAATGACAATATGGACGATAATGACAACATGGACGATAATGACAATGACGTTACTATTGATATTGAATTTGAATTGAAACCGAAACTTAAGTACATTATAGAGTCAATTGTAAAGGGTGAATACATTGATTATCCGTATACAGTAATTGTAACTGTTAACAATGAAAGTTATACACTTGACTTAAACATTACAGATTTGTCTACACGATTTAAAATTGAAGTCGCTAATGAAATTGGTGTATTCGAACTCATCCGATTAGTGTACTTAAATATTTAAGTTTACAAATCCGACCGGTGATAACATGCCTATGCTTCCTTATGTAGACTTAGAAAACTATGAATTGGTATTTAGTCGCCAAAGAATACCATTGAACGTACGTATACTTGATAAAATGTATCCACCAGTCGTCTTCATAGTTGCAGGAACAAAAAAGAAAATCTGGGATATTTATGATGATTATCCAACTAAAGAGTCGGCTCAATACGCAACAAAATCTTTGATTTTGTCCCTACAAAGGCGAAACGTTTCAACATTGGTTAGATGTATTTGCACATACCCATTTCGTAATAAGTTTAAACAATGCTGTACCATACAAAGAGTACATAGATCCACATAATGTAATTGTCTGGTATGTTTTCAGTCGATGTGTACTTTGTCGACTCACATGGCTACTATGACAGATTAAAAGAGATATTCGCAAAAGCAAATATTGACTTAAAGTTACTGAAATTGTAATTGTAATTGTAACTACTTGTGGGGTGATAGCAATGACAATGACCATACATATAAAATGCGAAAACTGTAAAAAGACTTTTGAACTAGATAAAGAACAATTAGATGAATTTGAAACCGTAACTTGAAAACCCAATAACAGAACAAATTGTAAATTTGTCAAAGAAACTATCTGAAAACGGTTATGGCCCATATTTTGTTTAACGCTCAGTACACTTGAGTGTCTGAAGGCTTTACAGTCCACTTACAATTGGATCGGTTTGTGAACTAAGAATGCACGGCGCTTGGTCCATCATAGTGTCCAACGCTTGGTCCATCATAGTGTCCAACGCTTGGTCCATCATAGTGTCCAACGCTTGGTCCATCATAGTGTCCAA